CTAGTGTGAGCACTCTGTGGCGTGGGAGTAGATCTTGGCGAGGTCGTCGGGTGCGACGTTGGCGAGGGAGCGGGTGTCGCGGATCTGGGCAATAGCTACGGGATCAAGGTCGTTCCATGACTTCTCGACCATGCACTGTGTGGTGGTGGCCGTGTACTCGCCGAGGCCGGTGATGCCGTCGGGCACGTAGGCGGTGGCCCATGGGTGCCAGAGGGTCACGAGGTAGATGGTGGCGGCGAGTAGGAGGAGGGAGAGGATCGACTGGACGATGCCGAGTGCCCTGTAGAGGAGTCGGAATGGTGCGGTGATGATGAAGAACATGGCGGGGCCTTTCAGCTGTTGCGCACGGTGTAGCGCAGGGGGTGGCGGTCGTGGATGAGGACGGGGCGGGCGAGGGCTTCCTTGAGGCGCTTGTGTGCGTTGTTGAGTTCTTGGAAGTCGCGGGGGTCGCCGCCCCTGTCGGGGTGGAGGATGCGAGCTCGGGTGCGGAACGCTCGGTTGAGGTCGGCGAGGCTGGCGGTGGAGGTTATGCCGAGGAGCTTGAGGTCTCGGGGGTTGGGACGGGGAGTCATGATTGTTCCTTGTTCTTCATCTGCTGGCGGTAGTTGGCGATGCCGCCTCCAATCATGGAGGCGAGGCCTCGTACGCCCCTGGAGGCGACGTTGGCGGCTCCCATGGCGAGGGTGCCGGTGAGGCCTGCGGTGATGCGCCATGTCTTGCTCAGGCCTCCGAGGTCGGTGCGCTGCCAGGTCTTGCGCGTGTACTCGCTGGCGTTGCGTTGGCCGGCGGAGAGGATGTGCGTGGCGACGGACATGGCTCGTTGCATTTCGTCGTAGCGGCGTACGCCTGACGGGGTTCCGTTGATGGTGCTCCAGGTCTGGCGGTCGAACTCTTCGCCCTCGATGCTGATGTGCTGGAGGAGGGGCATGTCAGCGAAGAGCTGGGAGATTGACGAGTCGGGCTTGTAGCCGAGGTCGGGGCAGACGTAGGAGCAGTAGAAGTCCCAGGAGTCGAAGGACAGTCGGCGTAGGTTGGGCATCTCGCGTAGGACGGTCCAGTTCATGATGGGCGCGATGTTGGAGGAACGGATCGCGTCGGTCATGTACGGGGGGATGACCTGGTTGTTGCGCCAGTCGTCGGTCACCTGGGTGCGGTAGGCGACGCCGTTCATGATGATGGTTTCGCCGACGACTCCGACGCGCTTGACGCGAGCCCATGTGCCGGCCCATTCGTTCATGTCGGCGTAGAGGGCTGCCTGTACGGCGTCGGGGGTCATCTCCGTGGGGGTGATGGTGCGGGGCGTGCTCACGTTGAACTCGTAGCCGCCGCCGGTGGCGGGGCGCACGGGGCTAGTGGAGTAGTCCCACGTGGGGGCTGGCGCGTCGGGTTCGTCGGGCATGGCCATACGATCGGCGTTGGGGTCGGTGGTGTCGTCCATGTCGGGGACCGTGGGGGCCGGTGGCATGGGCGGCGGCGGGGGAACCGGGGGCACCGGCTTGGGTGGGGTCGGTACCGCGGTCGCGATCGGCTCCGAGCCGGCAGCCGGCGCTTCCGGGATCGGGGTTGCTTCGGGCGCGTCGGTGGCGGGTGGCTGGTGGACTACCGTGTGCGCATCACCGGATGCGTCACCTGGTGCGACGGTTGTCTCGCTGCCACCGAGGTCGTCCATGTCCCACTCTTCCGCGTCACTGCCCGCGAGCGCGAAGCCGCTGTTGGTGTCTTCTGACTCGAAGGCCTTGGGGTAGACGCGGCGGAACAAGGTGACGGACTGCGGGTCGTACTCGTAGCCCTGGAAGACGTTGTAGATGTCCTCGACGGAGGCGATCCACTGGGGGCGCAGGTCGGACACCCATTCTTGCCAGGTGCCCTCGTAGCCGAGCTTGCGGACGGTGAGGTTCGCTGCGTCGGATAGCTTCTGGAGGGTGGCCGCGGCTTGCTCGCGTGTGACTCCGGCTTTGGCGAGGTAGCCCTCGAAGCCGAGGGATGGGTCGAGTTCGCCGGTGTCGGTGGATACGTCGCGTCGAACAGCTTCTACGTCTACGCCTGCGCTCTTCATGTAGGAGATGGAGTTGTTCCAGCAGTAGCCGTCCTCGCTGCCGTCGGCGAAGAGGAGGCCGGGGCGCAGGTAGGTGGCGGTGCGGGCGATAGCTTCGTCGCCGTTCATGACCTTGTGGATGTTGTCGCCGCTGAAGCCGGGGACGTAGGCGAAGCACCGCATGGTGGAGGACAGCTTGTCGGAGGCGTAGGAGCCGGGGGTGAGCTGGTTCAGGTAGTTGCGTCCAGGGTGGTGGCCGATGAGCACGTCGGTCTTGCCGATGGATGCGTAGGAGTAGATGAAGTTGTCTGCCTCCTTGAAGGGGATCGGGATGTTCTTCGTGCTGGCGTTGAGTGGTTTGCCTGCGGGGAAGAACTGGCTGATGTCGGTGACGGGGTTGACGGGATCCTGGCCGATCATGAAGACGCGGGAGCGTTTGGCTTCGGCGTTGTTGAAGCCTGCGTTGCGCAGCTGGGAGAGCTTCTCGAAGGAGCGGCGCATCATGAAGTACATGCTGGTGAACCACAGCTCACCTTCGTTCACGTCCTGCTTAGGCTTCTTCTTGTCATCGAAGCCGGACTGCTCCCAAGCGGCCCACTCGGACTCGTAGTTCGTGTAGCACATATGGCCTTGCATGTTGGACTGGAAGAACGTCTGGATCTGCTGGTTCGTGTTACTGATTTCGTCGAACACGATGCAAATGCCGTCTTTTCCGCCCAGTTGTTCAGCGATTTCGGGGCTGATTGTGCGGGCTGCGAGCATTCCGAGCGCTAGGATCATGTAGCGCAGGTAGACGACGGTGCCGAGTGTGCCCGTGTAACCGGGTGCCCACGCGAGGTTGTTTTTGTTCAGGTACTCGGGGATATGGGCGCGTGCCTGTAGTTCGGCGACCTTCGCTGCCGTGTACTGCATGAACATGTCCGTGCCCTCTTCAGGGTTGCAGGCGATGTTCGAGCCATTGACTACGAAAGCGTCGGGGTTGATCGACAGGAGCAGGGAAGCCATATCAGGCTTGTTGTCGGCCAGTCCGGGGGCGATGCCGGCGATGAAGTGCATCGCGAGAATCGTCTGCGTGGTCAAGCCCTTACCAGATCGGGAGCCAGCGAAGACACCGTGGCTGGTGTGATCGTTGAACTCCTTGATCTCCTTGCCGGTGGTCACCACATCATCGTCGAGGCCGATACCCAGGACCATGTTGCTGGCATTGGGTTTGCGTCCCTGGCGTTGCATCGCATCGAGGATCTTGCCTGCCCACACGGGGGAGGCATTGGCGAGCACCTTGTCCATGTCGTGCCGGAACTCCCAGAAGATCCCCTCGTTGATGGGGTCGTAGCACTGGGCTGTGGTCCCGCCTGCGAAGCCGAGGGCTTCGACGATGGCGCGCTCGACGATGTTCTCACTGAAACCTTCGTATGGGGTGAGGACTCGGACCTTGACCTTGACGGGGATGTTGCTCGGGGAGTTGTCGTAGGCGGAGACGAGGACGCACGTCGTCATCGCTTTGCCGATGCTTTCGAGCGCGCCGACGACCTTGGTCATCATGGAGGGGTCGTGGTAGGTGAGTCCGTTGTCGGCTTCGTTCTTGAGGAGGGCGCGGACGACGGCGGTGAGCATGGCTTGCAGACTCTTCTTGACTTCGCGCTCGCGGTAGGTGTCCCAGGAGGATGCGTCGCTGTGTCGGGGGTAGAGGTCTTGTGCGCCGTCGTTGGACTCGCGCCCGAAGGCGTACTCGAGCATCTTGTAGGGAAAATAGAACCGTGTGCCGTTGGGGTAGGTGTTGCCCTGGCGGTCCTTCCCGTTAATCAGGATCTCGGCGATCTCGTTGATGTTTCTCGTCGGCATGGGGGTCAAGTGCTGTGCTGCTTGGATCTGTTCCCACAGGCGCAGGAGGACGAGGTTGTGGGTGCGCTGGTAGGCGCGGCCGTCGGAGGAGAGTGCCATGAGTCGGCCTTGGCCGTCTTCGTCGCAGGTGAGGACGCCGGCGGGCTGGAGGACGCTGTAGCCGGACTTGAAGATGCGGTCGTACTCGTTGAGGATGCTTTCGGCGCGGGCGAAGATCTGGCCTTGGTAGAAGGTCATGGCTTCTTCGGGTACGCCGTCGGTTTCGCCGTTGAGGGCTGCGAGCACCTTGTCGATGGTGATGTCGCGGGTGATCTTCTCAAAGCCCAGTCCCGCGCGCGTGTCCTTGGGGAGGGATGCGAGGTAGAGGGCGGCTGAGCGTTCGTCGCTGGCTGCGTCGAGGAGGACGCCGCGGCTGTGGGAGTTGACCTTGGAGGTGAGGGCCTTGTGGCTGACGAGGGTTGGCCACCAGTCCGGTTGCGCGTCGAGGGCGGTGAGGTCGCGGCACTGGGAGGCCATGGCCGCCGTGTAGGGTTCGCCTTTTTCGAGGCTGGCTTTGAGGAGGTCCAGGATCTTGGTGCGGTGTGGGCTGGCCTCGAAGTCGCGTAGGCGATCGGCGAGGTCGTCGCCGGGGGTGTCCTCGTCGGGCGTGGGGATGCGGGCGGGCGCGTCCACTGTGGTGTCGTCGCGCATCTGCTCGCGCTTGGGGGCTTTGAGGGAGGACAGGTAGGTCTCGAGGGTGCCGCCGATCTGGTCGGAGGCGTAGACGTTGGGGGCGAGCTGGTAGGACTCGACGACCTGCGCGAAGGGGCGCAGTTGCGTGTAGTGGCCGTGGGTGGCGAAGTCGGTGGCCAGAGCGAGGCGCGCGCCTTCGGGTGCGTCGGGGATGAGGGGGCGGGGGTCGGCTTTCGCGTCGGGGTGACTCGACATGTAGGCTTCGCGTTCGAGGCGTAGGCTCCGGGCGATGTCCTCGATGGGCGGCATGATGTCGTCGGGGATTTGGTAGTAGCCGCCCAGTCGCACGCCTTCACTGAACATGGCTTGGACGTTGACTCCCTCGAACATTTTGGCGGGGGCGACGATGGCTTCGAGTGCGCCGAACTGCTTGTGGGAGAGGGCGCGCAGCGGAGACTTCGACGTGGAGGACGGTTTCGCGGCGGCGCGCGTGAGCTCCCCCTTCGTTTTGCCGTGGCGTTCCACGTATACGCCGTCGTGGGTGATGATGAGGGTCTTGACGGTGTTGGGGGTCCATGCACCGTAGTCGGTGCCGTCGCCGTCGGTGATGTAGTGGCCGCCGAGGGCCTTGATCATATCGTCGTAGGTGGTCACGAGGACTCTACCTTTCCGTTGTGGTTACGCAGGGGTTCAGTGTGTGAGTGTTAGCGCTGGCGTGATGGTGCCCGTAATACGAGGGCACCCCCACCCATCGAGCGCTTGTCTCGCTGGTTGTGTCACCTGGTGGCAATAGGTGACGTGGTCCCAGCGGGGGCGTATCGGGGTGGGGGTGCAGACTGTGGGGGACGACCGGTGGTTACCAGTCGGAGACGACTCCTCCCGTAGAAGCGGCGGTGATGTCGCCGCTATTTTCGGCGCGGATGCGCCTGCTCTCGAAAGCTCGGCCAGTGGCGAAGCCAAGGAAGAACAATGCCATTACTCCAATCAGCAAGGACACGAACGTAAGAAAGACCTGCATGGCGGTCTCCTTTCTTGTTTCTTGGTTGAGGGGTTGGGGGGGTGTTAGGCGGCGATGAGTGCCGCCACCTTCTTGATTCGGTCGGGGCGGAACCCGCCCCAGGTCTCCAGGATAGCGCCGCCCTCGCCTCGGACTGCGACGACAGGCGCTTGGCTGTAGCCGAGTCCCTTGATGAGGTTGAGGGATTCATCGTCCTGGGTGACGTCGATCGATTCGTACGACGCACCCAGAGCGTTGAGCTTCCTGTAGGTGGCATCACACTGGGGGCAGCGGGGCTTGGAGTAGACGGTGATCGACATGAGTGTTCCTTCCTTACCCCCACGGGCGGGGGCGCGGGGTTCGGTCTTCTGGGCTATGAGTGTCCACCGTGGGGGCCGCCAGGAGTGTAGCGGCGCGCCCAAAGGGTGGCATGTGCCCATCATGCCACAAAAACCCACACGCGCACGAACCAGACAGGCCATACACGACGAAAAGGCCCCAAAACCCTAAACGCTCTACAGGCATATAGTCTGGTATGTCACATTCAGGCTGGGGGTGAGTTCGCGAAACGGAATCGGCTCTGCCCGCCTCGTAGCCCCTCCAGAAGGGCCTGCACCCCAGTTCGCAAAACGGAGTCAGCCCAGTTCGCAACTAGGAATCGAATACAAATGAAAGATAGAAACTAAAGAAAGATACCCCCTCTATCCCCCCACGAAGCCGATCCAAGGCTGTCCTGTCGCTGTGGTCGAGCTGGGTAACGAAGCCTCTCAATGCGGGTAGGGGTAGTCCAAGTTTTGGATGACGTTCACCACCCCAAACAGACCACTTTTTCGGGGGGGGGTAGTCCAAGTTTCGCATGACCCCGTAGTCCAAGTTCTGGCCGTAAACCTATATAGAAAGCCTTGAAGATAAAGAACTATCCCCCTCTAGTCCCCCAAGCCGTTCACCCGAGGCTGTCCAAAGCTCATGGCTTGTCTGGGCAGGCGCGCGCTTCGCGCACGCGAGCGAGAGACGCAGATGATTTACTTGCATCTAAAGGACTGTTCGTGTAGACTGACGATCACCAGAAGCGAGAAAGGAACAACCCATGCTCACCACAGATCCCATTACGCAAGCAGGCGTACTCGCCTCACGTGAGTGCATGATCCCCAGAAGGGACTGGCTCAAGCGCTCGGTGCAGTGTTTCCTCCGGGAACTTCTGCGGGACTGGCCCGCTGACGAGAATGAAGATCTCGTCTTCAACATGTACGCCGCAGCGAAGCGAGTCGGTCTCGACAAGTCTGTCCTGTACGTCGGAAGGCGTAACCTCGTCGCTGAAGATGCGATACGTTTCCGCCGACGTGAAGACGGATATGTCATCTACTACATCGACTGGTCCAAGATTGTCAACGCTTACGGGATGGAGCGTCTCGGCGTTCAGGCTCACGGCGGTCCCCACTCGTTCGAGTCTGAGGGGTGCCCCAAGGAGCCTTGCACCCCGGATCTTCCCCCGAAACAGCGCAAGCGCTCATCCAAGAAGGGAGAATGAGAACAATGTCTGACTTCGGAGAGTGCAACGCGCAGCTCGCAGCACCCCTTCGCACGGGGAAAGACAGCCCCCTGTATGGCATGGGGGCCGTGTCTCACCCGGCCATTGCTGTCATCCATTTCGAGCCACTACTTGAGCATAAGCTCACGCGCAAGGAGCGGGCCTTCATGGTCTGGTTCTTCACCCGCTGGAATGATCCTTACATCGAGCTTGACGTTGAGGGGATCATGAAGCTGACGGACATGAAGCGCAATGAAGTGTACATGACGCTTTACAATCTGTGCGCACGCGACATCATCCGCATGAAAGCCATGCAGCTGAAGGACGACGAGACAAAGACCGCGATCTTCCTCTACTTCGAGCCGTCTCACCTCTTCATCCCAGAAGCGATCAACCTGGCCGGTTGCTTCAACGGGTGCGTTCACTCGTTCTCCGAGTGGGTTGATCCGCTTCGTCCCGTGACGCTCGAAGAGATCAACGCGACGCTGCCGAATTACGAGTGGATCGCACCTCGCAACATGAAGTGGCTTCGAGCGCAGTACGAGCAGGGGAGTAACGAGACACGTACGCAGAGACGTCTCGCCTACGAAGCCCAGAAGAAGGCCAATGCTGGGGCGGAAGCCCAAGCTCAGAAGTAAAAGGACGAGGGGGGAACCTCGAAAGATTCCCCCCTCGCGTCGTTCATTGAAAGGTATTTACATTGTATCAGATGTTTGATGGAATGCATGTGTCTGCGCTCCACGCTGCCGTGAACTCCCGCACACACCTCAAGGTGGACCTGAGCCGCAAGGAAGTCCTGACACTCATGGCACTGTTCACCTTCTGGCAGTGCAAGATCATCAGCCCCTCCTACAACCTCCTCCTCGAGCGCTGCGTCGGAGCGAAGCGCTCCACGATGTTCACCGCCATGAAGTCCCTCGAGGACCGCGGCCTCCTCATTCGCCGCTTGTTCCTGGACTGCAAGGACGGCTCACGCCACGTCGTGTTCTTCCTGGACCTCCCGGGGATTTTCACTGACGAGTGCTGCGCACAGCTCGACTCCGACCCCAAGTCGCCGATCACAACTCGGCACACTATCGAGGTGGGGCGAACTGCCAGCACTGAGGAAATCCTCGCTATGATCACGTTCGCGGACGTGTCCCGTTGGCAGGAAATCATCTGCACGCCAACCCGTAAGAAGTCGCGCAACGTCGACGACATGAGCGACTTCCTCCTGCCCTGCCCGGATAACCTTCCTGTGCGCGAAGAGGAAGAGCCAAAGCCGGAACTGTGCGTCGCAGTCAGCGACGGACAGGGCGATCTTTTCGACATGCTGCACGAAGAGGAGACGCAGGAAGTCAACACCAAGGCCAAGGCAACGCGCGGCGCGGAAAACGAAGGCGGATACGGCACGTCGTGGCCGGAAACAGCCGAAGTCCCTGGTGGCTCAAACTGGGTTCCTACCGGCGTGGAGGACACATCCAGGGTGTCCGCTACTCCCGCGGCAGGAGAGAGTGCCCAGGAGCGCGCTGAGTGCATCATCCGCGACCATGCTGGCGACGACGTGATCGACGCTGAGATCATCGACGTGGAGATCGTCGAAGACGAAACCCCCTCGGACACGCTGATCGACGTCCCCGTCTCCCAGGAGCTCACCATCGCTGCCCCCGCCGCCCCCGTGAAGGCCAAGGGGAACAGTGAAGGTGACTGCGAGAAGGAGTTCGCAAAGTTTTACGAGATTTTCCCTCGCCATGTTGGCAGGAAGCCGGCGTTCGAGGCGTGGAAAAAGGTGCTCAAGACGGGAAAAAAGACTGCCGCAGAACTCATTAAGGCCGCAGGAGCATACGCCAAGTCACGCGCTGGCAAGCCCAAGCAGTACACTCTACACCCCTCTACTTGGCTCAACCAGGAGCGCTGGGAAGACGAATACGAGGAAGAGACCACTGGCTACGGCTACAACGGCTACAGCAGCGGCGGCATCGTTGCTCGTACCCCAGAGGACGCAGAATACTTCCGCAACCTCGACGCCGCCTGCTCGGAGATGTACTACAAGAGCCACGGGTTCCGCACCGCCGAGGAGTTCATTGAGTACCAGCGAGGAATCGCCGCACTCAACGCTCGCCAAGCTGAAGAAGATTACGCAGAAGCCGCAGCCAACCGCATCCCCTTCTGATCCCCTGAAAAGAGCATCCAATGTCCAACTTCTCCTACGAGACGCTCGCGAAGCTCATGAAGCGAGCCATCGACGCCAACCAACTCGCCTCAAAACCGAGCAGCCAACAAGAGTTCCAGCAGCTCGTCGCATCCTGGGCAGAACTCATCCTCCCCTGCGCCACAGACAAGAACCTCCAAGAAGCCTTCGTAGCGGTAGGTGAAGGCAAGTACGGCTCCTACAAGATCAGTGCAACAGTACTCAACCAAGCCATCGACGAAGCCCGCCGTAAGCGCGTGAGGGACTGGCTAGAGCGTTCACGCATTGCCATTGACTTCCGTCCACCCTACGAGCGGGAACTCCTCTACACGAAGGTCTTCTACGACCACATCGCCGGCGGCAGCAGCGACACAGCAGCCGACCAACACGGCAGGCAGGCCCTTGAACGCGCTGACAAATACTACGAGACAAACAAGGAAGTCATCTGGCGCGACATCCTCAACAAGACAGAAGCGAGCTTGAAGGCGGGTTCATTCAACCAGCCCACGCTAGCTCTCCCGTCAGCCCGCAAAAAGGCTCAGTATCTCGCAGCAGCAGGTGACTTCGTAACTATGATCCCCGAATCGGGACATAAACGACAGCTGACAGCAGGCCCTGAAACCGTGACAGCAGACACCGAAACCGCCAGCAATGAAGACGTGGAACGTCTACGCGCCTCACAGGCGGCTGTCGAAGCAGTCCGGCGCAAACTGAGCCTCCAAGCAGTAGAGGAACGCCGCAAGAAGGAACGCCTACGCCAACAACGCGACGAATACTTCCAACGAGTCACCGGCATCGACCCGGCCACCGTCGGACCTCAACGATAGAAAGACACCGCCGTGAACACCCAGTACCTCCTCCTTTGCACCATCAGTGGACTGTACGTAAGCCAAACATGGCATTTCCTACTCACGGCTCGCTCCCTATGGAGGAAACGAAAGAACCTGAGCAAAGAGCAACACGCTAGACTGTACTTCTTTCGAGCGATGGCCATCATTGTCTCCCTCAGCACGGCCTACTTGTTGGGCGCACTCCTAGAAGGGGCTACGGATGAGCAGGTGTTGGCCTCTGACTACACGCTTCTCATTACGGGGATGGGCGTTGTCCCATGCCTTCTTGGCTCCTGGATGCTCCTCGTGCAGCGGGAGCGTGAAACCCACGAATATGACGGGCGATCCTTTATCGCCATTGGGCTGTTCGCCCTCGTCATGAACTTCCTCATCTCCTGACGTCCAGCTCACCATCATCAGAAATGTTGCCATGACTACCCATGAAATCACGCTGAACCAGAGCAGCGACGCCGGCCTCTACACGAAACTTCTCCAGGGCCGCTACGTCACCAGCATCGACAACGGCACCATCACCCTCGACAACGGCACGGAACTCTACATTTACGGCAACGACGGGTGTGGCGGCTGCGAAAGCGGCTGGTACTGGCTCGAACATGTCTACAAGCAGGGAAGCCGGCGTGCTCGCATCATGAGCGCCTACGTCGGTTACGACGAAGATGACAATGACGCCCCCTCTGTCTACACGATCTTCGTCATGGTGGACGGCAATCCCACCCAGCTGCCCCTCGCAACGATCCGCGGCGACGACGGAAACGGATACTACGGGACGGGCTTCACGCTCACCGCCACCGTCGAAAAGCCACCAGCGCCAGCCACCACAGTCACGCCCCAGGACATCATCAAGGCCCTCGCAGGCGAACACCCACTCCCTCCAATCCCCGACATCCGAGGCCGCGAAGCCCTCCTCAACGCTGTCTCCTACACGCTCCTACAGACACGAGGCTTTGACTCGCCCCTGCGCATCACCGGCCCTGAAGCTCAGCTCTTCCACAAGCTGACCTCTTCCAGGTACCAACAATCCCACGGCCCCTACTACGAGGGCCAATGGTATGGCTTCAAAGGCACCCTGTTCTACTTCACCGACATGGAAGACGGCGTATCCCTCGTCCTACGCGACCTCGCCAACGGCGCAGACGCATACGCAGCGAAACTGTACGCATTCACGCAACGAGTACGCGCCTCCAAGAACCCCATCAAAACCTTCGTCACCGGCTACGCCCTGAAAGGCAACACCGCCACCGTCAACGGCAAGCGCGTACCGGCCACCGACTTCCTCCTCTCCGAAGTCTGCGGCTTCCATGGAGACCACATCGACCCCAAAGGCGGCTACATCCCCTACCACTACTTCTTCTACGACGCCAAAACCTACGGCGCGCGCATCCTCAAACACCGAGAAGGAGGACGCGGAGACGTTACTATCTACTCAGACTCCCAAAGCGTTTGGGCAGTCAACCCCCAGAAAGGCACACGAGCATGACCAAGCCCCGCAATAAGCACCGCGGCGCACCCCGTCGAGGAACCATCCTCCACGGCCTCGCACGACTCATCCGCCCCCTCCTCGCTATCGTCGGGATCCTCAGCGGCATCATGGCATCCTTCGCGCTCACGGACGTGAACCGAGCTATCACCATCAACGACGCCGTGCTGGCCGCGCACCCCCCACAGGACGCAACAACCACGATCCCTAACCCGCTCCCCGACGGCACGATCGTCGCCCTCGTCTCCTCCCACGCCGGCAGCGCGGGCTACAGCCCCACCGCTGGAGTCCTCATCGACCCGATCTGGCTCCTCCACCCACGCATGAGCTTCGTCCTAACCCTCCTAGCGATCCTCGCGCTCGCATCATGGATCACCAAACACAGCCGATGGAACACACTCCCCTTCGTCCGCAAGTTCCACATCGAGGCTCCCAAGCCGCGCTGGTGGTGGGAGTTCACCGGCTACGCCGAAGTCCTCCTCTTCATCAGCCTCACCACCACCGTGATCTACACGCTCGGCAGATAGCAATCAAGCACAACGAAGTGGCAGATAAGAGCCACCGAGTTCGTCGCCAGACACCACCACAGAGGAGCCATCCCATGCTGAACACCTACATCATCCCCGACCCCGCAACCGTCCCCTACGACTACGATCTCCCGGCAGAGCTCACGGCCCGCGGCCTTCCCGCCCAGTGGATCGACGAGCGCTGCAAGCCCGCTGAAAACGGTATCCGGCTCTCCTTCTACGGACAGGCCTACGGATACGACACAGAGGAAGACGGCGGCGACGCGCTCGTATGGAACCCCGACACTCATGAGGTCTGGTACCTGTCCAGAGGCGATGTAGAAGCCGCGCAGCGCATCAACCCCGGCACCCCGCTCACGCACCTGCGCTACTCGTACTACATCATGGGCGAGGATATGGGCCGGGATCTCGGCGCACTCCAGCGTGAAGGACTCACCTGCAAAATCTGCGCCAGCCACCTCGACGGAACCGACATGGAACCAGCCATCGACATCCTGGACTGTTACGGAGAGTACGGCAATCTCACCTACCCCGGCGACATGATCGTCTACGCCGACGGAGTGCTCTACGAAACGATCCCAGAGGGCGTGCACGAAGCCGTCAAAGCAGCGTCCTAAACTCGCCCCATACGCGAAGCGCCCCTCCCCACTGAACATCAGGGGAGGGGCGCTTCCGTTTGGTCTCTGCGATCTACTTGAGTAGGAGCGGGAGGCAGTAGAAGAAGGTGTCCGTGAGATACATCAGGAGAATCGCTCCGCTCATCACCTCGCTTACGTTATAGCGCCACACTGGCACCTCACGCCCCTTGTAAGCCTGCGCACTCAACTCCACAGCAAGGCAAGCAACCGAAAGAGCAAGTAGCACATACATTGGGCCAACAAACTTAGTAGCCCACATGTCGCCAGACAAGACCACATGCACAGACGCGGCAGCGCAGAAGAAAGCGGGGATCATGACGCAACGATTCGCCCATGTCTGAAAACTTGAAGGCTTTTTGATGAACTTGAATGAAATGACATACGCAACCAAAGCAAGAGGCCAAAGGAGAATTGAACCGAAGCAGATTGCCAACACGTTCCAAAGCGGAAAGTCTCCTGGAGCAAATATCTTCGACAGGACGGCGAAACTAAGGAATATAAAAGGGGTGAATGTTGCAAAATGCGCATATGTTGTACCAACAACATCCTCTCTCTCGGCGTATGTTCGCAGCTTCATGTATATGGCGACTAATGTGGCGAGGCCTACGCACATAAGCGGAAGGATGCTAAGAGTCCAGGTCGCATGAGGCGGAAGCTGAAATATGCTCAGAAGGTACTGTATCGAGCGCTTCTGACCAAGAGGCTCTTCTGGCTCATCTAACCCCACTGCGTGCACCATGTAGGCGGCGTAGGAGAGAAAAAGGGGTGCGATGACCGCTACGTAGAGTAGTGGCTGGAAGGCGATGATGTTCAGTACTGGCTTTGAGATCGCCTCCTCCCCGGTGTCTTCGAGGGCGACACATAGGGTCTGCTTGTCTTGGTAGGGGTAGAGCATTGCCTGTCCTTTCTGATTGTGTGGGGCCTCGTTGTGCTGTTCTGTTCGAGGCTGTTAGTAGTCGTCCTCATCAAGGGCGTGGAGGTAGATGCTGTTCCAATCCTCGTAATCCTCGTGCCGGAACGTATCTTCGACGATGAGGTGGGGCGCACTGTCACCCTCGAACTGCACGTATAGGCGTTGCGTGTATGTGTCGCTGTGGTAGCTTTCCACGTATTCTTCCTCGTGCCATGCACGCTCGATAACGCCAGCGTCGGCGAGGTGGCGCATGTTCATGGGGCAGTTTTCTCCGCTTTCGCTATTGATCGCGTACACGGCGGTGCCGTCGGTGAATACGGCGTAATGATCTGGGGCGTCCGGGTCGTGGGCGAACTGCTTGCCGACAAAGTGCTGACGGAGGAAGTGCTCAATGTCAACCTTGCACATCATACCCAGCCCGATTTCCCAGATCGTATCCTCCTGGTTACTGTTCGCGCTCATGTGTGCCCTCTCCTCCTGTGTAGTGTCGTGTGGTGACTTGTTGGAAACAAATATAGTCCAATAATGACTCGTTGCAACTTGCAGTAGTCCAAGTTGGGATATATGCTGAGGAGCAGAAAGGAGGCTCCCCATGGCCACGCGCACAGCGATTCTCGCCCTCGACTTCGACGAGGTGTTCATCCTCGCTCCCGGCACCCCAACCGCGAAAGGGGCGTACACGGATCGGGCCCGCACTCTGGTCACGGTCAAGCTCGATAGCGGGCTCGTAGGCACGGGGGATGTCTGGTACTCGCCCCGCATGATCGAAGCCCTCAACGTCATCGTCGGCGACGCGGACAAGATCCTCCTCGCCTCATCGTGGGGAAAAGCGAGCATGAAAGCAGTGAAAGCCGTAGGCCTGCACCTCCCGCGTCGAAAGACCGTCAACCTATTCCCGCACCTTACGCCCGGAACCATCAGCCAGGAGCGCAAGCTCCACCGTGCTCACGACCTCATCCTCGACTACCTCACCGACGATGACACTCGTATCGCGTGGGTGGACGACCAGCACCCCCGCGGCTATGGGCAGGTGGACGGCATTCATACCGTCGGCACGGACCCCGTACCGGGACTAACACGAGCGGACCTCGCGCATATCCGCGACGTGCTCTTCTACTGATCTACTGAAAGGAACTACTATGACACTGACCCTCAAGTGGGCGAACGGCACCTACACGGGCGACCTCACGCAGGTCGCGAGCTTCGTTACGAACCTCACCAATAAGAAGCCCTGGACTCAGACGACACGCAAGCGCGCCGGACTCACCGTGTGGCAGAAGTGGGATAAGTCGGAGCGCCTAACGTCAGCGGGTGACCCCACGATCGCTGACGACCTCGCCGAACTCTTCGCCGACCACCTGGGAGTCCCCCAAGACGAGGTGACCATCAAGCCTGACCCGCGCGACGAGTCGCAGCTGACCGCTAGCGAACTACGCGCTCGACGACTACGCGCACACCTCAGCAAAAAAGACCTCGCCGCCCTATGTGGCGTAAACGAGTACACGGTGCGCAACTGGGAGCAAGGCGTGCGCACAGTCATCCCAACCCGGATCCTACGCATCTTCCAGCGCCTCGACTCCTACAGGGAGGAAGCCCGCGCAGCAGTCCACGCCGACGCCGTGCGTCTCGCCGGAAGCGAGGACGCGCTCACGCAAACTACCCTGACCGGGTATGCGGTCTACGCGCCCAACGATTACACGTACGTGAGGCTCTGGCCCGATGCCGCGATCAGCGCCGACGTGTGGCGCGATGTCGTCATCGAAGAAGGGCACTTCCGCACCGTCGCGAGCGACTACGAGGCAAGGACTATGGGCCTCAGCCGTATCACCATCAATCCACCACGAAAGGCCAAGTCATGAGAGCCACGCCAGCTCCGCAACAGCCAACGCAGCCCGCCCTAGAGACCACCTGGGTCGAAGACGAGGCCACTCCTGCACCATCACGCAAGCGTGCCATCATCGTCATCCTCATCACCGTCGTCACCCTCATCACGTCAGGTGTCGCCGCATGGGTGTGGAGCGCCCCCGAGCAGCAAACGTCCGCACCCCAGCCCGCGTCTACGCAGACGGCACGCGCATACACGGCCAGTGACTACGAGGAAAACCGTGAGACGTGCCGCGAGATGTACGAGACCCGAGACCTCCAGCTCTACTGGTCGTGCGTCGTCGGCGACATCCGCCTCGGTCAAGAAACTGACCCTGCGGTCCCCCTCGCCAGTCTGCCGCCCGTTCGATTGGTCCCCAAGGCCAGCCTCGGAGGCCAAACCGACATCGCCTTCGCGCCCGACGCGACCGCGCGATGCTACGCGACCGGCTACTGCTTCACCGACGCGACCTTCAACGCCGGCCAAACCAGCGTCCAGGTCATGTTCACGCGAGGCGACGGCGACATCATGGGCCTGTTCGTCCCCACTGCGGACGCGCCCACCGTCATGACGCAGGAAGTCGTAGCACCCTACATGCCCTCCGGGGCCGCCCCGGATCCCACCGTTCACCAGGCGACCCTCAGTCGCATCCACATGGGAGCCGACACCCTCGTCGGCTACGTGTTCTCACAGCCCCGCTACTGCGGCGACACCCCAGACGAGTGCTCTGCGAAGTACAAGGCCCGCACCCCCATCCCCTTCACGGGCACCACCCACATCACCACCCAAGCCGAAGCAATGAAGTGAGGTAGCTTGCTGCGTCCGGGGGTGACGCCGGAACTGGGATCTTCGTATCCACACCAGCGGGCTGCTAAGCCGCATTCCTGTTCGCCAGTGGATGCTCGTACGGTGAACAGTCCATACGCGAAAGGAAACCGCCACCATGGCGCTCATTAACAAGGACACTCGGATAGCCCGTTTCTCTACCGACGGTGAGATCGGGTGGGTGCCGCTCATCCCCCGACTCGGAAGCTACGAGAGCTTCGACGAGTACGTTGTCGAGTATGATCCTGGCAACATCGACTACGGTAACGGGCCGCTCATGGACGCTCTCCTGGAACCTGGAGGATCCGTGTGGGATGATGCAGCCGAAGACCTCGACCTCGGCCTCTACGCGCTCCCCGACGGCCACCAGCTGTTCACAGCGCAGACAAAGGTCTACGCCTTCGTAGAAGGCAGGACCCCGACGTCTGCTCCGCTCGCAAAGGCGATCACCGCGCCAAGCGTCGGCGGCGGCGAACCCATCGCCATGAGGCGACTGTCCGACATCGCCTCCAGATGCGGCGTTTACGTGCCCGACGGCGCAACCGTGATCGACGTGCTGAACATCATCAGTATCATCACCAATAGCCCGATCTGGGCGCTCAACGCAATCCTCCCCCGCACCGGAGCAGATACTCCGGCAGGGAAGGTTTCTCTCGGCCTGGCACCAGATCAGAACGAACTCAGTTGGATTGCGTACAACCATCGGAGCGCGTACGTCAACGTGTTTACGCTCCTCGACCAGGAACTCAGGGCATCGCACGGCGTGAACTACGCGATCTTGCCCGACGACGACCATACGGACGTGCACACGACCGACAGCGCGTTCTTCGGAGTCGCAGACCGCTCCATCGTGAAGACCCACCGATACCATTCATCGGACGTCGGCAGGGGGGGACGAGTCATGGAACTGCGCGACCTCGACAGCGACTATTCTCCGAACCTTCACGGCGGCCAGCCCGAGGCCAGGACACCTGAACTCCTACGCCTCGACAAGTACCTCGCGACGCTCGGAAACGCGCCCCGAGGAACCAACGTCTTCGTCGCGATCTACTCCACCAACAAGGGAGACACCGTCACCATCAACGGCACCCGCATCCCCGCGTTTAAGGTCACGGTTGAAGACCTCTACGAGCGCTGCGAACTCTACGGGCGCACCGACTTCCAGATCATGAGGAAGCAGATGCGCGCATACGGCGTCAACCGCGGACGTCCCCCGCAGTTCGGCGACTACATCCTCAATGGCACGCCCAGCGGGAACGCAGTCCTGGCCTACATTCAGAAGCAACGGTGACATCATGCGCATCAACGACAAATCCCTCTTCCCCTACCGAGGTAAGTATGGGTCGCGTCCGCCCCTCACCTTTGGGCGCACCAAAACCCACATGCAAAGCTCCACAGGTACGGGCATTCTCCTCACCGACGCATACGACGGCCTCATCGGACCCGTCTGGATCGCCATTCCCGACCCCGCATTCAGCGACCCCGACACGATTCCCGTTCCCCCGTACCTGATTGCCAGATCCCTACATGCACGCGAAGTCGTCGCCCAATCAACCAGCACCATGCTCGAAATCGTGGCCTACGCGTGCACACACATGTCCCCAGCGTCGGCGATGCAAGCCAGTATCGACGTCATCGTTCTCTCCCCCAACGGGGACGTTGGTCTCGCCGAAGTTGTCAAAACGCGCGACAACCCCAACGGCCCCGGCAAGATGAAAAACACGTGGCTTCTACCGTCAGACAGCCACCTCAGAGTCGGAGCCAACGAGGTCTGGCCACTGGACACAATCCCCGTGCGCACACGGTCAGGCAGGACCCCTGTATACGTCCTCCACGCCGACGACATGAAGAACCTGCCCGACAAGACCCTCGACCTCATCCTCCGACGCACCCCGTCCGTGCTTGCGCGTAACCGAGGTCGCGAGTACGGCGAAATCTGGGACGAAGAACTCGAGCAGGACTCGATTGACTGGGATACCCCGTTCCTCCTGCGCATCCTCGCGCGCAGCATCCCCGGGAACACCGAGGTCAGACGATCCGAAACCCATACCAACGGCCTATGGACGTACTGGGTGAGCCGCGACGGGCGAAAACCCCGCAAGCTCGCCGACTACGACAACCCACTGGTCTACACTGGGGCAACGCTCAGCTTCCTCGCCTGGAGCGCATACGGCAGCCCTGAGGAAGACATCGCCAGCAAGACCGAAAGCCTGCTCCACCAGTAACCCCCGAAAGGGAACCCCACATGCTCACACGCGCCCGACGAGTACTCCTCGCCCTCATCGCCGCGGCCACCGTCATGCTGCCGCTCACCCCGGCACCCGCATACGCTCTCCCAGCCAACCCCAACGTCTCCGATGACGTCATCGAAGCGAACTGGGCGACCCTATCCGCTGAGCAGCAGGAAACTGCCAAGCAGGTGGTCGCAGAAGCCAAAGCGGAAGGCTACTCAGCAGAAGCAGCAGCAGCCATCGCCGGCAACTTCTGGCGCGAGTCCCACTTCAACGTGGACGCAATGAACTCGGTATCGGGCGCGTGTGGCATGTACCAGGCCCTCGGAGACAGACAGACTCTCCTCTTCACCTACAACGGAGTCTCCAACTGCGCCGGCCTCAAAGCCAAGGAGACCACACAAGCGGCACTCGCGGATGGGCGCAGCGAATGGCTCGGCTGGCCTACCACCAGCATCATCTACGGAGGCATGGCCTCCTACGCGCTCAACGAAGCCGACACCTGGGGCATCACCGGAGGCACCGTCCCCTCCGCCGACGACTCTTTCGGGAGCCTCGAAGGATTCAAGAGCACCGACAACTGGTACCTTGCGACGTGGATCTGGATGACGAACTGGGAAGCCCCCGGCGCAGCCGAAGCCGGCTTCATGCAACGCGCCTCCTACGCAGCGACAGTCCTCAAAAAGGTCGGCAACACTGACCCCGCAGCGAAGTCGGATACAGCGAGCGCACAATCCGGCTCAACAACGGGCAGCGGAGTACTCGACGAGTGGTCTCTCCCCGGGATGCCCAAGAAACCCGAAATCGCTAAAGGCCAGTCCCTCACGTTCGCCGACAGCTCGCAGCTCACGGCGAAGCAGCGAGCAAACGCATCTGACCTGAAAACACAGCTCGAAGAAGAACGGAACCGAGAAGCAGCTTCGTCCACTCGAACAGGTATCACCGTCGTCGGCATCGTTCTGTTCGTCTACGCCCTCGTCATCCTCCTGTCCCTCCTGCTTGACCTGTCGTTCCCGCTGCTCTCTGTCCTCAAGACCGTGACATTCGGGCAGGTCAAGTACTCGCCGCTACCCGCCGACGAGCGCCCGAAAGACACCTACGGAGTCGCCGGAGTCCTAGTCGTCTGCTTCGCCTTCGCCGCCCTCGGTGCCCTCATCTTCACGGGCGTGATCCAATCCTGGCTCGCGCACATCGTCATCGCCCTCACTGCCTGAAAGGAACCATCCCATGACCCGCCAGTCCGAAACCGAGTTCGCCGCGACCCTCGTCAACAAGTACGGCCAGCAATGCGCCGAACTCTTCGCCTTGTTCATCCACACCATCCCCCTTGGTTGCTCATGGGCTTTCCTACACTCCGCGCAGGTCAGGCACCTTGGCCTCCCTTACAACCCCAGTGGCCCCGTCCCTCTCATCTGGGAACCCCAATACAAGACGGTCGCTACTCGCACCACTGCCAACGCGAACGTCTCCACCCTGACGTTCGTCCTCATCCCCGTCGTCGGAGGCTTCATCCTCGAAACCGCCTACAGCGTCGCCGTCAACGTCATCGAACAGTGCGGAGGCCTCTACGACGAGGACATCCTCACGGCAACGGAGGAGAGCCGCACCAAAGCCAAGGAAACGTTCGCTAAGCGCCTCGAAAAAGCAATCAACGACGGCGGTGAGCTCCGCTTCGGCTACTACTGCGTCAACGGCTCCCAGACGATCACCATGAACGGCGTCGCCTACCCCGCCTACTCGCTCCCCCTACGCGCCATCGCCGAAATCGCAGCACAACAGGGCCTCTCCTTCCGCGTCCCCCAACACGCCCCAATCCCCGCCTCCACCGTCGTCACAAGCCCCTGGGACACCCTCTCCCGATCAGTTGCAGCCCCCTCCGGCAACGCAATCCTCGGCGCACTCACCCGCTGAAAGACACCGTCATGTTCATCCACGTACCAGAACGCCCCACTCATGAGGGTATCGCCCCCGCTCTCGAGGCCCAGATCCGCACCCACCTGAGCGACGCTATGGCAGAACCCGCCGGTGAAGCGGTCACGATCAGCTCACCGCAATACGACACCTTCATCGCGCAATGCGCAGAAGCCCTCCAACGCGACAAGTCAATCGACCTCGAAATCGCGCCCGCGAGCGCAGGCGACGCTGAAACCATCACCGTCGTCAACGACTCCGGTATCACCGTCGAAGACATGCACGAAACCCTGAGCGACCTCATCGGAGACGCGCCCGACATCGGAGTCACGATCACCGTCAACAACGGCCAGCACGCCATCACCCTGACCACCATCCCAGACCTGCCCGTCCTCGAGGCCCACGTCGAAACACTCACCTGGTCCGCCGACGGCCACACCCTCGCCCCCACCATCCACACAACAACGGGAACCGAGATCCCCGCATGGACCCCAGCAGTCCTCGAACAAACCGAAGCCTACCCAGGTGGAATCATCCGCTACGTTGGCACCACCTACGGGCCGATCCCATGCACCCCACAAGGGACCGTCATCATCGACGCAGCCATCGCAACCTCAATACACCACGCCCGCGTGTAATACTCTTTCCGCCTCCCTTCCAGTTGGTACCATTAAAGAAACTAGGGCAAAAGCCCTGGTTATGGCACCCGCAGGAAGGGAGGCGCTGTGCGCCGCTACATCGAACAAACCACACAGCCCGACGGGACTGTCACCGAGACCCCCGTTGAAGGCATCATCCTCACCGAGCGTGAGTACCAGGAGCAGCGCGACTACCTCGAAGCGCTCATCGTCACCGCCGACACCTTCCTCCAGCAAGCACAAAGCGCCCTCGACTCCCTCATGGACACGTACAAGGCGCAGCGCCCTATCGACAAGACGTACCTCAAGGCATTCGGCCTCGAGGACGACCCCCAGCCCGAAACCATCCTCTAAGCCACCATCGAACGGACCCCCATGAACGACTACAGCGACATCGACGAGATGACAGACGACACCATCGTCCTGGACCTCGACGACGACACCATCGACCCTGACGACCTCGAGATCCCAGAAGAGGATGAGGACGACTACGACGAATACGAGGACGACGAAGACGACGAGGATGACGTAATCTCGGCTCCCGTCACCACCTTCGCGCTCGCCCCACTACGAGACGAGGCTGACGAGGATGACGTGGACGACGGCGACGAAACGACCGAGGACGATACGGACCTCAACGAGGATGCTGACGACGAAACCAGTGCCGACACCGAGGCCGCTCCCTTCCGCATCGACATCGACACGGACAGCCTCGACAGCGCCGCGGTCGAAGCGATCAGCAGCGTCAACGACGTGGTGACCGTTAAGAGTGACGCATACTCCGTCCGGTACACCCACATCAGCCCGCACCAGGTCGTCGGCACCAAGCCCATCAAGGAATATAGAACCGACACCTACAGCGGACTCTTCAACGTCATCCGCGAGATGGGTGTCATCGTCCCCGTCGTCGTGACACCACTCGCTGAGTACGCTGACTTCCTCGCCGACAACGACATCACCACCGGCGCGGAAGCCGACGAGCTCGGCTACGCGGGTCCACGTTATCGAGTCCTTGATGGATGGCGGCGCATCTTCGCGTCCCTCAAGAACCACTATGACGAGATCCCCGCCGCCATCGTGACCTTTCACGACCCCGAGGTCGGACGCGACCTATCCAACCTCATGCACCTAGTCCTCAACCGCACCCAGACACACACATGGTCTGAGAAATGGGCGATGCAGAAGGTGATGGAAGAGTCCTACAGCCTCACTCCCTCCATGCTCGACTGGCTCCTTAACCTCGACGCAGGCGACTCCATGCGCCTCAAGGAAGTCATGCTCGCCGAGTACCCCGAGGTGACTGACGAGTTCCTGTCGGGCAAGAAGGACCTCGCACGGTCCTACAAGGCCCTCGAAAAGCTCCGAAAGGCTGAATCGAACCCGACGGCAGGTGACGACGACCGGAAGATCTCCAGCGTCGATGAAGCGAGCGACCTCGCAACCGACGACACGGAAGATGCCCCACTCAGCGACGAGGAAGTCAAGAACCTCCTCGAAATGGGCGACGAACTCCGCGAAGTCCGCGACCTCCTCAACAAGGAAGCCGACACCGACGACACCGACATCGACGACGACAACTACGGCGGCGACCCCATCCCCGAAAACGCAGCCGAACAGGTCGGCTTCGAGGGCGGCGACGACGACGAAGACATGTTCGGAGAAGTCGATGAGAACACCATCCAAGACACGAAGGACCGCAAGCCCCTCTCCAAGGAACTACGCACAGCGATCCTCGCGCGCGACGAGTTCACCTGCCAGGCCTGCGGCTACGGCAAGGGCATCACGTCCATGGTCCACCTCGGCCAGCTCGAAGCCCACCACAAGACCAGTGTCTACGTGGGTGGCTCCGACGCGATGAGCAACTTCGTGACGCTCTGCCAGCGCTGCCACGGCCTCGTACACATCCTCGCCGGCTTCAACGCCAAGATCGGCATGACCAAGGAAGAGTTCGAGAAGGTCCCGGACAACGATCAGACGATGTTCCGCGTGTGCATCAAGTTCGCGAAGATCATCCTTAAGGCTGAGGAGGAAACCGGAAAGGCACTCAGGAAGTACAAGCCTGTGCGCAACCCATTCTGGGAGCAGCAGAAGCAGGCGCAAGAAGACCTCGAAGCCCTAGAGGATGAGGAAGCAACGGAGGATACAGTCGAATGACCACGACATGGACATGGGTCTACTTCCAGAGGCCCGGATTCACCCTCTACCAGGAGGACGACAAGATCCTCACGGCCACCGACCAGGCCATTGAGCGCGCCCAAGCCCTACGCGACATGGCAGCGCGACGAGTGCCGGGCCTACACGTGGCACCATACGATCCGGCAGGCTACGAGTACTGCGCTTGCGACGGCCTACAATCTCTCAACTTGTTCGCCAGCGACGACGTCACTCCCCGCACCGTCGTCATGACAGAGCAAGGCTACAAGACCCTCGCGCAAGTTCTTGCAGACTACGAGGTCGGCGGCAAGGGAATCGACCCCAATGACGCGACCTGGGACATCCAGGCGCTCCTCGACTCAGTCTGTTACGCCAACTCCTACACGCTTACACGCCGCGAGGACCTATACGACAACCCACTCCCCGGAGTGTCGATGTGGCCGCCAATCTACTGGACGCTCACATGCCCAGGCGGCGACACGGAGTATGTCCTGCGCACCTGTTACAAGCAGGGGACCCCCGAAGGAAACAAACCAACCATCGAGGTTCAGGCCGGCGACGCCAACGCACCCTACTACCTCGCCAACCTCCCCAAGGAGTGCATCCCCCTGTTCGACGGGACAGGCGCGCCCCCAACCCAGCAGATGCTACGAGTACTCGCTCGAGCAGCAGACGACGCGATCGCCGCCGGCTTCTGCCTCGAACGCGACATTCACGGGGTAGCGTACGCCCTCACCCGAGGCGGTAAGCGTCTCGAGTTCTACCTCGAAAACGTCGGATCCTTCACCTACGCGGGCGACGACTTCGTAGCGCACGAGACCCACGGTGATCCCGCGTACGCCATGGGGCGTTCCATGCTCGTCAAGAGCGTGCTCAGAAACTACGGCATGGGGACCATGCGCGGCGTATGGGCAATCATTGACTCGCTCGTCAGGCAGAAAGCCGGCCAGACACCCATCGCAGAGACACCTGTTGACGGGTATCGAGCCGCCCGCAACGGGGAATGGGACGTGTGCGCCGACGCGCGAGCGCCCTACACGCCCTCACGCAGCACGCACCCCGAAATCCGAGGCAACGACCCCTACAGCACCTACGACCGCTACGCCATGCACTACGTCAATCTCATTAAGGGCGACGCAGCAAACATGACCGCAGCCAGCCGAGCAGACAGGTTCAAGCACCTATGAACACTCCACGCAGCGTCATCGCGCGACGCAACGCACGCCAGGCACACACCCATGAAGCGCGCAGCCGACTCGAATGGGCGGCGGAAGTCTACGCTATCCTCGAAGCAGCTGCCGCCACCTTCGATGAAACCATGACTCGCCAGCAGATCACGGTTCCAGCAAACCGTACGCGCGGCCCAGTGCAAGCACGAGGCATCCTGGACATGTGCCAGGCCCTCAGCGTCGCAGGCGTGGCCACCAACACGCCAACCGGCGATATCACCCTCACCCTCGCCGGATACGCCGATCGGATGCAAGCAGCGCTCAACCTCGCCCGCAGCTACCTTGAGGCTGAGCACCTGCACCTCAGCCGCGCGCACACTGACCGACCCGGTATTACGCTCTACCCCTCGAAAGCGCGCAGAAATACCTACGGGATGCTACTGAGTGCAGCAGCCGAAGCCTCCGCCATCATCCGCACAACCCCGCCCTTCAACAAGCCGCTCGACCGTGAGGAAGTCGAAGCAGCGCACGCAATCCTCAGCCGAGAATGGGCCGGCGCAGCCTACCGTGAGCAGCCACTACCAGCAGCCGAGGAAGGATCTCGCGACTATGAGAGAATTTATCTCTCCGTCGCCAAGACCCCACTCATCAAGCCATACAGAAAGAACCTGTAATGAACTCAACCAGCGCACCCCGCCGCCTCCATCGAGCGTGGCGGGGTTCCGTCGCTTTCGCTTTCCTCCTCGCGCTCATCCTCACGTTCTTCGCCCACCCCGCGAGCGCATTCACAGACAGCGAAGGCCACTACAACCTCAAGGACAAACCCTCAACATGGTGCCAGTGGTGCGCCGACAGCGACTTCGGGTACGACCCCAACGAAGAACGCGGCATGACTGTAGAGGCCGGCACCGACATGGCTGCGGCTGCCTGCGGTAACTTCTCCTTCGCATTCATGGAACTCCGTGCGGGAGTCAAAGCCCGCGGCTCCTACACCGTCAACGACATGCGAGCCGAAGCCATCAAACTGATGCAGGCAGGCAAAGACAGCCCGTTCAACGACGAGGGGTGGCTCTACCAGCTCAACCCCGAAGGCTTCGCCCAGGGGGTCTCCAACATGACCGGCGGGAAACTCACCGTCGAAGTCCAAGGCGACACCAGCGGCGCAGGAATTGGAGCCAACCAGTTCACCGAAGACGACGTCCGCCAAGCCATGAACGACGGATACTTCGTCATCTTCATGGTCCAAACCGACAGCGGCGGACGGCACTGGATCGCCGGCGACTACGTGGAAGGCAACACCGTCCACACGATCGACTCCGGGCGACCACTCACTGTCCTCGACCGCTCCCAATACCCCGGCGGCATCGGCCCCATCCTGAAATTCTCCCGCACCGACGGCAAGAAACTCCAAGACCTCCCCACCATCGACGACGCAGCCACCAGCGTCTCCTCAGGCGACAGCAGTCAAAGCGGCGCAGCCGCCACAACCGACACCGGCATCATCAGCGACCTCGACCTTCCCGGTATGCCTCCTCGCACCGTCGGACAAAACCACCAGCTCTCCGAAGCCGACAAGCTCGCCTTCGCGAAAGATACCCTCAAGTTCGCGAGCTACACGAACTTGAACACCACGCAGAAAGACAACGTTGACCAGATCATCGCCCAGCGCCAGCTCGAACAAGACAGCAAACTGTCGAACTGGTTCAGCACCGGCACAGCGATCGTCGGCATCGTCCTGTTCCTGTACGCCCTCGTCATTGTCCTCGCGTTCCTGCTCGACCTGTCGTTCCCGCTGTTCTCCCTCCTCAAGACGGTGACGGGCGGATCCTTGACTGTGCATCATGAGTCGCAGAGCCGGGCGGGCGTGAAGGAGCTGGGAGCTCCGCCTCGAGGCCGTTGGGCGACGTGGGGGAACGTGTTCGCCACTGCCGGGCTGGTCGCAGCGTTGGGTGGCTTGCTCATCAGTGGGATGCTGGTTAGGTGGGTTGCGTCGCTGTGGCAGATGCTCTACATGTGACGGGTTGAATAACACCACAACTCATGTGATCCACTTAACCAGTTTTTGGGTTGCGCACACAAAACACTCCGGCCTATACTAAACCCATCACAAACAACACAACAACAACTTCATAGCTCCCCCAGAGCGGGGGAGCACCCCTGGAAAGATGCCCGAGTGGCTGAAGGGGCCTCCCTGCTAAGGAGGTAAACAGAGGAATCTGTTTCGCGGGTTCGAATCCCGCTCTTTCCGCAGGACGCGAGAAGCGCCTGAGACGAGTTACTTCACTGGATATTGAAACTCACACTCGACTCGATCTTTTCTCTCGCGTCCCCCACTTTTACCCAAAACACACTCAGAAAAGAGAGTCCCACCAAGGCCCCTATAGCTCAACTGGCAGAGCAACGGACTTTTAATCCGTGGGTTTAGGGTTCAAGTCCCTATGGGGGCACTCAGTGCAATAACTGAATATGGCGGGGTGCCGGAGTGGACTAACGGAGCTGTCTTGAAAACAGTCGCATCGGAAGGTGCCCAGGGTTCGAATCCCTGTCCCGCCGCCAACAACTGAACATGGTCCTATGGGGTAACGGTCAGCCCGCCAGATTTTCACTCTGGAGACCCGAGTTCGATTCTCGGTAGGACTACTCCGATCCGGTGTAGCTCAACGGACAGAGCGGGGGACTTCTAATCCCACGGTTGCAGGTTCGAGTCCTGTCACCGGAGCGACCATAACTGAATAACCCACTGATGGTCGTTGGCTGAGCGGCGAAAGCATCCGGCTGTAAACCGGACACAGGGTAGCCAGTCCCGCACCGCATGTTCGAGTCCTGCACGGCCCACTGGTGGAACGAAGACGCGAATGTGTGAGCTACTTCTTTGTACAGAAAACACCCCCTGGGGCATAGTCCCCAGGACACCTTACTCGCGCAGCCTTTCAGCTTCGCTCCGCCTCTCATTCTCGGATGGTGTAATGGCAGCACACCGGATTTTGGTTCCGGGCATCTAGGTTCGAGTCCTAGTCCGAGAGCGTGAACGGGCATGTCCCTGTCGAGAAGATAGCGACGTGCCCGTTACTTATGCCCCAGAAAGCAACGAAAGGAAAGCCATGAGCATTGGGGAGAGTAAGGCCGCAGAAAACATGCGCCGACGCCGCTTCTACGCTGCGGCCATGAGCGTCAACGCGCTCATCTGGTCCGCCATCCTCGCAGGCCTGGCCTACGTGGGCCTGATCGGCCCCGCAGCGTGGGCTGTCGCACGGCAGGAAGCAGTCCTCGGCAAGGTGTTCACGGGATGGATGACGAAGGTCAACATGCCCGCCGTCCTGTGGGAGAACGGAACCGTTTTCATCTCCTCCTACTCGGGAGATACGGCGCACCTCACGTCGGGAGAGACTGTCGCGATCGACGACATTACGATCACTCACCCCCTCAACGTGATCGCCGAACGTGCTGTTACAGCAAACACCGTGACAGCAGCGATCGTTGTGGGCTTCGTCCTACTACTCGCGATCCTCCTGCGTCCCACCGACGTCACGGACGCGAGCCTCCTGGAAAAGGACCTGACGGGGGCATTCGAGTGGCCCACACCGACGACGAGCGCGAAGCAGCGCCAGAAGGCCCGTGAGCGTCGCCAGCAGCGACTAGAAGAGTTCGCCGCGGCCCAGGCAGAAGCCGACGCCCTCGACGCTGAGCCACAGAACCCCACTCAGGAACAGTCCGCAGGCGTCGAGTTCCTGGAAACCCGACTCTCGGAAGGAGACGCCAATAACTGAGCCGCTCATCGTCTCGTTCGCCGCGTCCCTCGTCGCGTCCGCAACCTTTATGGTCGCCACCGTCCTTCTCATGGGAGACACGGCCTTCAAGCGCAGCGCAGACACCCTCAGCGCCACGCTCACGGTCGCGCTCATCAGCGCCGCCTTCGCCTACCCGATCTTCACTCCCGCCACCTACCAGGTGCCCGACGTGATCCACGCATGGGTGAACTTCGGCCTCGCAGCACTCGCGCTACTCCTGATGATGGTGACGGTGTGGAACATGCTCCGCCGCTACCCCGACGTGCCCCTAACGATCCACTGGAGCGCATGGGCTATCAACGGGATCCTCGGATACGCCCTATGCGGCTTCATTCCGACCATCCACTTCATCCACATAGTCAGCCCGTGGGCCTGAAAGGAAAAGAATAATGAGCGATAAGGATAAGCAGGATCGCTTCGAAACGCGGATTATGGCAGTATTCCTAGCCTTTGTGTTGATCGCATTCGTGGTCCTTTTATACCGGCATGGGGGACACACGCGGGAAAGAGATCAGAGTGATGCCCAGTCCGCCATCAGCATGGACGCCGGTGTCGTTCCTGACGGTTCTCTCAGCGACCTCGACAATTTGACCGTCAACGACAACCCCACCCCGCCCGAGAAATACAGTCGTGTTGAGCAGTTTGGCCCCGCCTGGAAGGATGTGGACCACAACGGATGCGACACGCGGAACGACATCCTCGCCCGCGACCTCATCGTCAGGGGAATGCGTAACTCCTGTGTCGTCATCGCCGGCCAACTCGCAGACCCCTATTCGGGCAAGTGGATCGACTTCAGCAAGAAGGAAGCATCGAAGGTCCAGATCGACCACGTTGTCGCCCTCGAGAACGCCTGGCAGTCCGGCGCGTACAAGCTCACCCAGGAAAATCGTGAAGCTCTCGCCAACGACCCCGACAACCTCCTAGCCGTCAACGGCCACGACAACATGGCCAAGGGCTCCAAGAGCGCAGACCAGTGGATGCCACCCAACAGCGCCTACGCCTGCGCCTACGCCTCTAAGCAGGTGCAGATCAAGAGCCGCTACGCTCTCACAGTGACCAGCAGCGAGAAGCAGGCCCTTGCCGACGCGCTGGCGACCTGCCCCACCAACTGAAAGGACACATGCGATGGCATTTACTGTCGCTCAGAACATCAAGAAGGCTGACCTCTTCTACGCGCTCACAGACGAGCCCGGCGCTATCGACTACCGAGTGGAGTGCTGAACATGGCTTTCACTACAAAGGATGTGCGCCCCATCTTCGAGTGCGATTTTGGCGCAACCCGCAAGTTCGTCGTCAAAGGCGATGTAGCGTTCGCTATCCTCGACTCGGGTGAGCCTGTACTCGGGTTCGTCAATTTCTACGGTGGCAGGATTCGCGTAGAGTCATTTGTGACTCGCAACAGTACCCCTGTTCCCCTGAGCGTGGTGCCGCCCCAGTGGTTCGCAAACGCAGCACGCAAGTTCATCCGTTACATGGGAACGCGCGCGCAACAGGACTGGTGGAGAACACTCACCGCAGTCAGCAAAGCTCTCAGCGGCAACTGTGGGACTATTGACCTTGACCCGCAGCACCCATTCGCGCAGGGAACAAGGATCGTGCACTTCGTTGTCGGAGGACCCAATAGAGCAGACGCTTTCGATGCAGATGGGAAACTCATCGCTTCCTACACGAAAGCAGGGGTTGTGCAGGCTCTCACCTCGCAGCCGGGACCGATCATCTCCTGGTCCTAACCGGAATCAGAACCCAACGGCGGCACCCCTCCTCTCAACACGATAGGGGTGCCGCCCCATGTCACCATACGTAACCAACCAACCGAAAGGAATGACCATGACACCGAAACGAAAGCGTCCCACCGACCTCACGCGCGACACGGTCTACGCGCAGAAAGACCTTGCCCGTGTCCTGCGAGCTTGGGCTGACGACCTCGAAAAGGGAGGTGCAGACATGGATGCGCTCGCTCGAAGCGGCCAGCTCACCCCGTGGGTGCAGAAGCGCACTGAGAATCAGATGAAGCACCTGGACGCCTCGTTCGAGCGTGTGCTCGCGTGCGCGTCGGAGGCTGATCGTCGAGGTGTGCTAACTGGTCGGTGATGTTGCCGTGATGTTTGCCCCGGAATTGCTGGTTGGTGGTTCCGGGGTTTTTCTTACCACCACACCCTTGTGATCTACTTAACCAATTTGGGGGATGATAGCGCTTGCAACCCAACTCAACCCACAACTATTATCAAACACATACAACCCAACCACACACAACACACAAGGAGAACCCCAATGACCACCGCCATGCTCACCCCCACCCCCGCCCGCGCACGCCTCACCGACCCGGCCACCAGCTGGGACGCAGCCCTCGCTGTGAACGCCACGAAGTCGTGGCTCCAGTTCGCGGAACTCAGGACCATCGAGAAGGACGAGTGGATCGGCGAAGAGCTGACCGAAGAAGCATTCTTCACCACAACACTCACGCCATCACGCGTTCGGACCATCGTGTCCGACTGGAAGAAGCAGGGCTACGTCGAGGCTCTGCCTAGGCGCGCAAAAACCTCGACGGGGCGCACCGCCCGACTCCACCGCCTCACCCCACAGGGGTGGGACATCATTACCGTCCTCCGAGACATCAACAGAAAGGCCAAGCAGCAGTGACAGAACCCGACCCATCCTCACCAACAGCCCCACCTGTGGCGGAAACGCTCGCCCAACTAGAGCTCGCCATTAAAGCACGCCGAGCGAGTACCGCTCACGCTCTAATCGCAAGGGCGCGCATCAACGCCCAAAACTACCCGTCTGAGGCAACCACGCCTCCACGTATCTCACGCAAGAAAGGCAACAAACACAATGGCAGCGAAGAAGGAAGTTAAAGTCCTCCGCAAGTCGAAGAAATGGGACGACCTCGCCCCGCGCATCATGGCTTACGCGAAGCTCCTCAAGGATCGCGTGAAGAACGCCGAAGGCCCCGTCAAGACGTACATCCTCGACAACCTGGATGAGTGCTTCCCCGCAGTCGCACAGAAGGGTGGCTACAAGATTGACGCGGATGTCCACGGCGACTCCGGCACGCTCTCCTACCGCAAGCCCTCCCGCAAGCCGGGCACTGGCCTCAAGATCGTGGATGCTCTCGCATTCATGGCTTGGTGCGAAGAGAACGGTATCGAGCACAACGCCCAGCCGACCGTCACGTTCCCCGAGGAGTTCGTGACCCAGGAGAGCCTAGCCAAGCTCATCGAGCAGGCTGGTGGCGTGATGCCTGACGGCATGGACGACGACACGACGCTCAACGCAGCAACCCTCACGGTTCGCATGAGCGAAGAGCAGGCCAAGCACCTTGTGGACGATAAGCTCACCGTCCGTAAGCTCCTCGAGATGCTGGAGCTCAAGGACGATCTCGCCTGACTATCTTCAACATGTAGAGAAAGGTTACCTACATGACATCCCAGACCCGTACCACCAAGTCCGTTGAGAAGGCTGAGGAACACTCCACGCCCGTGTGGGAGGTTCCCGGTTACAAGGCGCTCACCGAGGAGGAAATGCGCCGCGACCTGGCCGAAGCTGACATCTATTCCAAGGCTTTCGCCCTTATCCCGTACCAGATGCGGGGAAACGCGGGCGATATGTATTTGCTCATGCAGATCGCTAAGCATCTGAACGTCCCCTTCGTCACTGCGTTGCGTGGCCTGTCGTTTATCGGCGACAAGGACGTGAAGCCCGCAATGAGCGCGCAGCTCATGTCCGCTCTAGTCCGCAACGCCGGCCACACGCTCCGCGAACAGTGGGACCCGGAGACAAACACTGCAACCGCCGTTATCATCCGCAAGGACGACCCCTCGTTCGAGCACGTCGCCGTCTGGGACGAGGAAAAAGCCCGTATTGCCGGCTTGTGGGAATCGACCCCCACCTGGATCCAGTATCCAAAGGCGATGTTGACTGCCCGCGCGATGAGCGAGGTGTGCCGTCACGCAGCCTCAGAAGTCCTCCTGGGCTTCAGCTACGTGCCCGAGGAATTCCATTCCGCCGAGTCGGCCTCGCGCGTCCTAGACATGCGCCAGCAGGCGAAGAGCGACATGGACCGCCTGCGCTTGTCGAGCGAGAAGGTCGCCGAAGTCCTCGACGGCGTGACCCTCCCCGGCATCACCATCGCCCTCATGACTCCGCGAGAGCTGGAGGAGGTCAACGCTCGTATCGGTGTACTCGAGTACGAGCGCGACAAGGACAAGATCGACGAGGTGCGCGAGCGAATCCAGAAGGGCCGCGACGTGCTGAACCTGAGCGAGGGCGCGTTCACTGAGATCGTGCGCCGCAACGTGCGCCCCGGCAGGGGATACGACACCATGAACCTCCGCGAAGCTGAGCAGGTGCTCGACGTGCTCCTGCGTCAGGCGAAGAAGTCGGGTAACCGTTCCGGTCAGCGTCAGCCAGTCCAGCAGGTCCCGGCCCCGCAGTCGCCCGCGCCTCATCAGCAGGCCCCCCAGCAGCAGCCTCGCCCGCAGGCGCAGCAGGGCTACACCCAGTACATGCCCGCACAGCCCCAGGAGGCCCCCCAGCAGCGCCCAGAAACGGCTCGCCAGCAACAGCAGGCACCGGCTCCCGCCCCGCAGCAGCAGGCCCCCGTGCAGGAGTCCTACGGCCTCTACGACGAGTCTCAGCGCCCCGAGCAGTACCCGCCGCTCGGCTCCCAGAACCCGCAGGGCACATCTGGCCCCATGGCGATGATCCAGCGCACCATGGAGAAGCATGGTATCGCCGAGGGCGAGCTGCCCATCATCCTCACCTACGTCTTCGACGACGAGCGCGCAGACGTGGACAATGTGGACACCCTGAGCATGAACGACATGCCGCTCGTCCTCGCCGGCATCCAGCGTTACGCAGCAGAGACCAAGCCGGTCCAGGAACCCACCGCCGAACTCCCCCTCGACGGCAACATGGAGGACCTGGAAGCGTCCTACAGCGCGCAGGGAAGCGAGGTGAACGATGACCCTGAGGAGACGTGGAACGAAGGCTGGCCGGAAACGGCAAAGCCCGGCGGCGGCGCGAACTAGCACCGGCCCCAGCCAGCAAACCCGTGAACTCGTCTACGGGCGCGACATGTGGCGGTGCGCCAGGTGCGGAAAGGATGTCACCTACATCCAATCCAGCATCCAGCACCGCAAAGCCCGCGGCATGGGCGGCACGAACGACCCGTCGATCAACAGCCCTGCCAACCTCATCGTCCTATGCGGGTCCGGCACCACGGGGTGCCACGGCCACGTCGAAGTGAATAGGCGCGAAGCCCGCGAATACGGGTGGGCGGTCTCCCAATACGCAGACCCCCACGACGTCCCCGTCCAATACAAGGACGGCCTGTTCCTCCTCGACGACGCCGGCCACCGTATCCCCACCAAATAACCACACAAAAACCATCACCTGAAAGGGGTGAACTCATGTCCAAGCGAATCTACATCGCCCTACCTCACGGCTACACGCGTGAGACATCCTACGCAGCCGAAGACGCTCTCACGCTCCTCGGCTACGAACCAGCCAACCCCGACGACAACGGCACCAACGACCGAGCCAACCTGCGAATGCTCACCCAGTGCGACGGCGTACTCCTCACGCCCAACTGGGAGACCAGCCCCATGAGCACGATCGCCGTCACCGTCGCCCAGCACCTCGGCATCCCGGTCGGCACCTACGACCAGTGGGCTACCCTCCCCGCAGCAGGGGGCCAGTGATGAGCCGCAACGACCAGGACAACACGGCAGCAGTCAGCTCCCTCGTCATGCCCGAAGCATGGACCGAGAAGGGCTTGTGTGCGCGAGCACTCAACCCCGACGCATGGTTCCCCGAGCGTGGAGAAGTCAACACACCTGAATTGCGCCTCGCCCTGCGCGTGTGTGCTGACTGCCCCGTCAAGGATCTGTGCCTCAAGGAAGCGCTCGCCCAGGGCCCCTCCTGCGAGGGCATCTGGGGTGGCACGCGCCAGTCCGAGCGTCGCAAGATGATCAGCATGGGCTGCGCGACCCTTGAGGAGTACAAGGCCCTCACCGGACAGAAGAAGGAACCCGCCGAGGCCACCGCCCAGCCCGAGCAGGATGCGCCCGCCGTCGAGCCAGCCGCGCCCGTGAAGGACAAGACCACCACCTTCCCCGACGTGCTCTCGGAGGTGATGCATCTGCCTGGGAACTACACGATCGGTAGCCTGTTCTCGGGCTATTAACGGTGGCCTCGAACTCGGCGTACAACTCGCCCTCGGCCCCCGCACGCCTCGCCTGGGTGAGCGACATCGAACCCGGCCCCCAAGCCATCCTCGCCCACCACCACCCCGACGTACCCAACCTCGGGGACATCACGCGCATCGACTGGTCGAAGGTCGAACCCGTAGACGTGATCTGCGGCGGCTCGCCCTGCACCGACCTCTCACTCGCCGGCGCTCGAGCTGGCATGTCCAAGGACACCCGCTCAGGCCTGTGGGAGTCCATGTTTCACGCGATCGCCATTATTCGCCCCCGGCTAGTTGTCTGGGAAAATGTCCAAGGAGCGCTCAGTGCGTCAGCTTTTAGCCTCATGGAACCCGAACAGGGACATATGGGAGGACGGCCAACCGGACCTGTTCTCCGAGCACTCGGGCGTGTACTCGGAGACCTTGCCGGCATCGGGTATGACGCGACGTGGACGACTGTTCACGCTTCCGACGTTGGAGCGCCCCACAAGCGGGCCCGAGTCTTCGTTGTTGCTCACCCCAACAGCGAACCTTGGCTCGAACGGTGGGAGCCAGCCACCCGAGAAACGCCGGGAGGGCGGTCATGGGCCGACGTTAGCGGACGTGATCGAACACCTCGAACACTGATCCCCACGCCAACCGCATCAGAAGGGAAACTCCTGCCCAGCCCGCAGGCCACCAACGCCACCTACTCATCCGCCGGCTACGGGGCTAACCTCCACGAGACAGCAGGAACCCTACGCGACAGTTTCGGCCCCTACGCGCCAGCCGTCGCACGCTGGGAAACCATCACCGGACGCACAGCCCCAGCCCCGACAGAGCCACCCCTACGCGAGGGTGGCAAACCCCGCTTGTCTGTCCGCTTCGTAGAATGGCTCATGGGCTTACCCGATGGACACGTCACGGGTGTGGGACTCTCTCGAGAGAAGACACTACGTGCCCTCGGTAATGGGGTCGTCCCCCTGCAAGCAGCCGAAGGCATCCTGCGATGCCTCCAGCAAGAACGCCAAGTCGCCCTCGAGGAGGGCTGGCCAGAATACAACTCAACCAACAACCACTGAAAGGACCCGAACATGAAAGCTGTCGCATACATCCTCACACGAAAGCCTGAAGCCGACGCCGCCTACCTCAACGCCCAAGGCGTCCCCATCAGCGTCAAGGACAACGCTGACGGCACAAAGTTCCTTGCACTCACAGTGCCGATGGGACACCTGCCCTCAGAGCATCACTACTTGAATCCGGGCGACGCGCTCGTATGGAACCCCGACCTCAAGCCGATCTCCGCCGCTGTCGTACCAGAGCCGCTTGTCTCGGCCATCAAGAGGTATCTCTCATCGAGCAAGAAGTCCCGTTGATGAACGCTGAGGACATTCTCAACGCCATACGTCGCCACTATCCGACGGCGGCGTTCGTCCCCGAGCTCACCATCAATGATGAGCAATCCATCATGGACTACTACGAACAGGGTGAGCATGAAGCTTCCGTGCGCCGCATCGACGCGCTCATGTTCGACAAGCGCATCCGCACAGCCATCGAGATCAAGGTGGACCGAGCCGACGCGAAGAGAGAAGCACTCGCCAAAGTACGCGCCTGGCGTCAGGTCACACACAGATTCTTCTACGCAACGCCGGCAGGTCTCATCGACAGCCCGCCCATCATGAGCGGGTCAATCGGACTCCTCTGGGTGCACCCGGACGGGCGTATCGAGTGGCGCAAGAAGTGCCGCCTCAACCCATCACCAGAACCACTCCCTCTCATCGTTCAAGAACGCATCGCGCACCGAGCCAGCCGCTACGCGCTCGTCCCCAAGGAGCTACGCCCGTGACCCCGCGAATCACGCAAGCCTTACGTCCAGCCGAAGATGGAACCATGAAGCGCAAGAAGAAGCTCCGCTGGGGCAAGACCGGCTGGTGTACGAAGCCGCCCCGCAAGATCCGATACCGCAACGAGTTCGACGCGAAGCTCGCCCTTGCCTCCACGCAGCGTTCACGTAACCCGCGACGTAAAGAACGCCGTTACTACAGGTGCCCAGAGTGCAAGGGTTGGCATCTCACCTCACACTGACTACCAAACGGTAATAAACGGCGGTGATGTGAGCGCTCGGGTCTCGTTTTCCACGGGGGCTAGACCCGAGCGAAGCGAGCTGCGTAGCGCGCATCGCTTTCCTTAAAGGGTTGATATATGGCCGAAAAATGCGCTTTGAGGAACATTTCCCTATGTGCTGGTTTAAGTTCGCGCACTATGGTGAGCTGTTTGGTGCGAGGTAAGCGTAAATATGCTGTGATCCACTTAACCAAACTTGGTGATAATATGTCCCCAAAACAGTGGTACCGTTACCACAACAAACACCCCAGAGAGGACTACTACATGAATGCCACCTACCTACCCCCGACCAACAAGGCAACGTCGCTCGCATCCCTACTCCAGCTCCACTTGGACCAGGCAGAGCGCATCACCGACCCCCTCACCCACTTGGAGAACATCTCCATTGGTGACCTGCGAGTCATTGACCGACGTAACGGTTGCGCTTACCTGTGCGACGGATCCACCATCACCGTTCGCCAAAAGAACGGGGAGTGGATCGTAGCCGCACGCGGGCCGCTCAAGCAGAAGGGGAGGTTCCTTCAGTGAGCTACCGGGCTTGGATCTCAGACCTGGCGCTCGAGGTTGGGGACCTGTCCAAGGCAACCTTCGCCCCATCAGACGAAGTCCTGTTCAGGCAGTGGCTTAGGAAGTACATCGCCACCCATGACGAGACCTGCCAGAAGTACGGTGGCGACATCGACCTTATGCTCGATTGGGACTTCACCTACGACATTGGCAGGTATCTCACAGGACTGTCAGTTGATTTCCCATGGGAAGACACCTACGTTCCATACTTCTTCTTGACGGAGCTGGCAGGAACCAGCAGGTTCTTCCGCGAGCGCGGCGTGCACTTCAAACTGGTCTTCAACAAGGCCGGCGAAGAAGATGATGACCGCTGGCAGATCACCACCACCCACGGCGGCGTGTGGGTGGCTCAGGGGAAGCTCGTGTATGGCAAGCGTGAGCGCGTTGCCTAAGTCGATCACGGTGTGGGTACCGGGTAGGCCTGAGACCCAGGGGTCTACCCGGTGCTTCACGCCCCAAGGCTCCCGCAAGCCGGTCATCGTCCACGACAACCGCCGGCTCGAAGCATGGCGCACCGCCGTCACCTTCGTCGTTAAGCACGCCGCACACAAGGCCCGCTGGGATACGCCCCTGGACGAGCCAGTCGAAGTGACGGCCACGTTCTATCTCGCAGCCCCTAAGCGCCCCAGGTTCGAGCTTCCCGCCGTCAAGCCTGACCTCGACAAGCTCCAGAGAGCGATCGGCGACGCTCTCGGCAACGGGATACTCAAGGACGATAGCCGTATCGTCCACTGGGACGTATGGAAACGTTACGGCACTGAACCCGGCGTGAAACTCACGCTCACCCGACTCACTCAGAAAGGAGAGTAACCAATGATGAAGGTAGCGAAAACCACGGTGCGAAGCGCGCTGTGCACCCTCCTATTCGCTCTCGGGGCCGTCTCTACGCTCACGTGGCTTATCGGCTTCGGTAGCGGCATCATGGCCCTGTGCGCGGCAGTGTTCTACCCTGAGCTCGCTGTTAACGCGGCGCTCCCGCTCCTCGGAGCCGGGGCTGTCAGCTTCGCCGTCAGAGGCGTCTCTGTCTTCGGCCTGCGCTTCATGGCCCCGAAAGACAAGCGCCAGCCACTACGGAGTGACCTCGTTGGCTGGTTCGGCTTCGTTAGCGACGAAGCCCTGGAGGTTCCCTTGGACGCCGGAAAGGATGTGCCAGATGGGTACGCGAAAACCACCAACTGACCGCCCGCGTCCCTGCCAGCTCAGGCGAACCCCCGAGGCCATGCAGGTCACCAGCGACAACCTACGCCAAGTCGCCAAATGGTGCCACGGTGTGCTGCGAACCGAAGGCGGCAAGATCGCCCTCATCGAAGTCACAAACACCACCGCCTCACAGTCCACCGTCGCCCGCGTCGGCGACTACGTCGTGCGCCGATACCGCGGCAACCGATCCATCTTCACCCCCATTCCGCAAGACGAGTTCGAGCAGGAATGGACCGTAAGAGCCAAGAAGGAACCCAAATCCAAATGAGTAACACCGTCCAGATCACTGGCAACCTCACCCGCGACCCCGAACTGCGCTACACCCAGTCCGGCAAACCTGTCGCGTCATTTACCGTCGCCGACAACCGACGAGTCCGCGACCAGTCCGGCAACTGGGTGGACGGCAACACCCTGTTCATGCAGTGCGCTGCGTGGGACGGACTCGGTGAGAACGTTGTCGAGTCCCTACGTAAGGGCATGACCGTAACTGTCACCGGCAGGCTCGAGGCCAAGGAGTACGAGTCGAACGGCGTGAAGGTGCGGGGCTTCGAGCTCATCGCCTCCGACGTCAGCGTCTCCCTGCGCCGTCAGCAGGCCGCCGTCAAGAAGACCACCCCCTCCTACAGTAACCAGCAGGGCAACGGCTACAACGGCTACAGCCCCAACACTCAGTACACGACGGACCCCTACACCACCGGAGCACCCTTCTAAACCCAGACAGGACACAAACGATGACCAACAGCTCCTCCCACATGTTTCCGTTCATGCTCACGCTCCCCGACGGAACCCTCCACGACGCCGTACGCATCTACGAAGCAACCCTCGAGGCCGTCGCTGAATGGTGCGGCGGGGAAGTGGGAGGCGCAGCCATTCCTGGAAAAGGAGTCGTCGCCGGCGTCCTCTACCACACGGGTGTCATGGGCTACAATGCGTTCGCGCCCGTCGGCTCCTACCTCCTACGGGGAGCCATCTCCACCCAGCACATGAGCGCCGAAGAGTTCAACAAGATCTACACGAGCGTATCAAATAAGGATGTATAGCCTACTTTTGTAGGCCACGTCGCCTTGTTTGAGTGCCGCCTTGTTGGTCCCCAGGGTGCAGTGTGCACCCTGGTCCGCTAGTACGCTGGCCTCCAAGCGCATGGCTTGTGCCCTAGCGGGGCATAAAGGAAGAATCACCTCCCTCGTGACTCGGTGGTGGTTCTTCCTTTTTGGCGTGGGCTTGCGTTTGGTTCTGTCCCTGCCCGGGTACTTCAGTGAAGCCCTGGCGGGCGGCGTCCTGAGCACAGTTTGTGGCCGGAGCTTCCGGTTCTTCGCGCGTGTCACCCTTGCTTTAGCGACGCGGGGGACAGCTCGGGCGGCGATGTTCGCCGCGGCGTTCACATCCCTGTCCATCGCGCCGTGCTCGGGGCAGACGGATAGCTTGTGCGTGGGGTGGGTGACCTGTTGGCCGCACATGTGGCACTGTTGCGACGTGTTCGCGGCGTTCACGGCCACGACCCAGCCGCCGTTCTGCGACACGTAGTGGGTGAGCCACTGGATGAGCGCCCCGCGGTTCCACCTGCCGTTCTGCATCGTGTTAGCCACCCAGCTTAGGTCCTCCACCGCCACGACTGCGTTCCCCCACAGGTGAGAGAGGTCTGCTATCTCTTGTGCGGCGAGAACCGCCAACTCGCGCTTCTTGCTGGATGCCGCCTCGCGGTGAAGCTGAGCTTCATCAAGGGCGGACATGCGCGCTTGCCGCTGGGAAAGTAGCCTCCCGGCCTTCCGACGCAGGGCGCGGACCTGCCTCTCGGAGGCGCGCACACTGTTCCACAGTGAATGAACCCGCTGGGAGAGCATCGTCTCATACACGACCCGCCCAGTCGCAGCGCTGCGCACCACAACGGTGGCGTAGTCGTTGAGTCCCACGTCTACGCCGATCACCCAGTCGCCTGAGAACTGCACGACCGGGTTATCGGTCACGACCGCGAAGACGAAAACAGGCCGATCGTCCTGAACACGGATGAGGGGCAGGGCAACCTTCCCCTCGGTGAACCGCGCGTTATCGAAGTCAAAGACCAGCCGATACCACTGCCCTTGAATAACCATTTTCAGGACAATTTCACCGTCGATGGAGGGCGTATTTTCGATGACCGCGTACTGCTGGTCCACCGCGCCCAGATTCGCGTAGTCCTCACCATATGACGGTGCGGACTTGTCTACGGTTCGTTTCCACCCTTGGCTCACGTACTTGGAGCTTTCACCGCTCGCAGCCTTGATGCGCTCCTGCCATGAGCGGTAAGCCGCAACAACGTTGTACTGCATCAGCCGCTCTTTACGCGACCTGCCTGTTCGCCCGGTCGCCAGAAAATCAGGCATAGTCACGCCTGCCCTACAGCCCGCCACAGCGGGAGCCGTCGCAGTAACACGTGCCAGCTCGTCACCTAGAGCCTCGTCGTTGCGAACCACGTAGGTTGCGTAAGCCGAAATGTCACGCACCTCGGACGCAAGGTCCGCTAAAACGCGAGCGCCATCTAGCAGCTCACCGTTCAGATCTAGAACGTGAGAAGGGCACGCGACAAACGCCCTGTACGTCTGGTTCTTAGCCAATGCGTCCCTCCTCCTGTCTTACTTGCCTTCTAGATTGTAACAAGAGCCTCCACTGTCAACTAGCTAGCTAGAAAGGACATACCTGCCATGACAGCGCAGCAGATCATCGCCGCAGCACGCCGCAACGCAGCCATGCTCCCGTCTGAGCAAGCCGCCGCCCGCGAGCGCCGCAACACCACGCGCAAAGCCGCTCGCAAAGCCCGCGAAGCAGCCAAACCAGTGCGCGCCGCACGTGAACTCCCACCCATCGACGGTGCGCACTGGGTGCGGCGACGCTACGGCTCCAACTGGATCTACCCAGCCGTCCAAATCACCGGCTCCCACGTCGCACGCCTCATCGCCCAATGGGCACCACGCACCACCCGCTACGTCGAAACCCCCTCCATGTGGGGACTGTACGTGTGGAACAGCAGGCGCGGCCCTGAACCTGTTCTCGCACAGGAAGGCTGGTACATTGTGCGCACAAAGTATGGGCTGCGAGTAATGGAACCAGCCGTTTTCCAGCAGCTTTACGTCCAATACGAGAAATGAGGACTCTCTCAATACCTATGCAACGGGCGGAACCGTTGCTACCTCTACCAAAACAAGAGGTGACGACAACCATAAGCACTGCGTCAAAGACGCACTTTTAGTTGCAAAACAACCACTTTTGCGGCCCGCGCAACCTAATGCGCCAACAAAAACCAGTGAATGCGCTTGAAAAACATTCAGCGCACATATAGGCTTTCCACGAAAGCACGGAGCGAGGGGGTACCACTCCCTCACATCAACACAGAAGGAGACACTTTGTCCACCAAGACCGTCAAGCGTTCGGCCCTCACGAAGGCCGTCACGCTCTTCGCCCTCGCAGGCCTGGGCGTTATCGCCTCACCCGTGGCAGCGTCATTCGCTGCTCCCGACAACACGACCGACGACACTCCCGCCGTTAGCTCCGACGGCGGTAACGCAATCATCAGCTCCGAGCCTGGCGCATCCACAGCAACCGGAGGCATCAAGGTCACCAGCACGACCGTGAACGGCGCATACGGCGACACGTACGCCGTTAACACACCCCTGAACATCAAGGTCACCTACGAGGGTGACAAGGTGGAGAAGGGTGCAACCTTCTCCGTTGGCCTGGGGGAAGGATTGCAGATCCCGAACGGCTTCAACGGCGTTGACCTCAAAGCCACCGCTCTCGACGGGGCTGAAAAGGTGATCGGTAAGTGCGCCGCCTCCAGCGGTGCGTTTACCTGCACTGTTACAGAGGATGTCGCCGAAGTTCTTGGTGGAAATGGGTCCATCAAGAATGGCTTCGTGAAGCTCGAAGCCACCCTGACAAAGGACTCGGTCGGCAAGACCACGACGGATGTCGTGGTAGATGGTACCAAGCACACCATTGGGCTTGGTAAGGGCGTCGTGGGCGAGCCCGTCACTCCCGGCGACCACAAGTTCTGCTCCGCCTCCGGCATGAGCCCAGAAGGCCTGTACCAGTTCTGGTGCTGGGTCCAGGCCCAGGGCAACCCTGGTGACACGATCACCATTGTCGAGGGGCGAGACGATGCCGTCTACAAGACGGGCGTTTCCACCACTCCGACGGAGCACGGTGACTGGGCCAACCCTTCGTCTAAGCCTAAGTCGAAGCGTGACGGCAAGACGCTCACGTTCGTTGTTCCCGACGGTACCGGCACTCAGGAAAATCGTGTCGGCATCATGGTCACCACGTCTGAAAAGACGATGACGAATACGGCCACGATCAACGGTAAGGAAGTTTCTTCCACCGTGACCTGGCGCGCAAAGGGATCCTCGGGAGCCGAGACCGGTGAGGACGAGAAGCCCGTCACTCCCGCGCCCGAGCCGACCCCGGACCCGAAGCCTTCGGACCCGAAGCCTACGCCTGACCCGACACCGGAGCCGTCTGAGCCTCCGGCCCCGACTCCTGAGCCGACGCCCGAACCCTCCGAGCCGCCGGCACCGACTCCGGAGCCTTCCACACCTCCGGTCACCCCGGATCCGACTCCCGAGCCGCCCGCTCCCACCCCGGACCCGACCCCAGAGGCTCCGAAGCCGGACCCCAAGCCCGAGCCGACTCCGGATGTGCCGAAGCCGGACCCGAAGCCCACTCCCGAGCAGCCCACTCCGGACCCGAAGCCGGAGCCCTCTACTCCTCCGGTCACTCCCGACCCTGAGCCGAGCGTTCCTCCGGTCACCCCGGATCCCGAGCCCAGCACCCCGCCTGTGACCCCGGATCCGAAGCCGTCGGAGCCCCCGGTTACGCCTGAGCCCTCCACGCCTCCGGCTCACACGCCTGAGCCGAAGCCGTCCGAGCCGACCACCCCGGTCACCCCGGACACGCCCAGCACCCCGGACACCCCTCCGGTGACCCCGAAGGCCCCCGCGCCTTCCGCTCCCGTCATCAATGGCGGGCTGGCTAAGACGGGTGCCGACGCTGGCCTGATCGCTGGCGCTGGTGTGCTCGCCGTCGCTGGTGGTGCTCTCCTGGTGGCTCGTCGCCGCCAGAACAAGAACTGACGCCAGTCAGCCAATAGGGAGGCCCTAGAGATGCAATACTCTCCGGGGCCTCCCCCCTTTTTTGTGAGGCGAGGTTTTCCCTTGTCTCACAATGCTTTTAATATTGACGCAGTAATGCGTGTAATGTTACAGTAGGGCATTAAGAAATACCCTCATAGAAAGGAGTAGTAATGCTCAAGAAAACACAGGTCACCGAGCTGATCGATGACATCGACGGCACGCCCGCCACCACCAGCGTCAACTTCAGTGTCGGCGGCACTCAGTACGTCATCGACCTGTCTGAGGAGAACCTGGCCGAGTTCCAGGCCGTACTCGCCCCCTACATCAAGCACGGTCGCCGAACTACCACCCGCAAGCCACGCAGCGCAGCGGGTCGCGTCAAGCGCCAGAACGCGGCAGAGATCCGCGCGTGGGGTATCGAGAAGGGGTACCTCAAGTCCGCGCGAGGCCGTCTCGGCCCGACTGTCATCGCCGCCTACGAGGCCGCACACCAGAACACCGACACTCAGTAAGTAAAGCAGTACAGGAAAGGTTCCCAATCATGTCTTCATACAAGGGCATGCCCGCCATCGCATTCATTGAATTCGCTGATATGCAGGGCGAAGTCGACCTGCGCACCCTTCCCATGGGCACGCTGATCATCACCATAGGCCCAACCGATACGGCGTACTACGAAGATCGCCAGTATATGAAGTGCAAGCACACCTGGGTCAGCCCCGACGGTGGGCAGTGGGACGACCGGTCACTCGCAGAATATATCGACGAGCAGACACGCGCAGGCCGTCGAGCTATCGTCCACTACGCCCCCATCTGCTGAAGCGCACACAGAGAAGCGCCCTAAGGGAACATGATCGGAACCCTTGGGGCGCTTCCTATATCCGTCGTCAGTCGGTGAGGATGCTGTAGATAAATGAGGGGAGCGTGTAGGGTATGGCTCCGAATCGCCCCTCGAGGTAGTTCTTGGTGATGTTGCTTCCTGACTGTAGGCCGGTGAACTCGGAGAGCTGGTAGAGCGCAGTAGCCCCGGCGCTGTTCTTCTCCGTGAACCAGATGCGCTCACGGTTGCGGATGGGGCCGCGGCCAATGTCCATGAGCGCGATGTTGTGGCTTGTGAAGATGAGCTGAGCTCCCGTCTGGTTGACGGTGAAGGCGTTGAACCAGTCGATGATGATGTGGCCAAGGTCCGGGTGGAGGGAAGCCGTCAGATCGTCCACGACAAGCACCTGCCCGCTGGTGAGTGCGTCAACGGCTGCGGCGGCGAGGGCTAGCCACATGATGCTCCCCGAGGACGCTGAGAGCGCCGTATGGGGGAGCGCGCGCTCACCGTACTGGAACTCGAGGAGGTGGGGGAGGGTCTTCGCGAGCGCAACCTCTGCAGTCTCCTTGTCTGACGGGGCGCGGCGCGCAGGTCGCGCCGACTGCTTAGGGGCGTGCAGTTCGATGCTCGTAGTATCAAGGTCTGCGACCTGAGCGAGCGTGCTTAGGACAGTCGTGTCGAGGCGGCGCGACAGTAGGTGCTTGGCGACGTGCAGGTATGCGTCCTCCATCGAGGGAGCGCCGACGCGGAAGACATTGACCCCAGTCGTGAGCGCGTCGCGGACGGGCTTCACCTGCGGGTCGCCCATGAGGGACGCTCGAGTGAGAACCAGTTCGTTCACGTTGACATGGGTGAGGCCTTTCAGGCCCTTCACGGCCCCATGCTTGTCGCGCCAGTAGATGGTGTTCCACCGCTTGCGAGCGACGCGCAGACGCTCCCCTATGATGCCCTCCGTGTTCCGGGAGAGGGCGTATTCGTAGCGCGCGCCGTCGTGGATGAACTCGACGCTGTAGACGGTGGGCTTCGACGCGTCGTAGGGCCTGTAGGGGAGCGCGTTCGCCCCCAGGGGTAGGAGCGTGGCGATCGCGCTCTGCACGTGGCGGAGGCCTTCGAGGATGTTCGTTTTCCCAGAGCCATTGGGGCCGTAGATGCCTGCGACGTGGTGCAGGTGGTCGTCCCACTGGGTGCCTGCTGGCGGGTTGAGGGTGTGTAGTATCGATTGGGTGAGGTCGAGGGTGGCCTCATCTCTGATCGACTTGTAATTGGCGATGGTGAGGTTAAGGAGTTGCATACCCATAAAGTAGCACACATAAGCGACGGTATGATATTTTTTATCGCGAACACACCGAACAGTGTTCCGACTAGGAAAGTGAGACCGCCATGAACTCAGAAACCCACACCATCCTCGCCCAGACGCGCCTCCGCACGTGCCCAACGCCCGAGCTCCAGTACCACTGGGACAAGACCCAGCGCTTCCTGGAAGGCGTCCTCCACATGAGGAGTGTGGATATCTTCCCCGTAGCCTACTGGGCGTGGAGCACCTCCCTGTGGATAAAGGGAGCAAAAGACGACTGGACACGCCAACTGCACGAGCGCAGCGGTGTGCTCGTCGCCCCCGACGACGGGACCATCGTCGGCTACACGACATGTGTACCGATCAACCCAGTCAGCCTCGCCTCCGGCGCACAGTGGAGCGGGTCTATTCTCAGACCCAACACAAGCGAAGCCTACGGCCTCGACGCGAACCAGCCCATCTCCGTGGGGGACGGCTACTGGTTCGCGCACCCCGCCATCATGCACGGCCAGCAGATCGCGCACGTCCGCTACGTCAGCGTCGGCATGGGGCCCGCTCCCCGCAGCAACAGGGCGCGCTGATCGCTCGTCGGCGCTCTACACATGCCACGTCAGCAGAAAGGCAAAGAACGCCATGAGGACATTCTTTATCGTCCGAGGAGCGCCCGGTATCGGCAAGAGCACCTTCCTCGGCCTCTACCAGGCCCGCGGCCAAGTCGTCTCCCTCGACGGGATCCGCGACGTGTTCGCCATGCCTGTCCCTGACTGGGACGGCGTTCCCGGCAGGTCTATCCGTGGCGGCACGGAGGAGACGATCTCCCGCGTCCTCGAGTCCGCCCTGCGGTCGCGCTTCGAGCAGGGTGGTGACGTGTTCTTCGACGCGACCAACCCGGAGTTGCAACAGTTCAAGCATCTCTCTGACTTGTCCCGCGCTTACGGCTACCAGGTCGCTGTCATCGATATGCAAGGCGATGCCACCGACGACATGATCCTCGCGCAGAACGCGAAGCGCGCGGGCACCGTCAGCTATGTGCCCGAAGAAGATGTTCTCAGGATCTCCGCGAGGGTCCGTGAAGGTACTCGCGAGTGCCAACGGTACGCTGGGCGCGGCATGTGGGTGTCGGCCCAGTGGGAAGAGCGCGACTGTGGGCTGCACCTGGCCAACCTCGATGCCATGCGCGACTTCGTGCGCTCCACCATCGACGGACACTACGTCAAGACAATCACCCCGAAAGCGGGGGAGCGCGTCGTCATTGTCGGGAGTGCCTACGGTGACGCCCAAACCCTCAGCAAGGCACTCATGGGAGCGTGGGATGAGACCAAGGGCGCGCCCGCCGTGACGTGGGTGTTCCTCGGGGATACACTCGCCGACAGCCCGCACGTCGCCCAGGTGTGGAAGATCCTCAAGTACTTCGAGACCCAGGCCAAGCAGCATGGCCACGCCGTTATCTTCCTCGAAGGGATTGATGAGACGATTCTGCGGGAAACCCTCACTCGCGCTGTTAACCCCCGCGAGTTCCCCGACGTCCAGCAGGCCATCGTGGCGATTACCCGCACGGGGGCGCAGAAGCGCGACCTCCTGCACCATCTGAACAGCCTCACCTGCGCGCTCACCATCCACACGCCCCACGGCACCTACTACGCCACCACTGGCGGCACAGCAAACCAGGACCGCACGCTCACTCCCCTCGAGTGCACCAACGGCGCGAGCGACCGCACCAGCACCTACCGCAGGAAGACCAACTACGAGGACTACATGCAGCCCCTCAACGACGCAGCAGCCCGCGCTGACATCACGATCATCCACGGCCACAGGAACACGCACCACGACATGCCCCGCGTCGTCGCCGTCGAAACCGCAACCGCGCCCGGTTACGTGATCCTCTGACCAGTCACCAACACTCACAGACCACAACCGCTTTCACGACGAAAGGAATACCAATGGGGCAACGAGGCGTACACGCCACCATCACCCGAGATGAGCGCACCGGCCTCATCACCGTCCAGCACGTGACAGTCCAATGGAGCACCCACATCGCGCAGGTCCTCCAGTTCGCGCTACAGCACGCAGACAAGGACGGCTACACGCAGGATGAGTTCCTGAAGCTCCTCAAGAAGACCATCACAAACATGGAGAACATCAGTGCTTTCAACCTATCCGACGAGGACGACAAGTACTACGACAAGCACAAGCCCATGGAATGCTACTGTCTCGTAGCCCGAAACTACGAGGACGGGAAGGAGTACCGCCTCGGCATCGACGACGGCGACGGAGAGCTTCTGACAAGCCGCGAGAAGTCGGATCGATGCGCGACGCCCCGCGCGTTCGCCACGCGCAAGTCGGCTGAAAAGTTCATCAAGACACACAGCCACGCCCAAGACGCAGTGTCGTACCTGTGGGACCTGGACACAAACCAGTTCACGTTCTACGTGAACGACGGGTACGCCCTCAAGGCCTACGACTTTGCCTCAGGCGAGACCGTAGTCTGCAAGGAGATCACCTACAGTCTCGACCAGCTGCGCCACCCCAACGCGTCAGTCGAGTTCGAGGGCAGAATGTCCTCAGACCTGATCGTCCCCCTCTACGAGGGCCAGCTTCCCGACGACGGCGACGCCGACACCGAGGACAGCGCGGAAGACCCAGACGACGACGCGACTCCACAGGAGCGCGCCTACCGACGCCTCCCGATCGCCTGGCCGACGATGGGCGGCGTCCCCGACCACGCGATCATCATGCTGGTGAACCGCAGTACAGCCAGCTACGCAGCCATCGTGCGCGCCGACGGCAAGGAGTACCCCGCGAACCTCCTGACCATCGACCCGTACCTCGAGAACAAGTCGATCGACCGAAACCCCTTCGTGTACGATCCCCGCGTCGAACCCGAGGCACAGCCCCCGTACGTTGTCACCAGCTTCTCCGGCAACCCGCAGCAGTGGGACGGAGAGTGGGAGTTCTCCAAGATCAGCCCCAAGACCGGGCGCGTCAACCTGGCATACACCTACAAGGTGACCGGAACCCTGGTGGAGAACACCCTCGACGAGCTATTCGCCAAGGCCATCCAGGGCGGCGCACACAAGCCCGACCCGTACTACGGGCGCACACCCGAATGGCTGGCAGACTTCATCCGCGACGTCGGCACATGGACAGTCGGAGACTCAGAGCACTGGGCACTCCGGTGCGGCGTCGAATTCGACAGCGACGAGCAGATCCCCGAAAACGGTGCTGAAGCGCAGAAGCTCTTCGAAGAGAGCGCCTTGAAGTACGCCGAAGCGATGGATACCAAGCTCATCGCATTCACGAAGGGCACCCCGCTCAAGAAGCGCCTCTCTACGATTCAGCGACGCTGGCTCCTCGGCCCAGCTGGCCGCTCTGTCATGCCCGACGAGATCGAACTGTCCCCCATCGCAGGAGGCAAGCTCATTGAGGCCTACGTGAAGCCATGGGACCGGTCCTTCGCCGTCCCCATGGGGGATGCACTCGATAAGCTCGTCTACCGCGCCCTAGCGGCAGCAGTCTACGACTACGCGGGCAACTGCGACGCCCCACTGACGAACCTGCGCCTCACTGCGAAGGATAGCGACGCCATCATGTGCGCCGCGTTTTCCCCCGCCTGGTCAACAGACGAGCGCCTCGGCACGCGACGCTCTGTCATCAAGCTGAGCGACTGGATCGCGAAGCACTGACCTCAGCTAGACCCCAACCACCTTGCGCTCATGTAGGGTGGCCGGGGTGCTCGTTTAAGCGTCGCCGTATCAACGAGAGCGATGCTCTCCCCATTAAAGCCAATACCCCCACACCATTGGGGAATCTAGGAAGAAAGAAGTAAATGGCATCCCTACCTCCTATCAAGTGGCCCACGGGCCGCACACCCTCCAAGGTCGAGATCTTCCTGTACGAACACAAGGGCGGTCGCGTCGCCCTCCACGTCGCCGATCTTGATGCCAATATCGTTTACCCGGCATTCCTCCTAGAGGACATGACCGGGCACTGGAGCAGCACTGAGGGCTGGCACGCCAACCCATTCCTATGGGTCGAAGGCGACGAGGATAACGTGCGTATCCTCCACTTCAAGGGCAACCCCTCCACGTGGGAGGGCGTGTGGCAGACGTCCAAAGGCACCATTGACGTGAAGTCGTATCCCTTCTTTGCCGACACCCTCGATGACGGTGTTGACCCCGATAGCGGTGACCCCATCAAAACTTTCACCTTCGAGCAGGCCCGCCAAAGCAACGGCCCCATCGGAGCAACCAAGACGGCGAACAGTATCTTCGTATCCCCTGGAAGCCTCACTCGGTTGAGCGCAGTCTACAGGAACTACCTCGCCGAATACGACAAGTACGTCGGCATGACCCCCGAGCCCGGTGGCAACGTGACAGTCGCCCACAAGGAGTTCTGGACGAAGCTCTGCCAGAAGCAGAAGGGCGGCGAGGCCATCCTCCCGTACAAGCCAGCCGTCATGAAGTCTGACGAGCATTACCTCCTGCTCCACGACATGGTGCCCGCAGGCAAGAATGACCTGAAGGGGCTTGTCCCCTTCAAGGCCGGCACCCCCGAGTCGAAGCGAGCAGCGTACATCGGGAAGAAGTGGGAAGTCACAGACCCCCGCACAGGCAAGCTCATTGGGTTCGACCAGATCCGCGTCGAAATCAGCTTCACCGGCGAGACAGCAACCGTCTACGTCGCTCCCTTCGACATGACGTTCGTCATGCCGAACATGTCGGCCCTTGACAAGGAGATTTACCGGACCCTCAGTGAGATCGTCGAGTTTGTCAAGGCCTACGACCCGGACCTTGACGTGACCTACCCGCAGGGCGCGTACACGTCGCCGACGAGTTTCCCCCTTCGGCGCGTCACCAGTCCTCACTGGATCGTGCTCTCACGGAACTTCAACGCGCTGAACACGCCGGCTCCAACCGCCCGTAAGCCGCAGTCAATGACCCTCAGCGAATGGGCACGCACCAACTAACCCACACATGTGGAGGGGCAGGGACACTCGTACCTTGCCTCTCCACTTCTCCATTTCGAAAGGATCGCGATAGGAACACCCGCCATGCTGATCAGTCCATACCAGCAAACCAGCAACCAGCCCATCTCCGTGTACGGGCACCCCCTCGGAATGCCGGAGTTCGACAGTGAGGAGTACGACAAGAAACAGAAGCGCGCCTACACGGCATTCCTGCGGTCACGCCCCGCCAACTACCTACCCAACCTTGAAGCGCTCCGACCCCAAGGATGGGACATCCCCCGCCTGTTCGAGACCGACAGGTTCATCGTCACCGAGCCGTGGGACGCATCCCTCCCCAACGTCGCAGCGCCCCTGAAAGGCAGCATCGCCTTCCGCTACGACAAGCCCCTCGAGGTCACGACCTACAACGAGTACTACGAGAAGACCGGCACCCAGCCCGTCACCTGCCCCTCTGGCAGTATCCCCATCGCCTCGCAAGTCAACCTGCGCCTCTCGCCCGAGCAGGCGAACAACATGCCCGACGGCTTCAAGTACGCCCAACGCGCCCCGAAGTCAGACGAATACCCTGACGGAGCGTTCCTGTACTGCGTCCCTAAGACGTTCCTCGACAAGATCGTCCCCTACACGCTGATGCTGTCCCGCAAGCCCCTCGCGCGAACCGTCGAACGCTACATGTTCCCCCTGTGTGCCTACAACACGTCGCTGTATCTGTCTGTCGTCCGCGAGTCCCCCTTCACCACCCGCTACCGGGACACTGCCCCTATTGCTCTGTGGGCCCAGTACAACAGCGACTTCGACCGGGCCATCACCAACCTCATCGACATGTGGGGAAACCAAGGCTGGGTACCCATGCGCGGCCAATACTCGCTCAGCACCGGCGAAGACCTCGCCTACAAGCACGACCTCTACGACGACAAACTCCCAGCCCCACCCACCAACTAACCACTAAGGACAACCTATGGCCAGCCAGAACTGGACCCTCACTCCCAGCGGCTACTGCTACCCCGACGACGATCCCGAAGACGGGTTCCACCTCCCCCTCAAAACCACACCCACATCCCCCGTGCCTGTGCGCGTCGTGAGCTTCCTGAGCACCCTCACCCAGCAGCAGGTGAGCGTCTGGGACTCCCAAACCCCCGACACTACGAACCTCGTGTCGAAACTCGACGAAACACGCATCTCCCAAGCACTCCTCACCGCAGTCACCAGCACAGGACAGTGGGGGTGGCTGCACGTCCCCGTCGATCACGAGTCGGGGCGGGTCGGCTTCAACACCATCTGGGTACTCCCCGTGAATGGGGGACATGCGTGAGAGGTATTGCAGGTGTCCTCCAAGGCGCAGCGGACGTGCGTGGCCGCGGCTTCTACCTGGTCGATGAAGTCAGCGGGCGAACCGTGCAGGTGTGGGTGCGCGAACATGCAGTGCCGCTGATGCGTCGGATGCTCGGCGTGAGGGTGTTGGTTGTGGGGCGTATGGATGATGCGGGGAGGGTGGTGTTCGCTGAGGATGTGCGCCCCTGTCCGATCCCCACACCAACACGCATGTGACCCACTTAACCAATAATCGGGATGTGTGCACCAGACACAAGCCCCCCCCCGCAAGTAACATAGAACCAACCCCCAAGGAAGGAAAATCCATATACAACCCCGCCACCCTTACCAAGGCCCTCGAAACCGCACCCGCGGCGGAACAAGCCATGCTCGAATCCCTACGCAGCCCCGACACAGCACAACCTGAAAGGAAGTAACCCCCGGCAGAGCGCCCCAGGTTAAGGACCAACAACCCCCACCCTGGGGCGCTCGTGTATGCGCGGATTCGCTCCCACTTGCATATCCGATTCGGGCGCTATATGGTATGTAGTGTCCCGATTCGGGATATTACTTCACTCGACAATACAATCCAGAAGGAAAACCATGAACACCAAGAAGATCATTGCGGCGCTCGTCGCATTTACTGCCGCCGCCACCCTCGGCGCGTGCACCAACCCCGACAAGACCGCACCCGCCAAGCGAACAGTCCCCACGTTCGCGCAGCATCCCTCCACCACGACCCCCGCGCCTACCACACCAGCACCTACAACCCAGACCCCGACCGCGCCGACAGCGCCGACCGCTCCCACGACGCCGCGAGCCACCACTCCTCGCACCACAGTTAAGACGCCAACCTTCCCCTCCTCTCAGCTGGGGCTGGGACGAGGCTCCGCCTACAGTGACGGCTTCTACACGCAGTCCCCAGTCCTGGACGGCAACTTCGACGTCCCCACATATGTGCCGGCATATGTCCCGGACAACACCGTGTCCGCTGACACGAGCCACGCCGACGCGCAGGCTCGATTCGCAGCCGCCCAGGCCGCGCTCCTGGACGCGAACAACGCCCTGGCTGACGCGCAGAACCGGCTTTCCGCAGCTCAGGACGCGGAAACCGCCGCCCAGGGTGCGCTCGCGGACGCGAAGGCCAAGGAAGCCGACGCGAAGGCCACGCTCGACGCTGCCATGAAGGCCGACCCCGCCGGGGCCGTCTCGTACATGAAGGCGAAGAACGACCTCAACGATGCGAAGGCCGCTACCGCCGACGCCCAGAAGAAGCTCGACGACGCGAAGGCTGCGCTGACTAATGCCCGCACCCAGGCCGACAAGGCCAAGGGTGAAGCCGACACCGCTCACGCTGACCTCGACAAGGCGAATGCCGTCCTCAAGGATGCGCAGGATCGCCTCGCCACCGTTATGGCCGATCAGGCTACTCGAGCGCACGCCGCCGTCGATGCCGAAGCGGCCCTGGACTCCGCGAAGGGCGCGAACACTGACGCGCAGGCTAAGAAGGCTGAGGCGAAGGCCGCTCTCGAAGCGTCTACCGCCTCCCTCAATGAAGCCCAGGCGAACCTCGACGCAGCCAAGCAGGCCGCCGAAGTCGGCGGCATCAACTGGGACGGCCTGACTGTCTCTGAGAAGCAGGAACTCGTCCGAGCGTTCCTCCTCCAGATGATGAACGACTACCGAGGGCAGTACGGTCTGGCACCGGCTCCCATCGGGGTTGACGTGCAGGCCTTCGCTCAGGCACACGCCGACACGAACCCCGACTTCCTAGTCGGCCCCGACATGGGCGACTGGGACAAGACCAGCCCCAACGGACTGACCAACCGCCCCTACGGATCCCTGTCAACCGGCACCAGCTGGGAAGACAAGAATCCCCTCAAGGCAGCTCAGGACGCCTTCGACGCCTTCCACAGCATCCGCTCTGCCGACGCGACGATGCTCAACGAACGCATCAACGCGTTCGGTATCGGCGTTAGCGAAGACGGCCACATCGCTGTCGTTGGCCTCATCGCCGACGAGAACACCAAGGGAGCCTACACCTACGCTCCCACTGGCGTGGACGTGTGGGGCGGTAAGCCTGTCCCCACCGCCTTCGACCCGAACTACTCGCCCACGCACGCCTACCCCGCCTACGAAGGCGACGTCGAGACAAAGGAGGCCCCCAAGGTCTCCAAGATCGAGACCGCGGGAACCCTCACTGACCTCGAGGCCGCCCTCAACAGCGCACAGGCCACCGTCACCCGTGACACGGAGAACGTCGAGAAGACCACCGCAGCCGCCGACAAGACCCAGGCTGACCTCGAGGCCGCTCAGACTGCGCGCGACCAGGCCGTCGCAGACCGAGACAACGCTGACCCCGCCGCCGCACGCCAGGCCGTGACCGAAGCGTCCGACGCTCAGGCCAAGGCGCAGGATAAGGCCACCCAGGCCGACGAGTTCGCCCGCGAACAGGTCGAGCAGGTCGCGCCCGCCCAACAGGACGTCGAGCAGGCCACCCAGGCCGCAACCGAAGCCGCCAAGGCCCAGGAAGCCGCCCAGGAAGCCTACGACACCGCCGCCAACAACGCTGCGGACATCGCAGCTGCCGACAAGGCCCTCACCGACGCACACAAGGGTACTGAGGACGCGCTCGCGGGCGTTGCCGACGCAGTTGCCAACCGTGTCGAGGCTGAGGATGCCGTCGCCTCCGCCCAGGAGAACGTCGCATCCGCTCAGGCCGACGTGGACGCAGCCGTGTCCGAGCTCGGCAACTGACGGGGAGGTCCGAGAAACGTCCCCTACCTTGGCGCGTTACTTCTGGGTCCGAGTGAAGTAAGTGCCTGAGCGCGTCAGGTAGGGGAGTGCCCCAGGTTTCGTGTGGAGCCTGGGGCTTTTCTCCACCCCAAGACACTTGTGATCCACTTAACCAGAATGTGGGTTCCTAACGGTTGCGCACGGAACCGCACGCTGCTAAATTAGTCCATGTCAGGAGGAAAAATTCTCCGACTCCTGGCAAGTGTGATAGGGACAGCTGCCCGAGGCAACGACCTCGACGCTAATAAGCCTCGGGCAGCACACGCCGCTCTAGCTCAACGGCAGAGCATCCGCCTTGTAAGCGGACGGTTGAGGGTTCGACCCCCTCGAGCGGCTCCACCGCCACAAGCCAGTGGCAGTGAAACTGAATACGGGGTGTAGCGCAGCTTGGTAGCGCATCTGCTTTGGGAGCAGAGGGTCGCAGGTTCAAATCCTGTCACCCCGACGGATGTCAACAAGAACCAAGTTGACATTGGGGGTGGGTATCACCATCCTCGCGGCTGGTGGTTCCGGCCAAAGGCCCTGCGCATAAGTCAACGGTAGACCAGCGGAACATGCCAGTGCGACCCCGGTTCGACTCCGGGATGCAGGGCCAAACAATAATGGTTTCTAACCTAATAGTGATCTTGTGGCGTGAGCGGCGTGGGCCGCACGGCATGAAAGAGTTGAAGGATGCGGGTTCGAGTCCCGCCACCCCGAAAGGGCCACCCCGCAGTGGGTGGAAACACGAGTACAGGGTATAGCTCAACTGGTGGAGCATCAACAAGACTGCCGGGGGCGGGTTCGACTCCCGCACGCCACACCTGGGCTTCTAGCTTAACTTGGGGCAACGCGTGGCCCCACCGGGGAAAGCAACCCGCCGCAGTGCGGGGAAGATGAGGGTTCGAGTCCTTCGAAGTCCACAATGCGTAGCTCTAATCGGAAGAGCGCCAGGCCGTAGGTCCTGGAGGTTGCGGGTTCGAGTCCCGTCGCAGAGCGCGACTTGTTCGCGTGCGAAGGCAGCGAAAGCTAACCGTTGGGGGTTGATCTCCCCGGTGGATAGTCGGAACTGTTTTCGTCAGGGGTATAGTTCAGCCGCGATCCGTTCGATGCGCACGAATGGAACGTGTGGGTGCGACTCCCACTGCCCCGCCTATGGGCTGTTAGCGACAACTGGTAGAGCGCCTGTTTTGCAAGCAGGGGGTTACGGGTTCGAGTCCCGTACAGTCCACAGCTGCTCTCGTAAGGAGATGCAGCTACCTAGCTGCTAGGTGTCCTCCGGGACTACCTAGCTTTACACAGAGAGAGAAGCAATCACACTGTCAGCCCGTCTTGCGGGGCGGGTTGGCGTGAAGCGCATTTGGCGGAATTTGGCAGACGCGCTGGATTTAGGTTCCAGTGCCTTTGGGCGTGTGGGTTCGAGTCCCACAATGCGCACGGTCGCCATTGGCGATCCTCCTAAGCCAGGTAGTGTGAGGCTGCCTGGAGTAGCAAGGGACTCTGCTCCTCCAATGGTTTTGGACATCGGCCTGGGGGAGTTAAACGATGTCAGCACGCATCCAAGGGCCCCACCTCACAACGGCGAAGGCCCCCGACCATCTTTTCTCTTCTCTGGTTGGGGGCCTTTCGTCATGCCTGGAGGTGTTTCTTGCAACCAAACGCCAGTGGCGCAGTGTCACGCTCTAAGATGGGAGAGCACTCTCCCATGTTTCCGCAGAAAGGAATACCTAATCAATGAATCGTTCTAGCACCGTCGGGGTGGGGCTTGTAGCAGCCTTGTCTCTGGCGTTAATCCCCGCCACTTCGTTCGCCGCCCCGTCGCAGACGGACTCCTCGTCTGGGGATGCGTCGATCGTGGCTCCTAGCAACCCGTCCGTGTCCGAGGAGGATCGGGAAGCGGCTGACGCTCAACAGGCTGAGATGGACGCTCGAGCGGCCCGCCCCGACGTCCAGGTGGCTCCCGCGCCCGTGCCGTCAGTGCCGTCGAAGCAGACCCCGCCCCTGGTCACCACGCAACCGGATGGGAGTGTCGGCAACGACAAGGTGCACATTTTGTCCCTGTCGGGCGCTGACTGCATCGTCGTGGAGTCGAACGGCCACTTCGGCATCGTGGACGCGGGCGACGATAACGACTACCCAGACGGGTCAGACCCCCGTTACCCGAAGCGCGCGAACATCGCGTTGTGGGGGCAGGAAGACCAGGTGCGCCCCTACCTCGACAGTCTGGGCATCAGCTCTTCCAACCTCGACTTCTTCATCGGCACGCACCCCCACTCCGACCACATCGGGTGGGCTGACACTCTGATTCACCGGTACCACCCCAAGCACATCTACACGCCCGTCTACGACGACTCCTACTCGGTCAGTGATGACGTGAACCCGCTGTGGGACAACCAGAAGGTCTACGACGATCTCGTAGCCGCGGCGACGTGGGCTCAAGGCGCGTACGGGGCGACGTTCGACCAGCACGTCAAGCCCGGCCAAGGCGACCTCATCCAGATGGGCGACATGCTCGTCCAGATCGTGCCCCTGTCTCCAGGTGAGGAGTACGCGCACCCCGGTAAGCTCGCGAACACGAACCTCATCAGCTACACGGCAAAAATCACGGCCCACGGGCGCAGCGCCTACCTGGCCGCCGACCTCGAGAGCGGCGAAGGCAAGGAAGACTACGTGGCTGGCGTGGTCGGTCACGTGGACTGGCTGAAGGCCGGACACCACGGCCTGTACACGTCGAACAGTGAATCCTTCCTGAACACACTGTCGCCTTCCCTGGTCATGGATACTGGCTTCGAGTTCAGCACTCCCGATCGCCTCGGCCTGCCCGCGCTGAGGGGCCGCTACGAGTGGTTCGACGGCTACTCGATGCGCAACGCCGGCATCCCGGCCCTCGTCGGCACCTTCACGCCCGGCGGGATCACGCGCCCGCACCTGAACGTCGGCATGGGACACACGTTCGCATCGACCACGCCGCACACGTACTGGTTCTACGACGGTAAGCCAGCGGTCACACGCGGATGGTGGAAGGGTTTCTACGACGGCTGGCACTACTTCGACTCCTCCGTGTCCGCCGTCGAAAACGGGTGGGTCCAGGACGGAGGCTACTGGTACTGGATGAACGCCTCATCCGTGATGGCGACGAGCACCTGGGTTCACGACGGCGACAAGTGGTACTGGGTGGACGACGCCGGCCACATGGCAAGCGGCGGCTGGCACCGCATCAGCGGATCCTGGTACTGGCTCAACGGCAACGGGGCGATGGCTACAGGCTGGCTGCTCGACCGCGGCTCCTGGTACTACATGGGTTCGGACGGCGTCATGAAGACCGGGTGGGTCAATGACGGTACCGGATGGTTCTGGCTCAACCCCTCCAATGGGCGCATGGACGCCGGCGGCTGGCGTAACCTCGGGTCCTGGTACTACCTGGCTGGTAACGGGCGCGCCGTGGAAGGCTGGGCGCAGATCAGCGGCTCCTGGTACTACATGCAGCCCGGTAGCGCCCAAATGCGCACCGGATGGGTCAACGACGGCACCGGCTGGTTCCTCCTCGCCCCCAGCGGTGCGATGCGCACCGGCTGGGTCAACGACGGCGACACCTGGTACTGGCTAGCCGGCAACGGCAGGATGCACACTGGCTGGCTCCAACAGGCCGGGGCCTGGTACTGGCTCGAACCCTCCGATGGACGCATGGCGGTCGGTGTCGTGAGCGTTGACGGTCGCACCTCCCAGTTCGCCCCATCGGGACGCTGGCTCGGCTACGCCTAACAGCCCCCGCTGAGGGGATACACGGAGCGCCCACCTCGACTCCTTTGTGAGGTGGGCGCTTCGCTATGTGGATCTTGATGGCGACCATGCGCCACGCTCAGTTTTTAATGTACCAAAGAGTGTGCCGTGTGGATATAATGGGGCCGTGGGTAGTTGCACCTACCCACGGCCGATGACAATCGTCCACCCGATTCACACCGTGGGTGCTCATCGGATTAGAGGATTGAGTTTAGATTCTCGAAGATCGCCGTGGCCAGGGCTAGCACCGCCACGGCGATTTTCTTTATCTGATCGGCGCTGAACTCGATGTCGATTTCGTGCGGGTCATGATGGAAGCTCTCACCTCGTTCTATGACCGATTGTGCGGTAAGTACGCCACTAAACGAAGATACTGGGGCCACATGTGGTTCATCCAGCACCTAATGGCGCTGCGTGGGACTCTTCTTCGCTTGGAGATATAAAACACGCCCGTTGGATTACAAGACAATAACCTTATGGTCAGTAAGATAGAGGCTGTCCAACCCCAACAGTTAGTTAAGGGAAGTATGATCAACGTCAACACAGCACGGAGACGGGCTGCGAGTGCGCTGCTGGCAATGGCACTAGCCACTGCCGGCATCGCCACCAGTTTCTTCACAGCTCCAGCCCACGCCGAAGCCCCCGCAGGGTACTCACTCTCCTGGAGTGATGAGTTCGACGGCACCAGCCTCGACACCTCCAAATGGGGGTACGCCTACGGGTGCTTCGACCCGGCCCTGAAAACCCAGACCCACTACACCGACTCCCCGGAGAACGTTCGGGTCGCCGACGGCAACCTCTACATCACGGCTCTCTACTCCCCCACACGGGTGAAGTGGAACAAGGAAACCCGGAAGATGGAGACGATCGACCGGACGTGCACTCGCACGGAGAACGGTCAGAAAGTCACCTACTCAGCCCCCTTCACGTCGGCCATGGTGCAAACCAAGGACGATAACGGCGTCAAGTACTCCATCAAGGGCGACTTCTACGCCGAGGCCCGCATCAAGCTCCCCGAGAACGCGCCATCATCTTGGTCTTCTCTCTGGACTACAGGCGAGAAGGGCGGCCCATGGCCCGGCAACGGGGAGATTGACGTGTTCGAGTCGAAGGGCTGGGACGCTTCCTACCTCCAGGCGAACACGCACACGCCACGCCAAGGTAACCCGTCGAAGTCCGAGCAGCATCACGGCCAGCTCGCAAACGACGGCACCACCCAGACCCAGTTCCACACGTACGGTGTGGAGAAGACCGGGGACAAGATCACGTTCTACCTGGACGGCGTGCCCATCCACGTCGTCAACTACAAGGACATCAAGGGCACCAACCCGTTCCTCGACGAGGACAACGGGATGATCCTGCGCCTCAACCAGATTGTTGGTGGCACCTTCCTCGCCTCGGACTCCGGCGACACCACGTACGTGGATGCCATCCCCTACAAGGACGCCTACACGGGCGCGGGAGCCAGCATGGTCGTGGACTACGTGCGCGTCTACAAGAAGGCCGCGAGCGCGGATCCTGCCCCAGTTGTCCCAGCCCCGACCCCGGAGCCGACGACTGAGCCCACCACCGAGCCTGCGCTGCCGACGGATCCCAAGCCTGCCGACCCGACCCCGGCAAACCCGACTCCAGCTGAGCCCACGCCAGCGAACCCCACACCGGAAACTCCAGCTCCAGCTGAACCCACACCCGCCGACCCAACACCGGCACCGGAAACACCCGCACCTGCTCCAGCTCCGACAGAGCAGCCCACCCCAGAGAGCCCCGCCCCCGCAGTCGAAACCCCCGCACCGAGCGCAACAACACCCGCTCCAACCGTGGAACCGGCTGCTCCGGCAAACTCTACCGAGGGGGCCACTCCTGGTACCGACGTGGTGCATGGGGCCGGTCCCTCTACGTCTACAACTGGGACCAATGGGGCGGTTACTGGTGGGGCACTCCCCGCTGGTACAGCCCCTACCGCTACTACCAGTGGTGGTGACGGCACCCTAGCGAAGACCGGCGCAGACACCAACATCCTCGTCGGCTCACTGGCCTCGGTCACCGCAGGAGGCATTCTTCTTGCCATGCGGCGACGTAAGGCCCGCCAGTACGCGCGCTCCTAAGCGCCACCATCCAGAACGCCCCAAGGGGGAACCGCAGACACGCACTGCGCCCCTTGGGGCGTTCCCATACCCACCGACCTCTATGGCTCCCAGACGGGCCTCTATGAGAGGCACACAGGCTCCTATGAGCGCATTTCGCTAGAACACGGGCCCCTATGACATAGAGACCACCTCCTATGACATAGAAACATGCCTCTATGAAAGGCTGCGAGCATACAGGATCGCCCCAGAGGGACAGTCAGTACGTTCCCTCTGGGGCGCTCTGCCGGGGGTTGGTTACTTGGTGATGTTGGTTCTCACGAGGATGCCTCGCTGGCCTGGCAGGGCCTTCTCTACGACCATGGTGGGCATGTTCACCCCACGCTGGCGGGCGATGTACAGGATATCCGCCGGCGTCAGGATAGTCGCTAGGAGCTCACGCCCCCCAACGAGAGACCTCCGTGTCTTGTTGTCACTGCCGGCAACGAAGTAGTACACCGGGTCCTTCGAGGAGTGCACATCGTCCATGAACATCTCAAACGCCCGCTCCTCACGCCGTGCGCCGGCATGCAGATCCCACATTCCATCGCTGCTGCGCTTGTAGCAGTCGAAGCTCAGCGCGTAGCAACTGGGTCCGTGAGTAACCATGACTTTCACGGCCTCCTTTTCGCCGACGTGGGTGAGGATGTGGACCTCGTCAGCGAGGTTATCTTCCCGGAGGTCGAAGATGCCGGCCTCACCCTCGGGGCGCTGGAGATACGCGACTATGTCCCAAGTGATAGAGCGTGCAGCCTCGCCTTTAAAGATCACCGGATAGCCGGGCTCCACGTAATCACGCAGCCACGAGATGACTTCCTCAAAGGCATACTTGGAGGGCTTGGGGGATGCGACAAGCTCATTAACGTCCTCCACCCTCTGCATATCCCGCCCCGGATGAACTGCGCTCACCTTAGCGATGGTTTCCGCAATCTCGCGACGCGGATCCACAGGATCATCATCCTCGAGGAGTTCACGCTCCCAATCAGCCAACTCCTCAGAAGAGTCACTACCACCCGTAGCGGTAACGGGAGCCTCGGTGTAGGGGATTGTGGGAGGTGCATCTTCTGTGACGGACTTTGTCGCGTTCTTGTCCAGCGGCTCTAGGGTTTCTGTTGAAAGCTCTGCGTTATCTAGCAGCTTGAAGAAGTCTTCAAGCCCCATACGCAAGTACTCCTCGTAGGAGATGTCCCTTTCGTTCAGCGGAACGTCATAGCCATTCCGCTCATCGAGCTCCAGAAGTTTGCGCTCGCAAGCAATGGAGATGCCTCGCTTAACTGCAAGTTCTCGAAGCAATGCGTTTGTTGTCGGCTGATCAAGCACAAATGAGAGTTCCGTATCATCCGGTGTTGTGCGCAGTGCAGAGCTTTCGCACAGTGCACGTTGCGCATCAAACCTGGCGCGCAACGTCACGTCAGTAGAATCGATGCAGTTGTCAAATTGGGGGTGGACCCACTCTCCATTCACGTCAAGAGTGAGCACATATTTTGTGCCATCCTCCTTATTTGGTGCCGAAAGTTGCACTGCTGAAGCAGTGGACGCATAGTCCCAATCGAGCGTCAACGCCTTTCGGATCGGATTATGCATCCAGTACCCCTCGATGGGGATACCTGCGATAAGGTCCATCGCTTCCTCGTGGCTAATGGCAGTTAGAGCTTCGATTGAATCCTCTCGCTTCTGGTAGTCGTGCTTAATACTGCCATTCTCAAAAGGCGCGGGCTTGAGTTCACGCTTACGAATACCCTTAACGATCATTCCGTCATTATCTTCGTTTTCTGACGTGCGGAATGCGACGTACTCGCGTACCTCTTGGGCCTCCTTATGGAAGCGCTCCTTTTGCTCGCCGAACCACCACGTGAGGAGTTCCAGCTGCTCGTATTTATTCTCTGGGTAGAAGACTGATGTCCACCCCTGGCTGTCAGAGAAATACTCTGTTCGCCCGCTCTGCATTGAGGCATCATTGGCGATATGGAGAATTACGTCAGCTGTAGCAGCTAGGAGAGCAGGGATCTCAATAGGGTACGCATACACATACCCACTAGAATCTGCTTCTCTGGAGTTTGCGAGCAACAAGCCAACTCCTTCAGGGTTCTCGACAAAGATCTCTCCATCGTTCTCAATAACAGGAATGCGAGCTTCCCAGCCGCGGTTGCTATGCACACCCTTGCAAGAAGCAGCGACGAGAGTGGCGGGGAGACCTTCACCGGAAGCTGTTCCCTTCCGCTTAATCAGTGAGACAGACATGCGCCAAGGGTGGCGTTCTGTCATCGAGTGAAGAGCGCCAACAGCGCGACGGTATGCTCGTGGTGCCGCACGATACATGTTGACACGATCCTCTAGCACCTTGCTGTTCTTGTCGGAGTCGAGGAGTAGTGCGATGAGGTGTTGCATGAGGGTTACTTCCTTTCAGGTTGTGCTGCGTCGGGGTTGAGGGTGAATCGTTGTCCGTGCAGCATGAGCGCGTACTGTGTGAGTGTTCGCCAGGGGGTGTTGGCGGGTAGTAGGAGTGGGGGTTTGGCGATGGCCGTTTCGACGCTGGTTTCGGGGATGCCCAGTAGCGGTGCGTTGGCGCGGACCCAGGCGTGCCAGTGCGCCCACATGCGTTCGCAGGACTGTGGTGATGGGGTGGTTCTCCCTTCCTCCCACAGTTCCGCGTCGCGCGTGGAGCCCGCGCCCGTGATGTCGGCCCACACGGCCATGGGAGTGGCTGACGCTTCGCGTAGGGCTTTGATGACGGGAGGAGGGAGGAGGCGCGCTTCGCGGACGGCTTGGAGGCACAGCTCGTGTTCCTCGTGTGCGGCCTGGTGGGTGCGGGTGAAGCCGTCGAAGATGACACTGAGGGCCGTGAGCTTGTCGTCTTCCCGCCTGGCGGCTTCGCGCACCCCGTACATGGCTTTGCGCCCGTCCATGGCTTCGATGTAGGACAGGCATGACGTGGCCTCATCCTGCCCGAAGACCCTGCACGCCTCCTGTACGGCTTCCTCACTGTCGGCGACGGTGATGAGGTGGATGCCCGCGCGGGACGGCTCACGAGGAAGCGTCACGAGGACTGACGGGCGCACGAGACGCTTCTGGGTGCCCACCTCCAGGTAGTTTTCCGCGGCGACGACTTCGGGAGCCTTAACGAAGCTAGGGGACTGCGCCCACTCCTCGAGGGTGTCGATGCAGTGGCGCGCGTGAGCGTCCTTGTGGAGGACGTCCTGGAACCAGTCCTCAAGGAACTCCCGCATAGCGCCTTCATCGCGCACGTTGATGTGGCCCTCCGTGTGGCGGTCCCACAACGTAACGTAGAAGCTCCCGTTTGCCGCTTCCATGTCAGCCCTCCAGCCCGAGAGTAGGCGGGGTCAGGACACTCACCTTGAGCGTGCGGTGACGCTTCTCGGTAGACGGGTGGATCGTATGCGTCACGACGTGACTGACCGTGTATGGCCCAGACCCGTACACCTGCGTAATCGCCACGTCCAGCGTACAGCCGGTAGCCGCAAGGAGGTCCTGTGCGAAACTCGCGAGTGGAGTCAACTCCTTCTTGCTGAGCGTATTGTCAACTTCTATAGTCGCACCATTGACGTTGCGGGCCGTCGCTTCGACGCTCCCTTTGCCGCCGTTCAAAACGACCTCTTTGAGGGCGTGCTCGACGCAACTGTAGGCCCCATTCGGACGCAGCTGCTCAGGCGTGTTAGTGGCATAGTCCGCGAGGATCTGCCACGCAGCTTCCATCCCCGCTGCGGGACCGGTGAGGCGCGCTTCGACAGTGATGTGACACAATGCTTCCTCCTTGTCTGTCTGGTTTCGCGCTCACTGAATGAGCGTTGCTGTGTTGGTGCCGCGGCTACTTAGTGCGGCGCAGGACGAGTACGGTCTTGGTCGGCCAGGGCAGGCGGATTACTGAGGGTTGATAATGAACAGCAGGATGACAGGCGACAGAGCAAGCAAAGCCCCGCCAGTAAGGCCGAAGAATACCTGTTGGCCGTAAGTCAGCGTGAGAAAACCTTTCAGCCTTTCCTTTAGATTGGGGCTGCGGCGTAGACACATTGTGTATTCATCCCTTCGTGACAGCCATGCTGGGTGTGTATGGAAAACACCGTTGGTTGACTGCCCCGCAGTCTTATCCAGTTCCTTTGCAGCTACCATGCGCCAGTAGCGCATACGTTCTTCGTACTTGAAAGTACGGTTCTTCCTGAATTGGGTTTCGTACCACTGTGCGAGTGCTTCTGCGGCACGATGAGTCATCCAAAACTTGTCACGCCCGCTCACGATGTACGTTTCGTCACAAGCTTTATTCCAGCGCTCGATGAGATCGTGAAGCGCAGCATGATTCTTGCTGATTTCTGGCTTGTACATGTGTTCTCCTATTACCGATGATTGAGTAGTGCTTGGGTGTGGGCCATGATGCGCACGAGCGCGTCGATGCGGGCTTCTGGCGTAGCGCTGGGGGTGCGCCACGTGTTCCAGTCGTCGGTGCTGCCGTTGTCGGCGTTGTAGGCGTTGAGTGCTCGCGTGAGTGCCTGGCAGTGGCCTTCTCCTGCGAGAGCCGTGGTCTCGGCGCGCAGGATAGTTGCTGCAGCTCCCAGGAGGATGATGAGGTCTGCGGGGGAACGCAGGGGGTCACCGTCGAGTTCCGCGTCCGCGTACACGCCGAGGATTGTGCGTTCAGCGTCGATAGCTGCGGGGGTGAGCGGGGCCCGGTCGTAACGCCAGGCGATCTCCTGGTCGAGGAGGCCGGCCCCGATGATGACGGTGTACGTCGTGGCTTCCGCAACTTCGCGGATGTTAGCGGTGGGCATTCTGGCGGCTCCCCACTGAAATCCATGTCGCACTGGCGATAACGAATGCGACGCCGACGACGGCGAATGCGACGCCGAGCCAGTAGTCCCACGCGCCTTCGTCGCCGTTGGCGGTCAGGTGGATGAGGAGGGCGATGAGTAGGAGGGCGCTTGTGAGGGCTCCTGTTACGAATGCGTATGCTTGCCGCATTTGCTTCTCCTTCTTCCTTTGCTTTCTGGTGTTGGTTGGTAGTTTAGTCGGTTTTATCTTGCGCGCAAGCGTGTTTATGTACCAAATTGGTTAAGTGGATCACATGAGGGGAGGAAGGGGGAGAGACAAAAACAGGACCGGCCCAAACCCACACGGAGAGGTTCAGGCCGGCCCATAACCCAGAAAGCGGAAGGAACCCAAAGGGTCACCGCCAGACCGATCATACACGCCAAACGACTAACCAGTCCACTCAAGACCCCGATTGTCTGGATCTAACAGCTACACGCCGTTAGGCTCCCTCACGGAGCCTTGGTAGATGTAGGCGTTGTGGACGCCGAAATGGATGGAGCGGTCGGTGGGGCTTTGTCTGCGCATCAGCGTCTTATCGCTCACGCAGGTTCCCCTGACGGGGAGCGTATGCCAGATCCCGCCGACACCTCGGAACGTGTCGGTTTCAAGTTCTTTAGCCCAGATCGTCTTGGCTGTTGCTCGGACGACCTCGTAGTACTTGTCGCCTGCTTTGAGGATGGTGCCGACGGGTACGAGCTGGGCGGTAGGGGGTGTGGGAGCCATTGGGGTTTCCTTTCGTTGGTCTTGGGGTGTTAGTTGTCGTATCTGGGGTCGTGGACTTCGCCATGGTAGCGGTGTACTTGGAGACCTCTGATGTAGAGACCGCCATTTTTGTGGAGGCGACAGGGGATGACGGTGTCGTTAACGAAGCCCCCCTGAACGGGGATGCGAGCGAAGTCAAAGGTGCGCAGGACAAACGCTTCGACGGTTGTTACTTGACGCAGCCAGACCGTTTTCGGCGCGCTGCGCACAACTTCGTAGTAGTAGATGCCTTCACGCGGATCACAGACGCGGACTATGGCTTCAATCGGCATGAGGGGTTTGGGTTTGTCCATGAGAGGTTCCTATTCAGGCTTGTGCACGATGTCCTTGGTCGGGTGGAGGCGGGTGTTCGCGTTGGGGCGGATGCTGCCCGTGTTGTCGATGCGGCGCATGATGGGGTCTCCGATCAGGGTTGAGCGGCTGATCGTCGGCGGCGCGGTTCTCGAGTGGGCGACTTCGAGTTCTTGCAACCAGAGAGTCTTCTCGGTGCGCTTTACGACCTTCCAAGCGCGCTCAGCTACCGGGGACCAGTAGATCGTCCCCACTGGGGGGAGAGTGAACCGGTTCCTGATGTGAGGAGGCATGGTTTCGTAGCTCCCTCTTCTACTGGCCGGGCCGGTAGATGTCGTTGTACAGGTCCGCGTACACGCCCTTGTGGATGCACAGGCACGCATCTTGGAGGACTCGGCACTGACGTAGAGGAACGTCCGTGCGGGTCATGCCGAGCATGGGTTCTCCTGCGGTGTTGGTGACGAGTTGGCGTAGCCACACGGTTTTTTCGGTGCGGCGTTCGACCTGCCAGTACTCGTCCTCGCGTAGGCGCGTGTAGTGCCTCATGTGGCTTAGTCGGTAGATGGTCCCGATCGGCGGGGCGATGAGCTCGTGCTTCGTCATGTTCTTTGGCCCTTCCTTTCTTCGTGGGTACGTGGATGCTACCTGTATAGCTCCTGGGGGGGGTGGGGAGCATAGGCGCGCCGACAGGATGGGCGTAATCGAATCTTCCTGTCGCTCATCCCTCTAAGCCTGGGGGAGCTTGGACGGCGCGCCGTCACGCACACTGTCAATGCTTGAGCCGCCCTTGCTCGTCACGCGCAGAGCCCAGTCCGACTTCCGGGAATGTCACGTGAGCGAGTGTCTTTCCGTCCGCAAGGTTCGGGTGGGAGAACCAATAGCCGCGCCCAACACTCACGTAACGGGTGGGAGGCACGCCCGCTGCTGCGCATGTCTCGGGGGTGAGTGTGTACGAACTCCACTCCACACGTCCGAGCTCGCGCACGGTTGGCAGAGACTCTGTGTATCCGCAGATCGTCCCATCTCCATCAACCAGTACGCCATGATGCTCGATGCTGCGGCGCTCAAGTACGCGCTTTTCTGCTTTGGATGCCTTACCGATGGCCTCGGCCCAAGCGGTTACAGGAGCAGGGTCCGCGTCAGTCATGCGTAGCTTGTTCTGCAAGTGGTGTCGGACCTTGTTCGCGTAGTAGTCATCTACTGGCTGTGCGCCTGCTTTCGCGCGGTTTGCTCCGCCACCGTTCATGCGGCGTTCGATTTACTGGAAGATATGGGCTGTCCCTCTGGGGGCGCGCTTGTAGGTCTCATCGACGCGGATGTTGGTGCCGTCGGCGCGTTTGCGTAGGCCGCTTTGCGTGTAGATCCAGGATCCGCGAACGAGCGCGTACTCGGTGACGGTCCTGTGGGTGCGTTTGTCGATCCAGTGCGTGTAGGTGACGCGGACCTTGCGTGGGGCTGCGGTTTTCATTGCTTGGGCTTTCTTCTGGCGTTGCAGCCAGACAATGTAGAGGTTTTGTACGTCCTCTGGCGTGCTGGTGGACCAGTGGGCGATGCTGGGGCGGCAGAAGTCCGTGCGGTTGTAGTGCTTCGAGGTGTGGTGCCACTCTTCGACCTCGAGGAAGTACTCTCGCAGGAACTCGAGCGGGTACTCGTCGAGCTGTAGGTACGTTCGAGCGTCTGCGGGGAGCGCGTCCAGGATGTCGGCCTTGCCCCATTTGGAACGGGGTCTTAGGCCGCGGTCGTATGCGTCGAGAGCGTTGTTGCTCATCGACCAGTCATCGGCGTAGCCAGCCATGAGTCACCACGCTCCCACGCTGTAGCCCATGGAGTCGAACGACGCGGGTGGGACGGGGAGGCCGTCGATGCAGGCCTGGCACATGAGCTGTCCACCTCGTTCGCGGACGATCTTGTAGGCGTTCACGGCTGTGGTCCTGAACGTGTGGGCGTTGATGCACCACCAGGTGTAGGTCTTGGTGGGGTCGCCTTCCCAGATGGGCGTGTTTTCGCGCCAGTAGGGGGCGAGTGCTGCTGCGTCCACGTAGGGGATCTCAGTGTCTTTGGTGTTGCTCATCGTGGGAACCTACTTATTGCGCGTAGCGGTTGTATTCGTACACATGCGTATATTATACTACACGTTATGCGTATTCGAGAGTGGGCTGAGCGTGAGGGTTTCCATCCGCAAACAGTGTGGCGGTGGTGCCGTGAAGGGACTATGCCTGTCCCATTCGAGCGCACTGCGACCGGCGCGATCATCGTCCACGACCCCAAATACGAGACCACGCCCACCACGCCACAGGCGGGCAGGACCGTGTGCTACGTGCGAGTCAGCTCCAGCGACCAGAAGAATGACCTGCAACGGCAAGCCGACAGGCTGAAAGCGTTCGCCGTCAACCTCGGCGTTAAGGACGCGCAAGTGGTCACTGAGATCGGTTCCGGCGTGAACGACAAGCGCCGCGCACTCAACCAGCTACTCAAAGACCCGACCGTGGTCACGATCATCGTGGAGCATCGAGACCGGCTCGCCTGCATGAACGTCGGACTCATCGAAAGCGCGCTCGAAGCGTCCGGTCGTAGGCTCATCGTCGTAGACGACACCGAACTCGACGACGACCTGGCGCGTGATATGACCGAGGTTCTGACCTCATTCTGTGCCCGCCTGTACGGGCGCAAGTCCGCTAAACAGCGCGCCCAGCGAGCATTGGAAGCTCTCACACGATGAGCTCCTATGAGGCCGTCAAGATCCGGCTCGACCCCACGCCGCGGCAAGAGCGGATGCTCGCAAGCCACGCGGGGGCCGCACGGTTCGCGTACAACGCTGGCCTCGCTCACGTGAAAGATATGCTCGAAAACGGGGAGGCCCCCGAGTGGTCGCATTACGCGCTGCGCCGCTGGTGGAACGCGAACAAGGACGCGCTCGCCGTCAACCCGGCTACGGGCGTGGTGTGGTGGAGTCAGAACAGCAAGGAAGCCTACAGTATGGCCTGCGGAAAGCCCAACAAGCGTTGAGCCGCAAAACCAAGGGCAGCGCTCGACGCAGGAAAGCCCAAGAGCGCGTCGCCCGCCTACACGCCCGCATAGCCAACGTGCGCGCGGACGCGATCAACAAGGCCACAACCATGATCGCCAGGACGTACAGCACCGTGTGTATCGAGGACTTAAACGTTGCGGGCATGGTGAAAAACCGTCGTCTTGCCCGCAGCGTGAGCGACGCTTCCCTAGGGGAGTTTCGCCGCCAACTCGAGTACAAGACTGCGCGCACCGGGGCCGCGTTGCGCGTGATCGACAGGTGGTACCCATCCAGTAAGACCTGCTCGGCGTGTGGGGCAGTGAAAGCCAAACTGCCCCTGTCCGAGCGCGTATTCCACTGCGATGCGTGTGGCCTGTCCATTGACCGTGACTTGAACGCAGCCATCAACATCAAGGTCGCCGGGAGTGCCCCGGAGACCCTAAACGCGCGCGGAGGGGGCATAAGCCGGGCCGACACACTGTCGGACAACGCAAACCCCAGCGAAACGCGAACCAAGCAGCCACCAGTGGCATAAGACTTGGAGCTGGTCTTGGCAACGAGACCATGCGTTTCTAGGACAAACTAGAATCGCAACGGAACCTGTTTCCGTATTGGCCGTTGACGGCCCGTTCGAGGCCGTAGTTGAGGATGCTTTCAGCCCAGCGCGTGGGTCGGGCGTGCTCTCCTGTGTATGCGGGGCATTCTCCTTCGCCGTTGGGGCCAATTGTGAGGAGGACGCTCGAGCGGGCCTTGTTGATGTAGAGGCCTGTGGGGTTGGTGCGTGTGTGGGGGCGTTTCCCAGAGTGGCTGAGCCAGGCTGAGGTGTCGTCGTAGCCCAGCTGGAGGGTGTGGTAGTCGCGGATCTGGGAGATGAGAAGCCCCATGACAGAGGCGTCCTCTGTGAGGATTGTGCGCAGGTGTGAGACAGAGAGGGTGTCGGGAGAGACGAAGATTGCAGCGTTCGCCCGACCGTCTACTGCACCTGCTTTCTTGAACGGCGCGTACGTCATCTCGTAGTCGTCGATGACATGGAAGTCATTGATGATCTTGCGCATGTCGGGCGCATGAACGATGGAGCCGTCGAGGTTAACCATGAGCGCATTAATGCTTCCTTTTTCGGTGATGATCACCGAGTTCGGGTCCGCAAAGTCCATGTAGTACGAGTACTGCTTGCCGGGGTCGAAACACTCGGAGAGGAGGTCGGTGAGGCCGAGGTCGCGTGGGGTGCCGATCTGGAAGAGGTCCGTCCACGTCAGAATGAAACTGTAGGAGGCGTCCAGGATTCGGATGATGGTTTCGGGCTTCGCGTCGTGGCCTTCCCATTGGATGCCTGCTCGCTGCGGGTTCCTGCTGAGGCCTCTCTGTACTTTGATGTTGAGGAGTTCTTCGAGCGGAAGATGATTGTGGGGGATGTGGTTGGGGTACATGGGGGTTCCTTTCAGGCGTAGTGTGAGATGCCGACGGCTCCGATCTGGATGCCGCTCTGGTTACGGATGGGTTCGCCGGGGACTCGGATGTCTGGGCGGTGGTAGATCTTGAGTGCTTCGGCGGCGACGCGAGACACGATGATGAACACGCCGGGGATCGGGTTCGGAAGGCCGATGCACTGTTCGGGGTGGTTGATGTTCAGTGTCTCGGGGATGCCGGGGATCATTTCCGGTAGTGGCTGGTATTCGTCGGGGACTCGGACGACTGTGCCCGACGGCGGGATGACGCACAGGACGGTCACCTTGTCGTATCCGTAGATGGTGAGCGGGTGCGGGGTGCCGTTGACGTAGATGACGCCGTTTCCGATGGTGACACCTACGAGAGGGCCAACACTAGTGTCGATTGCGACGTTGCGCAGCATGTGAGTGTGTCCTTTCTAGCTTACTTGTGGAGCGTCGTAAACCAGCTGGTTTGACCGTTTAGGAGCGGCTTCGCTCGTGTCGCGTCGAGGACGACCACGGGCGGGGGCGTGTGGTTGGGGCCGGGGCCGCTGGCGGTCGCTGCCGCCCATGCCGCCTGGTAGTTGTCGTCAGGCTGGCTGGGGGTGCGGTATCCGGCGACGTAGAGCGTCGGGGTCGCGCCGAGGGTGGCGAGGTCGAACATAGACGCGACAGGCGTGGTGGGGGTCTGGTTCCACGGGTAGACGAGGGCCGTCATGTCCCACCCGTCGGGGAGATTGCGGACCTGGAGGTGGTTGTCTGCGTCGAGGCTGCGGAACAACGCCTCCCACGTGGCCATGGAGGCATTGGCGGTGACCATGTTCGTCACGTTGTCCGCGTCGGGGGTTCCGGCGTTCATGTGGGCGACGTAGAGGACGGGGGTTGCACCGTCAGAGAGGAACACGTACCCATCGAGGCTGGCGGGGCAGTCAGTGGGGGTGTCGGTGAGTGTGGGCGCGTAGGCGACGGGGTAGATGCCGGTCTTGAGATACTGGTAGCGGCTGGTGAGCGCGTCTTGGACCTGCTTGCGCTGTGAGAGGCAGGTGTCGTGGTAGGCGACGTTGCTGGCGTTCCAGGATGCACCGTCGGGGAGCGAGGGGAACAGCGTCCACGCAGTTGTGTCACCGTTGGCCGGCTTATCGGTGCGGGTCTTATCGAGGCCTCGTTCTGACCGGCGGGTGATGTCTTCGACGTGGGATTGTGCTTCCTGGTATGCGTCGCGCTCAGGGTTGAACGCGCCGGCCAGGTGCATCACGATAGCGACGATGACGACGACGAGGAGGCTGAAGGCTACCGGGATCGTGAACACCGCGGCCGTGCGGGCCTTCTCCTGCCCTTCTTCGCTCTCGTAGTCCCAGGAGTCGATGGCGGCTTCTGCGCGCTTGTAGGGGCTGCGGGGGAGTCTCATAGCTTATCTCTTTCTGGAGCGTTGACGGCTCCCAGGTAGCGGGTGATGAGTCCTCGGTGCTCGGGGTGTCGGGTGATGAACTCCCAGAGGTTGTTTGCTGCTGCCGGGTGGATGAACGCGTTTTCGATCATGACGGTCAGGTTCACGCCTTCGCGCTCGTACCGCTCAGCGATGGCCTGTATCTCGCGGGCGAGTTCCGCGTCCTCGTCGTAGATGCCGAAATAGTGATCAGGCTTGTACGCTTCGGGGACTCGGTTGATGAGCTCGTGCTCTGTGAGCCCGTATGCCGTGACGGCGAGTGGGCTACCGTCGCTGGCGTGATCGGTCAGGAGGGGAATGTCGCGCTGCCACATGCTGCGCTGCCGGTGCCCGGCGTTGACTGCGACGGTACGCGAGTAGGCCGCAGCGTTGAGCTTCACGGCCTTGTCTGGGTTCGCCAGGAAGCTGGTGACGATCTCGACGGTCGGCACCTCAACATGCCTAGCGATGGTGTCGATGTCTGCGAAGAGGCCCCAGACCTGATGGTGGCTGGGGCGACGCACGCGGGGGAAGTACTTCACGCTGCGCTCTTCGCGACTTGTGCGAGACGCTGCTCGCGTAGGAAATCCTTCAACCAGTCCAGGCTGTAGCCGGCGGGCGCGTTCTGTTCCATGTCATTCTCCGATCGCCGAAGTAGCTTTGGTAGCCGTGGGGCGCGCGCACGCAGCGAGGACGAACAGGTTCACGCCGGGGACCCCGAGAAGGAACATGAGCGCCCAGTTGTAGCCCGCGTCAATGAGGCGGCGGCTTGTGGCAGCGAGGAACGGGAACGTCTGGATAAGGAGCCAGATTGAGAAGCCGATCAGCCACGGGACCGCGGTCATGATCGACTCCTGTCGGGTACGGAAGATGCTTCCGTTCGTTGTTGCGATGAAGATGACAGCTGTTGTCCAGAAGTACCAGACGACTGCTGTGGTAGCGACGTAGAACCCGACGAGGGTCCAGTAATCACGCCTGTTCATGGGCGTGTCGAAGTCAAGGGCCTGCGTGTAGAAGCCCTTGAGTACAGCTCCTAGCTGCTTGATAGGTGTGGACATGATGGTTGGGTTACCTTTCTGTGTTGGTTTCGTCAGGCATGATGCTGACGTATTCCTCTGGCTCGCGTGGCGCGTTGAGAAGCGCCTTGGCCTTCGGGTTGGCTCTGATCGTCACTTCGACGACCGGCTGGGGGAGGCGGTCGATGCCCTGCCACATGAGGGGCCGGATCAGGTTCCGGTACTTCTCAGGCTGATGCCCCTCCCATAGGATCCGCGCGATGATGGGGGAACGCACCTGGAAGATGACAGGGTGCTGAACCTTCTTCGCGAGCGCTGGGAGGGCGAGGGTCAGCTTCTTGAGGAGTTCCCCGGTGCGGCTGACGTTCTCCGCGTCGGATGGACGGTATGTGCGCCACCAGACGGGCTCCTTAACGCCCTTGATGAACAGGGCGACGCACGTGTGTCCGGCGGCGTTCGTGTAGACGCTGATGATGTTGCGCGGGGTCTTACGTGGGGTCACTTCTTCTCCAGTTGCTTCCAGGCCGTCGTAATGTCCGTCTCGAACTCGAGGAGGGTCTCGTACACGCGCCCGGCGTGTAGGGACACTGTGTCGTTGGGGATCGCGAGGCGGGCCTGCACGTAGGGCACACCACCGTCCTTGATGGGCTTGTACGATCGCTCGAGCGGCACGTCGTCAGCGAATAGCGCTTCGGCTTCATCGCGACCCACGTGGGGCAGATGAGGGAGAGCGACGAACTCAGCCGGCGTCAGATCTGCTGCTGCGACCGCTTCGCTGATGTCATCCGCGAGCGCGGGGTCCGCGCCTTCGTAGAGAGACTCCCCTGAGTGTGCGGTGAGGATCGAGAGCGGGTTACGGGTCTTGGTCTGCTCGACGTACCTGTACACGTCGTCAGGGCTGACGGTCGTAGCGCCGATCCCCTGAACAGCGTGGTAGGCGCTTTCCTCGATCTTCGCGGGGCAGCGCGGGTTCACGCAGGTGATGAGCGTGAGGTCGATTCTGGACGCGAGGGGCCACTCGCATCGCGGGCACTGCGCGGGGAGTGCTGATGCGAGCTTGGGGGCGACGCTGTGTAGGCGTTTGGCGACCTCGGTGATGAGGGGCACCGGCTCACTCCTTCCTGTGGGATGTTTCGTTACCCTCATAGTTTATCGCATTTTTGGGTAAAATCACGGGGAATAGCTCGTTGTGGACACGTTTAGGGAATGGGAAACCCCCTGCCGTTCCCAGAGCGGGTGCCGGCAGGGGGTGGGGATGTCAGAGCCAGGACGTTGGTAGGCCTCGCTTGGCGAGCTCACGCTCGATGCGGTCGGCGACTGCGCGCGCACACGCGAGATGCGGACTGTCCACCCCGTAGCGTTCCCCGATGTCGCGGAGGCGGTCCTCCACGCGCATGGGCGCGCCGGTCGGTGAGGTCGTCATGTCGGCGGCGTTGACGATCAGGAGGTCGTCGTCCATGAAGCCGACATTCGGGTCTCCATGGCTGTAGACGGCATCCGCTGCAACTCCCAGGCCGATGAGGACGCTGCCACCCGCGTGGGCGTGGTCAGCCGGGTCGAAAGCGTAGCCCACGTCATGCAGGAACCCCAGGATGTAGAGCTGGCGCGCCTGGTCTTCGGTCTTCCCGAAGATGGTTGTGGCGATCTCGTAGGCACGGTTCGCTGTGGCGTTCATGTGGGCGAGTCGGTTTGGCGTAAGGGGTGTGAGAGTGGTGGTCATGCGCGGGTTCCTTTCAGAGGTTGATGTGAGCGCGGATGTGGTCGAGGCTGACTGGCTTATACACCCACGCGTCCACTCCGACATTGACGTCGAAGCAGCCCCATTCGGGGCGGGTGGGTGTCTGATCGTGGGTGTGTCCGTAGAGGAGGATGTGCGTCTCGTCGCGGGTGAGGGAGTTTCCGTAGAGCACCTTCGGGTCGAAGGCGTTGGACGAGCATCCGGCGGGGACGCCCGTGCGGGCGACCGTGTTGGCGACCTGCGTGGACGGGTAGTGTGACAGGATGAGCGGCGGCATGTCGGCGACCTGGAGGACCATCGTATCGGTGATCGTTGAGAACACTTCCGCGAGGCGCTGTGTCGCCCACTTGGCCTTCGGGTCGTGGTTGCCGCGGATGAGGTGCATGTGTTTGTAGCCGACGCGCCTAGCGACGGGTGTCAGGAGGGTGACGGCGTGGTCGATGTCGCGTTTCCTGCCGAGCGAGAGGTCTCCGAGGATGTAGAGGTCGTCCCCGGATTGGAGGCAGCGTAGGAGGTTGCTGACGATAGCCTGGTCGTGCTGTTCGACGCTGCGAGCTCCACGGTGCACGAGGGCGACGTTCTCGTGTCCGAGGTGCAGGTCGCTGGTGAACCAGTGCGTCATGGGCGAGTGCCTTTCGTGCTTTCGTATTCGGCGACGATGCTGTCGCGTAGGGCGGTGTAGAAGTCTCGGTTGATGGGGTGGTAGACCTCGTAGCGTCGCCCTTTGGAGGGGTTGTACTGTGAGGGCATCCGGAGACTGTAGGTCGCGTCGGGTTCTCTGATGAGGCGCATGTCTGTGATGACGAGGAAGTCACCGATGTAGGCGGCTGCTTCGCAGAGGAACCCGCGTGCTGTTTCGTCGGGGATGTGGGTGATCTTCACGCGCGTGATCTCGGGTCTCATAGGTAGAGCCGTCCTTGTCTGCTGACGATGTTGCCGACGCGGATCTGCTTTTCGACGGCGGCGCGGGGGAAGTATCGGATGGTGTCCTCATAGGTTGCGCCGGGGTGGGCGCGTAGGAACTCGCTGATGGTGGCGGGGGCCTCGTACACGGACTCCGTGACGGCCCCTGTAGGCGCGTGTGTGGCGCGAACGGGCTTCGACGCTACCACTGAGCCTTTGGTGCGTCCTGCGGTGCTCTGTGGGGCTTGCTGAGTGCGACGGCGGCGATCGCTGCTAGCGTCACGACGAGGGGTCTTGCTGCTCGTCGTTTTGGTCTGTGCGGCACGGCTGCGGGTGGCCTTCCGGTTGGGAGCACTTGGCGCTGGCCGTTGACGGTTAGGATCAACACTCATGGCCTCCAGTTCGGAGTCGGGGAAGCTGCTGACGAGAGCCGTGAGGGCATCACCGGTCAGGGGTGCTTCGCCTTGGATTCGTCGTAGCGGCTCAATGTACTCCGAGCGGGTGGCCGGAGTGATGGGGCGCGGGTGGGAGAGGAACGCGAAGCCTTGCTCTCGTTCTGTCTGCTCGAACTCGTCGAACATCTCCTGCATGAGAGTTTCGTAGTCGCCGGTGCCGATCACCCGATTCTGGTGGTAGGTCGTTTGGGCGGCTTGGAGCTGCTGCGCGACGTCGGGGTCGATGTCCAGGATCATGGTTCACGTCTCCTAGAGTCTGTCGATTTCGTCCCAGAGGGAATCGCGGTCAAGGTTGGCACTTTCCTCGGGAGTCAACGCCGGCGGTTCTTCTTCCACGATCGTCCATGCGCCGTCAGCTTGCTCGTCGCGCGTGTCTGGCGCGTCTGGTTCTGGCGTATCGAGGTCTTCGACGACAGCAGGCTTTTCCAGGATGGTGTCCACGACGTCCGCAGTCTCTTCTGGGGCCTTGTCTCTGAACGCGCCGCGGATTGAAGGAGTTCTCTCCTCACGGTTTTCGTCCATCGTGTGACTGTCCTTGACGCGCGAGAACAGTGCTGCTGAGCTTCTACGGCGCTTCCCCCCAGTCTTACGAGGTGCCGGCGCAGGTTCCGGTGCCGACGCGGGGGCGGGTTCTTCTGGACGTCCGAACGGGGCTGCGTGACGCTGCCAGCGATCGGCGGCTGGCGGGGTTGCAGGCGCGGCTGGCTCTTCGGCGGGACGCGCAGGGTCGAGCTTGTCCCAGTAGCGGCCAATGTAGGACTCGAGGCGTTCCATGCCCTTCGTGTCGGGGGCGAGGACTGCTGCTCGCAGGTACGTGGGTGTGCCGTCGTTGATGTCGGCGATGCGTACTGCCACGTCGCCGGCGTTGGAGAGCTTGTAGGGGAACTCGCTGGCCGAGTTCAGGCCGAGGTTTTCGGCGGCGCTCGCGTCGCTGGCTGACTTCGCGGTGATGCGCACGGAGATCAGCTCGGACACGCTCTTGGGGATCACGTCGTTCTTCACGCGGTGGGGGATGAAGATGGCGCGCATACCCAGGGCCGGGAACTCGGACACGAACCGCTCGATGAGCTCACGGTACTCGCGAGCGTCTTCCTTGCCCATGGCGTTGGCGAGGGACATCATCTCATCGAGGACGACGTACAGGAACGGGAACGTGACTTCAGGGTGGTCGCGTCGGAACTCGAGGACGTTGACGTACCCGTACTGCCGCATGATGTTCTTGCGTCGTGGGGCCTCGGTGTTGACGAGGTAACGGAGCATGTCGATCACCGAGTCCACGGTGTACTCCTTGCGGCGCACGTGCGGCAGGTTGTAGTTGGCATACTCGCTGATCTGGTTCTTCGGGTCACCGATGTACAGGTGCAGGTCGTTGGGGCTCATGTAGGCGCACATCTGGTTGAGGATGAGCTTGACGATCCACGACTTACCGCTTCGAGGTTCACCGGAGACGACGATGGCAGGTGCCTTGAGGAGATCCACGTACTCGACTTTGCCGTCGCCGGTAGTGCCGATAACGACGGGCATCTCGTTCTTGGGGTCGCGCACGAACTTCTGCGCGTCGGTGGACGATGCGTACATGTCCGCGAGGGAGATCATGTCGATCTTCGTTCCCTTGTAGATGCTGATAAACGCGCGAGACCCGGACTCGGCGCTGGTTGCGTAGGCGTTGGGGTATTCGAGGTTGCCGTTGTCGTCGTACTTGTAGATGTTGGCGACCTCATCGGCGATTGCCTGGGTCTTCATGCGGGGGGTGCGGCTGATCGTCAGCTTGAACATGAAGGGGTTCTCGGAGGAGTCCTTGAGGTCTGGGAGGAGATCCTCGCGGGTGCCGACCTGCTTGGCTGCGTCGCGGATGAGCTCAGCCCAGATCGCCCACTCTGCGCTGCCTTCACGGATGTTGCGCATATCTGCGAACTTAGGGCTGATCGACGGCAGGCCCTTCGTTAGGGTCTCGTAGATGAACTGGCGGGTCTGGGTGCCCTTCTTCATGTCCAGGTTCTCGAGGTCGGACTCGAGGGCCTCGTAGTCCACATCCTCGACTGGTTCCTCATCGGGGATGAGGTCACTCCAGTCCCAGCTGTCCGATTCATGCTCAGGCTCGGGGGCGGGGGCGCTCGCGGGTTCTGGCTCGTCGAACACGGGAAGGGGCTGAGGCTCAGAGACGGGGGCAGGTTCTGGCTCGGGGGCCGGGCGGCGCAGCTGCTCGCGCACGTCGTCTTTCTGGTCAATGAGGTAACCGCCAGCGAAGGTCGCGATACCGACGAGGGCGGAGACGGCTGCACCGACCAGAATGTAGTAGCCAACGGTGAGTGCCGGCAGGAAGTTCGACAGGAGCCACATGCCCGCGCCCGCTACTGAGACGACGCCGCTGGTCTTCATGGTTGTAGCGCCCATGCCGCTCACGGACGCCGCCGTATGGTTCTTTGCTGCGACTACGGCGGCTTTCGTGAACTCGTAGGAGTTGCGGCCAGCTTTCGACGCTGCCTGATGCGCAGCCTGGCTGATTGCCTCTGATGCTGTCTGCGGCTGCTGTCCTGACTGGCCGAAGGACGCGGGCGGCGGACCCTGCTGGCCGAAGGATGGGGAGAACGGGTCAGCGGACGGGCCTCCGAACGGCGACGGGGAAGACGAACCGAAACCGGAGCGGGAGGACCCGAAGGGGTCCTTACTGCCGCCGCCGAACGGGCTGTCGAAGGAGGACGAGCGCGACGAACTACCGAAGGGATCCAGAGCAGGGGCGCTGGAGGGTCCGGAGTCCATGCCCCAAACTGAGTCATCGCCCATGCCGGGCGCGAACTCAGGTTCCTGGTTGCGGGCGTTGAAGCGTGCGAGCGCGTCGTCGCCGTTGGTGGGGATGGCCATAACCGTTAGGCCTTTCTGTGAGTTAGCGGACTGTGATGAGAGCGATGGCGAAGGCGACGACTGCGACGATGCAGGAGATCGCGTGGAAGCCGTTGCGGTACTTCTCGTCGAGGTCTTTGAGGGAGTGGACTGCGACGTTGCTCAGAATCAACAGCATGGTGAGAATGGACCAGATCATCGGTTCGAGTCCTTGTACTGCTCGCGGATGTAGGTTGCCACGTCAACGCCGTCGGTGTTGCGCAGGAGGTTGTCCAGATCCTTGTCGATGGAGACGAGCCACCCGCTGTTCTGTGCGGGGTAGCGCTGGACGGTGAGGTCGAACGTCACGTCACGCATGGGAGCGTCGCCTTCTTGCGGGCCGGTGGTTTGGAGGTGATCGACGGCCTGCTGGTAGGCGTTGGTGACGTACGTGTACACGTACTGGTCACCCTTGCTCGTATCGCTCTCGCCCTTGTTGTAGTCGCGGAGGTTCTGGAAGATCGTGTCACGGTCTTTGGTCCAGAACGTCTTGTTGGTGAAGTCGAGCATCTTGGCGCGCACCGTGTAGACCTGCTTGTCGGTGGAGAAGTTCGCGCCGCGGGTGACGGACTGGACCTGTAGGGATAGGAGGCCGAGGCGGTAGCGGTCGCGCTGGTACTGGTCCTTGTAGTCTGTGCTCGCTGCCGTGTCGGTATCGAAGAAGTCCGCGTAGGTCATCGTGACGGACGATCGACGCGAGCTCGCTTCAGCGGTGGTGAAGTCCAACGTGTTCAGAGCACGCAGGTAGGCGTAGGCAACCTCGTCGGGCGGGGTGTCGGGGCTGCCCAGGGACAGGAGGGTACCGTCCACATCCCAGATGAACCCAGGCTTCGGGGTGCCGTACTTCTCCCGTAGGCTGGGCTGCTGGTTCATGAGGAGCTGGTCAACACCATCGGGGCCCGCAGACTCGGACGCGGATGGGGCGGAACCGGACTGAGCGAGGGCACGAACCCGCTCTTCGTTCGCGCGCGCTGAGGACGCTGAGTGCGAGAACCAGTAGCCCACGGCGATGACGAGGACGAGGGTTACGGGGAGGATGATCTTCCACTTGGTGCGCACGAACTTGACGACGCGCTCAAAAGCGGTGAGGTCTTCCTCCTCGTCACCCATGTTGCCGGCCACTGCGGGCTGCTGTGGACGCGGCGCGGGACGGGGGGCTGGCGTGGGGGCCTGCGGGCGCTGTGGGGGGCGCTGCTGGCCGGAGGAGGAGGCAGTAACCTTCATTTCGTCTCCCTAGTGTGGTGTGTTTCTAGCTGATTAGTCGAGGAGGGCCGAAAAGTCCCAGCCATCCGAGTCGGGCGCTGCTTCTGCTGGCGGCTCGACGGCGGCTTGTTGTGCGCGTCGTGAGCGTCGGCGTAGCGGTGGCCCCTGTTGGAGGAGGTTGTCGATCTGGCGTTGGATGTCGTCGGGATCCTGGAACGCTGTTGCTGCGCTCGAGGCCTCCTCAATGGCGGTGTCCTCGACTGCTTCGACAGAGCCGGTCTTGAACAGCTCGGACTGTGCGATGCCGTCGGGGAGCACCACCTTTCCCAGGGTAACCTCTCCGGTGGACAGCTTGATGACGAACGCGCGCTTATAGGGCGATTCTGGGCCATCTTCGGACGTCTTGCTGGTCGCGGTGGCGAGCATGGTGAGTTCGTCCTTGAGGTAGCCGATGCTGAGCTTATCGGCGATTTCGTTGCGGACGTTCGCGTCGCGGATCGCGCCGATAGCGACCGACTGGACGTTCTCGAAGATCTTGAGCTTCGAGCCTGCGTCCATGAACATCGAGGGCTGGTTGCTGATGATGAGGTTGATGTCGCCCATCTTGCGGCCACCCGTGATGGCGGTACCGAGGATGCCGGCGGCGCTGGGGAACTCGGCCCAACGCTGGAGCTCTTCCCACACGGTGACGTTGAACTTGCCCTCGCGCTTGCAGGTCAGGGAGCGAACGTGGTGGATCGACGCTGCGGACAGCTGAGAGAGCTGTAGCTGCACCTCGTCCACCATGACGGTGGCCTTCGACTTCATGCCGAAGGAGCATAGGACGACGCGGGCGTTGGCTACGTCTTCTGTGGAGACTCGGTTGGAGAAGACGCTGGCGCGGGAGCCGTCGGGCTCGAAGTACTCGGCGAGCTGGGCGCGCACGAACGTGAGGGACTTGATGTAGTCCTCGTCGCTGGCGCGGTAGTCACCCATAGTGGCTCCTCTGCGTAGTGCTTCGTGGCCGTCCTTGATGACCTGGTAGACGCTGTAGAGGGTGAGGCCCTTGCTGTTCTTCCAGGTGCGTGCGTCGTTGCCGAGCACGCCCGCGTTGCGGTAGACGACGCTGATGGCGTTCTTGAGGATGCTTTCGGCCCACTGGTAGGTGTGGAGGTGGGATCCCATGAGGGCGCTGAGGTAGGAGAGCGTGTAGTTCACGCCCAGGCCGTAGGTGCCGTTTTCGGCGTCGATTGCGAGGTCGCCGGAGCTCATGATCTCAACGGGGTCGAAGTAGCTGCCTTGGCCTTCAGCCATGTTGAGGATGAGGCAGGAGTCGTGGTTGGCGTAGAAGCTGACGAGAGGCGTGTACTCGTCGCCTTCCACGTCGTTGATAGTGAGTCGGACTCGGGAGTACTTCATGAGCTCGTTGAGGAGGTTCTTCACAAAGAAGGACTTACCGCCGCCCGTTTCGGCGATGACGACGAAGTTTTCCGCGTCCACGTCGTTCTCACGGAACTTGTAGAGGACCGGGTAGCCGGAGTTCACGTCGCGGGCGATGTAGGAGCCATGTGTGCCGATACGGCCCTGGTCGTAGCCGGTGAAGCGGGCGATGATCTCGTCGGAGAACACGTTCTTTCCGACGCGACCGAAAGCCTTGCGGCTGTGGTCCATGCTGAACGGGGAGAACGCGGCGGTGAAATCTGTGAGGTGCTGGACGACGCGGTTGACGGTGATGCCGTTGCGGGTGCAGAACTGCTCGATCTTCTCGAGTGATTCGTCGAAGTCTTCGCCGCGGATGCCCATAACGGTTGCGTGGCAGCGGTACTCGAAGAACTCGAGCTGTCGGTCGGCGCTGGTTGCGTTGGAGAGGTAGACGATGCTCTCTTCACGCCACTGGTCGCGTGCGAGGTCGGTGCGGTTCTTCTGGTACTCGAAGGCGTTGTCGTCGAGGCCCTTGTTCTCCTCAGCGGTGTTCTTGTAATTGCGTAGGAGTGCCTTGAGTTTGGGGTCTTCCCAGTCGATCGTAGTGGGGATGCTGTAGTCCATGAAGAACATACGCATCGTGGGGTGGAGGCGCTTGCGCATCTCGGCGCGGAACCTCATGGGCAGCGTAGTGCCATAGCCGTCGAAGGACAGGAAGACAACAAGGTTGTCCTTGCCGGAAAAGGCTGCGCGGTTGTTCGTATAGAGGTTGTAGTCGCGCTCGGGGAATGTGCGCGAGTCCTGCATCTGGCTGTTCGTTGTGAACACGTCAGCCCACAGGTGGTACCAGGCGATCCTGTTCATGAGATCCCAGCGGCCCACTTTCTTGGGGCGTCCGGGTTCGTGGATGCGGCCTCCGAAAAGGAGGCGCACGAGCGGGTTAGTCTTCTTTGTTACTGCCGTGGTCATAGTTGCGTCTGTTTCCTTATGAGCGGGTGGCCACGCTGCCGAAACCCTCCATGAGGGCTTCGTACTGGCTGGTTAGCTGGGCGTAGGCGCTGATTCTGCGGTTGGGATTGTCTGGGTACTGGGTGAACATGGGCACGTAGGTGAGTGTGCCTGCGTATCGGGTGTGTGAGGTGATGAGTCGTTCCAGGGGGAAGTTGACGTAGCCTGCGATGGAGCTGAGGCCGTTCACTGCGTACACCGTGCGAGATGTATTGCCGATCACCATGTGGGAGTGACTGTGCACTGTACGGTCCACGCAGATGACGGCGTTGTAGCGATTGTCCTTGATGAGCTTGTCGAGCAGGAGTGCCGCGGTGGGCTTGCTCGTGAAGACCACAGGGGCGTGCAGCGCGGGGTCACCGTCGGACATGGAGTCCTCAACCCAGGGGAACTCTCGGTAGTGTGTGCGTGTTACCTCGGAGGGGGACTCGATGAAGATGAGGCGGGGCCGCATGTTGAGTCGGTCCTGGAGGTAGTCTCGGAGTCCGAGCATGAAGCTGGTCAGGTACTTCATGTGTCCGAGGTCCTTGACTCGGTAGATGGGCTTGTTCCCTTGGTAGTTGACCGGGGGGAAGTTCGTGATGCGCGGACCCGCGCTTCCCTCCACGTGAGCGCTATTGATTTGAGCTTGAGCTGCTGTGAGCGCAGCCTTAGAGTTACGCGCATACGTCTTGAGGTCTGCAAGGCTGTTGTTCATGTCGTTGAGGATCCCGACAGACACCTCTGCTTGCTCACGACGTTCCTCTTCGGAGCGCTCGTATGCTGCGACGACGTTGGACGAGGACTGAGCGACGATCTTGAGGGTCGCACTCGGCAGATTCTTCCCCTCGCTGACTGACTCGTGGAACGCTCGGAGGATGTTCTTGTCGCCGGATACGTCGTCGGCGAGCATGAGGTCGGTCCCTGACGTCAGGATGCCCTCGAGGATGTCAGGGCTTTCTAGGAGGTAGGAGTCCGCGTAGATCGTGCCGTTCAGCCCGGTGATGGCCATGGCGAGTGCTGTGTCTGGCTCATCGTTGATATAGACAAGCTGCGCGTCTTGCAGTCGCGGATCCTTGAGAGCGGCGATCGCTTCAGGAGCGTCCTCCTCCGTGTCGTGGATGACGACGGCTTCGACGGTCAGAGCGCTCGGTGTCGTCGCGAGGAAGTCGCGGATGGATGCGGCGATGAGCCAGTCAGGGAACCTGTCTGGCTGGATCGTCTTGGAGATGAGGGCTTTCATCGCTGCGCCCCTGTGAGTGCTTCGATCTGGCGGATGAACGGGTCACGGTCCCACACGATGCGAGAGGCGACCTTAGTGAGGAAGTCGAGGGTGTACGGGTTCGCGCCGCCTGGGTGCAGCCATGCCGTCTTGGAGAGCAGGCGGCAGAGCTTGTTGCTGATCTGGTCGGAGTCGTAGATCGTGTTCAGGAGGGTCGCGAACCCTTCTGGGGAATCCTGGGAGGCTAGGAAGTGCACCTGGGTGGGGTGCGCGTCGTTGAGGGCAGTCAGGAATGCCTCCGTCTTCCCGGTTGCTTCCAGGGGAACATCAACGACCGTGTAGTCGAAGTGGGAGATGAATGGGATGACGGCCTCGAGGTCGTCAAGGTTCGTGTCTTTGTCCTCTGTTGCCCCATTCGACATGAAGTAGATGCCGCCGTCGAGGAATGGTGAACTCCCCTTCATAGACGGGCTGGTGGCTGTAAAACCGTCAGGGTTCTCAAGGAACGCGAGGATCGGGTGATCGCCTGACTGGAGGTCGATGTAGAGGACGGTGTGCCCGCTCTTGGCGTAGGTATCCGCGAGCGCAGCGCTGTAGTTGGCTGTCTGTTGGCTGTCAGCGGATAGGACGGCGTTGACGCGGGCTCCGGTGCGGAAGATCGGCATGTCTGGGTTCGCCGATGGGGTGAGCCGTGGGGCGTGGGTGCTGAGGGGCTGGAAGTCGCGTAGCTGGGGTGGGGGGCAGGTGATGAGGCGGTCTTCGACGGTGAGGTTTTCGTCGTCGAAGAAGCCGGTGTCCGCGTGGCTTGCGCCTGCTGCACCGAGGCTAAGGAGGCCGTCTGGGATTGCACTGGCGGCGCTGTAGGTGCGGTCGTCGCTGATGGGCTGCGAGGTTAGCGTAGGGGACGCGATGCGTGTGTTGGTGTAGGTGTCGGCGACGTCCTTGAGTGGCAGCGTGAGGAGGTCCGCGAGGAAGGAAGCCTTAATGTTGTCTGCCAACGGGATGACGAGGCTGTGGGGGTGGTTGACGTTTGCTCGATACTGGCTGATTCGATCCTCGCGCGCCTTCTTCACGAGGGCAATGCTCTCGATCTTCTCAGCTTTGCCGAGGAAGATGTTGAGGATCTGGAGGTTGGTGTCCAGAATGCCGCCGGTACCAAGCGTGGTATCACCATCGAAGATGATGAGGCGATCGATGTTGATGCTGCTCGCGTCGGTGCTGGAGTAGCGTCCGTTCAGTTCTACGACGGAGTTGAACACCTCGTAGGAGTTTGAATCGACCTGGCTGCGGACGCTGCGGAGGAGCGCGTCTGCGGATGCCCTATCAACGATGAGCGCGATGTTCATGGCCTTTTTCACGTTTCTATAACCTTTCAGTGCCCGTTACTGGATGGGGGTGGTAGTGCCGTCGGCGTGGATGATGCGCGTGGGGCGCAGGAAGCGCCTGTAGTTGACCTGGCCTGTGGATTGACGGATCGCGTCGGACGCGGAGAACGTCAGGAGTGCGAAGTACTTCTTCGCGAGGGCACCGATCTCGTGCGGGGGCATGTATGAGGATGATGCCCAGTTGGCTTCTCCACACAGTGCCGCTTTGAAAGCGATTGCCGCCTCATGCAGATCCTCGTAGCTGCCAGTGCCTTTGGTGGTGGCCAAAAGGAACACGTCGCCAGGTGTGGTGGCATGTTCCTGGAGGGCCGCTAGATTCTCGTAGGTGGGGCGTAGCACATCGTCGCGCAACGAGGGGTTCTCAGTGTTGGCGAGGTCTTCGTTGAGGCCTTCGACGCGCTCGTCTTTACCGATAACGCCCATGTAGTCGATGTGGCCGACCATGATGCCGCGTCTGCCGGCTTCGCGCATCGCGTATGCATAGCCCTCGTAGTGGTTGAACACCGCCTGGGGAGTGTCGTTTCCGACGCGGGAACCTTTGTTGGCGTGAATGAAGATTCCCATGCGTCCTCCGGTCTTGAAGTAGCAGACGTAGGGAGGTGTGTTCTCAATCCGGTAGATGCCCCATAGGCTACTGAGGGGCATCCGGTAGTCGTTGGCGAGCTGTTCCATGAGGTCAGCTCGGAACTCGCGCTCCTCGAGGATAATGTGCCGGATGATGAGCGACGCGATCGCCGGAATGAGGACGATACAGACGATCAGTTTGGCTCCGAGGCCTGCGCCTGAGCCAATCATGTATGCGATGTCCAGGAAGAGGGCGATTGCGCCTGCGCCTGATGCCATGTAGAGGCGGTTGCGCCACCGCTCTTTGCCGTTCACTTGCGGCTTGTCGAGCGTCAGGGGGATGGAGATAGACTCGTCTCCCACCTGCGGCCGCATATCGCTTCGTTCATTCATGTCTCTATTTTACCGTGTTTTTGACGGTAAAGGCTGGTATGTGGGGCGTGTGTCCTGCTGTAGTTCCGGTCTGCTATGGCGTGCTATTGTGCATTGTAGTTCACCGGCGCATAGAGAAAGGGGAAGGAGGGTCGCGTGGTGCTTGAGGCCGTCAAGGTCGCGCTTGACCCTTCTCCTGCGCAGGAGCGGTTGCTACTGTCACACGCTGGCGCGGCCAGGTTTGCGTTCAACGCGGGTCTCGCGCGCGTCAAGGAAGCGCTGGACGCGGGCGCGAAGCCTGAGTGGTCTTTCTACTCGCTTCGCAAGTGGTGGAACGCCAACAAGGACGCGCTCGCTGTCAACGATGACGGTGTGATCTGGTGGGCCGAGAACTCCAAGGAAGCCTACAGCTACGGCCTCGAGGCCTTGGCGAAGGGTTTGTCGAACTGGGTGAAGTCCCGCAAAGGCGTGCGGAAGGGCCGCCGCGTCGGCTTCCCGAAGTTCAAGTCGAAGGATAAGGCCGCACCGCGTTTCGCTTATACGACCGGTGCGTTTGGTCTCATCCACGGTGATCCGAAGGCTCTGCATCTGCCGAAGGTCGGTCGCGTGCACTGCATGGAGAACGTGACCGAGCGAGTGAACGGGGTGCGGGTGCTGCGTATGACTGTCTCGCGCCGTGCGGGCCGCTGGTACGCGAGCTTGACCGTCGAGCGTGAGGAGCCTGCGGTGCGTGAAGCGCCGCGGGGCGGCGCAGTCGGCGTAGACTTGGGCATCAAGACCCTCGCCACCCTCTCGGACGGGACGGTCATCGAGAACCCACGCTGCCTCGCAGCCAGCGAACGGCGATTGAAGCAGGCCCAGAAAGCGTTGAGCCGCAAGACCATGGGCTCGAACCGGCGCGCCAAGGCCAGGGCGAAGGTGGCGCGCATCCACGCCCATGTCGCGAACCAGCGGCTCGACGCGATACACAAAGCAACGACCTGGCTCGCCGAAACGTACTCGGAGATCAGTATCGAGGATCTGAACGTTGCCGGCATGGCCAGGAACCACCATCTCGCTAAGGCGGTAAGCGATGCGTCGTTCGGCGAGTTCCGCCGCCAGTTGGAGTACAAGACCGCACGCACCGGGGCAGCACTGCACGTCGTGGACCGCTGGTACCCATCCAGTAAAACCTGCTCGAAATGTGGGAGAGTGAAAGCCAAGCTCTCCCTCGCCGAGCGCGTCTACAAGTGCGACGGCTGTGGCCTCGTCATGGACCGTGACCTGAACGCGGCCATCAACATCCGTGTCGCCGGGAGTGCCCCGGAGACCGTAAACGCGCACAGAGGGACCAGAAGTCGGAGCAACCAACACGGTTGCGCAACGCAAGTCCCAACGAAGTGCGAACCAAGCCGACGCGGTGGGAAACCACGCCGGCTTGGAGCGGACGGCCGCAAGACCGTCCTGCAAACTGCAACAAAGTAGTTTGCAACGGTGCGTGTTATCCGAAGTGGACGTAGCCGGTGACCCACTGGTTGAGGTAGCCCTTCTGGAAGCCGACGTCGTGGGTTGCTGCCGAGGACTCGTCGGGGGAGACGTTGAGGCCGGTTGCGCCGTAGTCGGAGGCGTGGACGATCCATCCGTCACCGACGTAGATGGCGACGTGGCCGGGGCCCGTGATGATGTCGCCGGGGGTGAGGACTGATTCGTCGCCGTTGTAGGGGGTGGCGTGGGCGGCGAAGAAGGCGCTGTTGGCTGATAGGAGGCTGGTGACCTGAGCGGAGGATGACTGTCCGACGACGATGCGGTCCTGGTCGGCTCCGAGCTGGACGGGGTTGCCAGAGTCGTCCATGGTCCACCCGGACATGAGGAGTAGGGCGCTGACCCAGCCGGAGCAGTCGTAGCCGCTGGGGCCGCGGCCTCCCCAGTCGTAGGAGTAGTAGCCCTGCGCGGGGAGGTTCGCCATGGCGTACTTGGCGTTCGCGAGTATGGCGGGGCCGATCTGGCTGGGTGATGCGGCGACTGTGGGGACGCCGTTGCCGCCGTCGTAGGCGTTCACTGCGGCTGCTGCGCTGACGGTGGTGCCCCCGTTACTGTTGCCGATGCCCATGACCTCGGGGGAGACCTTATCGGACAGGTTGGTGAGCCAGAACCAGCCGCCGCCAGCGATGACGAGCGCGAAGATCGCGAAGATCGCGAGGACGGTCACCCAGCCCACCATGACGAGGCTGAGGAGCGCATCGACGGCGCGGGCAGCGAACTTGATTGCCCCGAGGGTTGCCTGTCGGGCGATGCGCACGATCTTGGTGGAGTCGCTGTTTTCGCTGCCCGTCGCCTTCACTGTCCCCTCGAGGGCCGCCTTGGAAGCGACGTCTGCTGTGGCGACGGCGGCGTTGAGGCCAACCCGGGCGGTGAGGGCGACGATCTTGAGGGAGATCGACAGGCACAGGAGCAGGAAGGAGAGAATCACTTCTGGTCCCCCTTCTTCGCACCCCCTGAGCTCTTCCCGCCCACGAGCTTCTTAGCACCTGCCTTGATCTTGGAGTTGATGCTGGAGGCAGTGCTTTGAGTCTGCTTCTCGGACGACTGGGGAGTATCTGCGAGTGCGTCGCGTCGGATCTTGTCAGCGAGGTCGGAGCGTCCGAGCTTTTCTTGCATCTCGGCTTCGGCCTGTGCTGTCTGGATCTTCGTCTGGCGCGTGCTGGTTGCAGCGGCTTCGGCCTGCGCTTCCTGCGCCTTCTTATCCTGGCTGCGTTGCGCGATCTGCTGGCCCGCGTTGACGGTGCCGCCAACGACGTTGGAGAAGCCCTGACGCATTGCTGCGCCGATACCGCCCACTGCTGCGATCTTCGATAGGGCGCTGCCGAACACGCCGGAGACGCTGTTGTACGCAGCTGTGGCGTAGTGGCGCACGTCCTTGAACACTCCCCGCAGGGTACGGAAGTACAGGAGGGACACGATGATGTTGAGCGCACAGATCGCGAGGAGAGCGAACACCGGGTCGCCGAGGCGCACGGATGAGCTGAGCTGGCCGGTCACTCCATCGACGGGATCACCCATGAGGAGGCTGATACCCCACGTCATGCCGAGCGTGATGAGGAGGAACATGACTAGAGGCCGGAGGATCGCTCTGCACGCCTTGGAGACCAGTTTCCCATCGGTCGCTTGGAAGACGGCGGCGAGGAGGAAGACGAGGGCGCACACGGCGATCGCGAGGAGCGTCCCGTACTTCAGGAGAGGCACCACGTAGATGCTCAGGAAGTCCGTGATGATGAGCATGACGGAAGTCGTCATGGAGGACTCCTGTGTGACCTGCTTGTAGAAGTTGTAGTCACCGGCCTCGAGAGCATCCTTCTGGAGGCTGTTCGACAGGATGAGACGCAGGTAGGAGTCGTAGGAAAAGTTCTTGAGCTCGTAGGACTGCGGGTAGAGCTGCACGCCCTGCTTGAGGCCGAAGAACTCGGTGTCAGAGAAAGCCCGGTTGAACTCGAACGTGGTGAGCATCGAGGTCGCGCTGTTGAGCACACTATCCTGGAAGGAATAGTAATTCAGCATCTCGTTGAACGGCTTGCGGCTGTTCTCGAGGACGCTCATGATGCGCGATTCGACGCTCGTCAGGTCGGCCTTGGTGAGGCCGTAGGCGTTCATCTCGGACGGAGAGAACACCATGGGGCGCTCTTCAGGGTACGAGGCCGGGTCGAGCGGGTCGGTGATCGTGTAGGTCTTGCCGTTGTGGCGGATCGTCTGCTGCTTGGCGTAGGAAGCGTCGTAGAGCTGATCGACCCATGCGGAGTGCATGTTGGCGAGCTGGGAGACGTTGACGTTCTGCCAGTACTTCTGGCGGTTCTCGGGGTCGTCGCGGAACTCTGAGTCGTGGCCTGGCTCGAACGGGAGGTTCGGGTAGGTCTTGAGGCTGTAGCGCTTGTCGTACTCGACGACGACGTTGTTAGCTGCCTTGAGGTAGGGGATGGTGTAGGTGAACAGTTCCTTCATGCCCAGGTAGTCCTTGAGCTCGCCATCGTTGTCGGCGGTCTCGTCCTCGTTCTCCCCGGAAGCGTTGTTGTAGAAGAACCCCTGGTTGGGCTTGTTCAGGATCATGTCCTTGTAGCCGCCGGACGCGCTGTTCTTCGCAGAGAGGCCGTGATCGTACGTGTACCAGGAGAAGTGGTAGTACGGGGACTCAGATGCGAGAGCGAAGGCCCCCAGGCCGTTGTAGTCGGCGTCCGTGTAGGTCTCGTCGTCGGGGTTGTAGCCGGCGGGGTTGGCGGTCTTGATCTGCTCGCGCGCGGACTTGCCCTGCGTGTAGGTGCCGAGGCTGAACTGGTATGCGCCGCCGGGGATGCCCACGTGGTCGTTGTAGGACAGGTTGTCGAGCTTGTTCACGTCGGCGAAGTGGTCGGCGACGATCTTGCTGGACAGGATGGGCGTGATGTAGGACAGGGTTGCTGGGTTGGAGTCGCCGGTGGGACGGTTCGCGAAGCCGGACCCCATGTAGGTGTCGAGGTCAGCCTTGTAGTTCTTGTAGCTGTCCTTGAGTCCCTGTGGCCAGTTGTCGGTGGCGGGGTCGGTGTTGACGGGGGCTTTGCCGTCGCCTCGGGCCGCTACGCCGAGGTAGGTGTAGCGGGAGGAGTTGGAGATGTCCACGTAGGAGCGGTACAGGTACGTGGAGTTCGGGTCGTCGAGGTAGGTTTCGCCGCCGTATGCCTGCTGTGTGGCGCTGTTGAGGAGCTTGGCGAGGCTGGGGCTGTTCTGCGTGGCGTTGGCGAGGTCCTTGCCGTATTCGACGGCGGTGCGCTTCTTGGGGGACTGCCACTTCAGGAGGATGTTCTCTCCGCCTCGGTTGCTGATCGAGTTGGCCTTACCGTCGGTGCCGTCGGACACGAAGGTTCCCATGTCGGCACTGTTGTTGAACACGGTTTGCAGATAGTTCGAGTAATCATCGCCTGCTGCGGCCTTGTCGATCTCCGTGGCGTACGTCTGGTGCGTGATGACGGCCCAGTACGTGAACTTCTGGCTGTATACGGCGTTGCTGAAACGGTTCGCCGTATTCACGACCGCGTTGATGGTCGGGAAGATCGACAGGGCGATGACGACGAACACGGCGAATGAGCCGAGTGCTTGCTTCCAGCTCATCATGCTCATGACGGCGTAGACGCACAGGATGATGAGGATGATGAGGAGCAGGTAAACGACGTGATCGTTGTAGACGCGGATCAGCGTGTCAGTCCAGGACAGGTCGTGCAGGTTGGGTGTGGACACGTACCCGGCGAATCCCGTGTATCGTGTGGTGCCCTGGACGATGCTGATTGCCTGGGTGCCGGTCATGTCGTCGTGCCAGCGGATGAGCAGGCCAGAGATCTTGCTCGTGATGAGCTGGGACGCGTATGCCGTGTACTCCCAGTTGGGGTTCAGGATGAAGTACAGGTAGTTGGTGATCGCATCGGCCTTCTCGTTCTTCACCTGCGCGGGGTCGGCCTCGAGCTTCACGTCGGACTTGACGGTGGGGAGGGCGGCGTTGTACTTCCAGCCCATCTTCTGGTTCACCTTGTCGTCGCCGAATGCGGCCATGACGTAGCTGGCGTAGAGGCTGACGGCGGTGGGCTTGGGCATCGATGCGGCGGTCTGGGCGAGGTTCGACGCGGGGTCGAGGGCCTTCTGCCAGGCGTTCGTGGCCGTGTTCTTGTCGAGGTTGCCGGCCTTTGCGAAGACACCGCCGGAGGGCGCAGTGATCGCGTCCTGGTACATGCCGTCTTCGGGCACATCGCCCTTGAATGCCTGGATGTCGTCGAGGACGACCATCTTGTTGACGACGTAGATGGACTCGGCGGCCTTGTTCTTGTGCGCTCCGACCCACTCATCCTTGATGAACTTATCCTCCGACTGGTACAGGGGAGTCCAGGTGCGCATCAGGGGGATCGTGTTCTGGTTGTTGTCGCCGAACATGTTATGAACACCCGAGTCGGATGCGAGGCCGGCGTTCTTATACTTGTCCTTGACCTGCTTCTCTAGCTTGTCCTTGAGGTCGCTCCACGAGTCGGAGAAGTAGCCGTCGTTGGCCGTCGTATCGCTGGCGGAGCCTGGCTGCGCCTTGCCGAAGAACGCGCCGAGTGGACGGTATGTGTCGTCGGCGGAGCTCAGACTGTTTGCGATGCGGTCGATCGCGTACCCGTGGTCGTAGGTGCTGGTTCCTTCCCATGGCGTGCGCATCTGCCACGAGAGGTTCGACAGGACTAGGTTCTGGAAGCTGACGGTGTTGAACGCTGCACCGGGAGCGTAGCTGGTGCCTGATGAATCGACCTTGGTCCATGTGCTGGGGTTCATGGACGCGGGGATCGCGACCCACGTGTGGTTGGGGCCGCGGTAGACGATGTCACCGAACGGGCTGATCGCCATTTTCCCTGAGAACGTGGACTGTTCCAGGGCCGAGTCGTTGAGCGCCTTGGTGGCGGCAGTGGCGTCGATGCCTTCTCCGTACGCGTCGGACTCACTCTTGGAGAAGTTGACGTCGGCGACGGACAGGTCGAACAGGCTGGAGCCGTACCCGTTGCCGAGGTCGGTCATGGCGAGGGCCTGGTAGAGGGCGGCAGTGGAGGGGGTGATCTTCTCGCCGCGTGGATCCCAGATGAACGCGGGGATGGTCTTGCCGTTCACCTGGTAGACGAGGGCGTTCCACTTCGCTTTACGCGCGGGGTCGTCAGAGCCGAAGTAGCGGTAGCTCTCTTCTGTGGAGTCTCCACCTGTGACCATGCGCATGAAGGAGCGCCAGTCGGTGGGGTAGGAGTCGTTGACGGTCCAGGACGCGTTTTGGTCCCAGTAGTCGCTGTCGCTGTATGCGAAGGACAGGTCTACGCTGCCCTGCCAGACGTTGCCGATGATGTACGCAGCAACGGAGTCGGCGGAGTCGGCACTCATGCCGACGGTGGACTGTAGGGCGCTAGACACGGACTTCTGTGTCGCGTCGCGAGCGTCGGCGTCCTTCTGCATGATTGAGCCGTTGTAGTTGAACTGGCTCTGGAAGGGAACATAAAAGTTCGACGCGAAGGTGCCGAGGATACGAAGCTCTTCCGGCTTGAGAGAAGACGCATTGGTGTCGGAGAGCTTCTGGTTCTTAGCTAAGTTGATGATCGCAGCGGTGCGGCTCGTGGCGTTGCCGCCCGTGGGGGTTTTCTCGTCGGCTGCGAACGCTGCGGGGGCGATGATAACGCCGCTCGTGACGACGAGTGCCATGAGGAACATGACGACGCGGGGTGCTGTCTTCTTGATGCGGCGCGCGATCGCGTTCATAACGCTGCGAATCTTCTTCATCTGCTCAACCTTTCTTAGTTCACTCCTGCGACCTGGAGGAACCACCCCATGATCTCATACATACTGCCGTTAATGAGGTAGATCAACGCGATGGCGAGTCCACCCATGACGAAGACCCTCCGCTTGAACCAGATCCACAAGGCGCTCTTGTTGCTGTCCATTTCTTCTCGCACTGCTTGTCGTGCTGCGGAGGAGATGAACCTGCGGGTAATGCCCTTGTCTGCGTCGCCGACTTGGAACACGGGGATCGCGATGAAGGCCAGGTCGATGAAGAGGCTCGTCGTCACGAAAACGATAATGAGGATCGCGACGACCCCCAGGAAGGTGCTGAATGGGCCAGTGAAGGGCTTGAGGAGCGCCATAGCACTGTAGAAGTTCGCAGATGCGTCAGTCGTTAGGTTGCTGACTGCTGCTGAGACCTTGCCGTCCTGCTGGCTGATGAAGGAGTAGAGCTTGGACTTACGCTGCCCGCCGAGGCCGCTCTTGCTGGTGGCCGACAGTGCGGCCTGCATGAAGGTCTGCTTGTCCTTGTTGTCGAGCTTGTTGTACGTCGTAAAGTCGAAGCTGACGGATCCTTCTTTGGCGTCGTATGCCATGATCTCGGGGGAGTTTTTGAGGCTCCGGTTCGCTTCGGTGACGATCGCGGAGATATTGACATCGTTCTTGGCGATGTAGGTGGTGGCGCGCACGTTGTCGTCCGCGAAGGCTGGCCCGACAGAGAGGATGAGCGCGACGAGGGTAGCGAGGAGCACCAGGAGCGCCTTGCGGGGTCCTGCGAGTGTCTGCGTGGGGGTCAT